TTAAAAGTAATTACCGTACAAGAGCCAGTTTTCTCTCCAGTCATACCAGAGGTAGGACTAAATGTATTCTCCGCCAATTCATTACGAAGTCTACAACACGAAGCTAGACTATCTGCACTATCAGAAATATAAGTAAAGAAACTATGACCTTGTGCATACATTTCTGCACACAAATCTTTGTATTCCTTATCTATAATATCTTTTCCGTCATGCACCATAGCGAAAGTTTCAACTGGGAAGGTTAGTACCTGTTTCAAACGCAGCTTGTTGAACCAAGACATAAATAGTCTTTGCAATGTATCAATCGCACTCCACTCCGGTTTCGTTCCATCCGGATAATAAAACTCTCCAAACAAGGACTCGAAGTATGTCTTATCATAATATGATACATTAGTAAAGGGCGACTGATAGCTTCTATTTCCAGCAGGCTGATTAATTCCCCAAACAAATTGTTTGAATGCTTTGAGAATACTGTCTTTAATAGTACGCTTAATGAGTGAATGCTCGGAGGTACATATACAGCCAAGCTTTTCATACCATTTTTCTCCATATTCAGCTATGATGTAATAATTAAGAGCAATGAAGTAGCTTCCCACAGCTACTGCTCCTTTACATTGAGAAGACAGTAGAAATACTAGATTAGTAACCTGTCCACTGAATGACTGCAAATCATTAGGAGGACCTGGAGTAACTCCGTCGATATTGCCTACTCCTTCAAGCATTAAGGGATATAATGAAACTGCCATACAATACTGTTTAAGTACTGAGGTAGAAGCTTCATCATGAGTATAGATAATATGACTATCTAAGTCTCTAGCATATTGGGAAGATAATTCAGGATAAAGAAGTTTTAATTTCTTCTTCATACGATAGCGTTGAATTTCTCTGTTTTCGCGCTTTCTGTCTTCACTTTCTAATGTAGCAACATTCTTAGATACAACATTAGCATTTCCATCTGTTTCAGATGAAGTGGCTGCATTTTCAGAACTATTTATATAGTTGTCTTGATAACTAATCTTAGCTATGATTTCTCTAAGCCTAGATTGCTCACTTCTATATTGAGAATAAGCCGAGGCTACATCATCATAACCATAGTCTCTCAAGGTCTCAATTACAACATCTTGAATTTCTTCAATAGTAATTCCATCCCATAAATGCATATCTGATACCATAGCATTAATAACGTCTCTGTTCTCATCTGGGCAGCAGGCGTTAAATGCCTTAGATATTGCTTCTACTATTTTATTACTATCAAACTCCTGTAAACTTCCGTCTCTTTTTACTACCTGCATATTAAATACCCATTACGTCCTTAATTAACAATGTCTTCTCAAATTTATTAACCAAATCTCTCTTATCTTGGGTAATCAGGTCAGTAAATGCGTTATACACAGTAAATCCGTCTACAACATTGTCCGTCGTATAATACTTAGATTTTTCATCATAAAATAAATCTTTATAAACGTCAATCGGAGCAGATTCAGCTAATTTTACAGAACCAAATCCCATATTGATTTTAGAATTGATGCAATTATCAACCCAGTGGCCTAGGTCAGCGTATATATCATCTTTCTTATATTCCATCTCTGAAAGCTTCTTAAGCATCAAGTTAGTTTCGTCTGTCATTGACATAGCATTTCTCAAAAAGCTATAGTTAATAGCAGATTCAGGCTCCAGCTCAGAAACATTTAACATTTCTGGATTAAATACACAAAGATTTAGACAAGCCATATTCAAAGCTCCTACATAGAACTTAACTAATGGTTTACGAGTATCTAGAGCATAAATCATACTGATTACTCTCTTATGATTGTCCCAAGCATATTCGTCAGGTAAAACTCCTTGAATCCAAACTCTATTGTATATTACATCGTCAAAATTAATCTCCCCGTCTTTAGTAAGTGATATTTGGTCGGCAGGCTTAGCATTAATGATAAAGTTATCAGTCATCTTAGATACTCTGTCTATAAACGGAGTCACATAAGCTTCTGTAGTAAAATACTCCTTATCCTTAATTCTAGTTGCCTTTCCCTGCATCAATTGTTCAATCGTCAATTCCATTTATTTCTTCTTTTAATATACTATTAAGTATCTCTCCAGTGTCTGCCAAATCTACTCTGTCTGGCATCATCTCAAACGGTAGGTCATCTGCATCAAAATCCAGCATAATTTGCTTCATATTAGATGTCTTATCTCCCCAATACTCACTTGGGGAACTTGTAGCTTTAGATATTGAATCTTCTAAGGTATTAATTAATCTTTTAATATCTTCAGTCATAGTTGCATGACATACAAACTTCGGAGTTGTTATCAAAAACATCCCAAAGTGGTCAATAATGAATTTATTGATATCTGTATAACCAAACTCCTCCGCCAAATCTTTTAATTTTTTACTAAACTTGGTATATTGGTAGTTCTTTATTTTGAAGTAATAACCTATATCTTGAAGAAGTGCTTTCTTTAGGCAAGTTTTGTATCCTCTCATAGTCCTACCCACAACAGAATCCCCTACTTTGCATTCGTGCAATATAAAGGTTATTTTTCCATCTTTGAAGTACCATCCAAATCCATCTGTCCAATAAAACTTTAGTAGTATACATTCCCCATTAGAGGATGTGCTTATACCTAGTTTTACTGCATCTTCTAACATAGGTTCATTACTGACTACCCCATTCTCGTCCAAAGCATTATACAGGATTTCTTCACCTGTGTACCGTTTCCATTTATCCATTTAATCGTTAATTAGTTGTTACACTTTCATAATTAAATTACGTTTTATATCTATCAAACTTAAATTTATCTCAAAATAAAAAAGGAAGACCACCCTAAGGTAATCTTCCTTTTAAAACTTATATCTTTAAGAAATTAGGCTTCGATACCGAAAGCAATCCAAGTACCGTTCTTAGTGTTCTTAGAAGGAGTATATTGTGCAGTTGCTACTACAGCTTGTCCCTCAACAACATCCTTAGTCTTTACTAACTCAGCATTTCCTTTGTACTTACCGCTCTTATACAGCTCCTTAATTGCATTCTTAGCGTCAGCCTTGTTAGTATCAACCTGACAAACTACTGTCTGAGTTTCCTTGTCAATCCACTTGTAGAATGTTTTAAACTTACGTTTTCCATCACCCTTAACATCGTCAATCTTATACGGACGCTCACGAGTGTCAGCAACAGACGATTCAACAGTAATCAAATAACCAGCACCAGGGCAGTTCTTACCTTTCTTTGCAAGATATTCAAGCATGAACTCTTTTACATCACGCTCTGTGATACCCTTAGTCTGTTTAGCTTTCCAATTTTTGTAAGCCTGTGTTGCATCTCCGTTTACGTGGAACAATGTGCTTTCTACTTGTGCGATTGCTGCTTCTTTGCTTTCTGCTACTACTTCTACTTTCTTAAAATTCAAAATCGTTGTACTCATAATAAATAAAAAATTTTAAACATAAATCATTAACATATAATCTAGAACTATTTTCTGTATCTAATCAGTATCGTTTCCCTTACTGATGTAATCAATTATACTTCGTAATTTAGGGAAACCCTAATCTTTAAATGTTAATTTTATGTTAAAGGGTGTTAAATTGACCCTAGTCACACACCTTATGCTAAATAATAAAATTTCCGACTTTTGTCTTTTTATTAGTTAAAGCATTCTTTATATCCTATATCGGAAAACCTAAACTCTATGAACATTCCTATATGGAATCGTAATCCTTATAGAATATGCCCCTTGAGGTCCAGACTCTGATGTATTTTCTCTACTTGGCAATATTTTGAGACTATTCTACTAGTCTCTCTACACTATCATGAAAGTGTAAGATAATATAGTTGTTATCTTCAAACCATTCCTTAGCTACCTAGTATTTTCTAAACATCTTATGGAGTAGCTTTTCTACCTGTTTATCTCCATCCCTTACATCTAACAATTGATATCCAAAGGCGCAGGTATTATAGCACTTCATTCTCCTCTAGACATCTTTAGCGAAGCCTATCTTCAAAAAGTTGTTGTTTCTTAATAGATATATCATAAAAATTTTTAACATTAAAATGGTACATAATTGTCTAGCAAAATTTTGAGTTGTTTGGGCATATCCTTGGGCTTTATTCCAAAGTCAAGGAAAGTATTACACCCATACATTAAATCCTCGCAAATGGCCCCTAGGGACTTCAGGAAGGTATTTTTTTCCACCTCCCCAAAGTCGTTACCTACTTTTAGGAGAACATCATAACAAGTTACTTTTTGACCTTTTTTCCTTAACTCATTAGTTATATAACAAGTGAGAGCAATACAAGCTAGTTTATCTCCCATATTGCTATTTAGGTAATTTAAGGTAAAGTATTTGCTATAAATTGCTGACAATTTTTCAAAGCTGATATTTTGAAGGTCGTTCATCCAGAGAATAGTCTCTATAACCTATCTGATATGCTACATACTTCAATAGAGTTTTAAACTCATGAAATCCCTCACGTAATTCTCCATAAGTAACCGGTCTAACCTTACTATAAAAGTTTGGAATAGTAGAAACTACCAAGTAATTAGCTTGGATTTTAGGATTCTTTAGGTGATAGAACTTCTCAGCACATAGCTTCAGAAGATATAAATACATTGCAAACTCTCTACTGTAATGAAACTTCTTGATATTATTGTCGATTTCACTGACAATCTTACCAATAGTTTTTATATCATTCACTACAATAGTGTTAGTCTCCATATCTATGGTATAATTATCTAATTTGGACTTTAAGTGCAAAATGAACTTCTTGCCGTTGGGACAAGTAGCTTCCACGTCCAATAAAATAGCTTGCTCATTTTCAGAAATAGGTGTTTTAGTTATCCCTTCAGGATGTAAAAGTTTCTGCACTTGCTTATTGCTATTTAATGCTGATACACAAGACTTTACGATTTCTAGTGATTTGTTGTCAAGATATATAATTTCCTTATCTTGTGTTAAATCAAATTCTTTTAGCTGTCTATTCTTCCAATAGTTAGTAGAAGCTTCAATCACAGATTTAGCTAGTTCCTTGGTAAGCTTTCCCTTATAATATTCGACCTTGTCTGATGCTTTCTTTACATCGTCAAATGTCACTTCTCCTTTTAGAAAAACGGGATAGAGTTCATTAGCCATTGCTCCTAACTTTGCAGTAGGTTTACCAATGTCTTCTGACAGTTCAAAACTATCTGGCTGTAGCACCAATTCGTGTACAGCACTTCCAAGTTCCAGAGCAGAAGAGAAAGTATTTTTAAACCCAGTAAAGAATTTATCTGGATTACCATCCTGCCGAGGATTAATTAATCCTAAACGGGAATTACTAACGTATCCACTGTACTGTTCAGAAAAATATACCTTATCACTTATCTTCTCCAATCTTAGTGTGTCTAGCAGCGGCCTAAGCTTGATATCTTTTAATTCCATCCTAAAGTTGCTAATTCTAATTCATATGCAAATCTAATTTCGTCAATATCTAAACTATAAATGCGGAATAAAGGATCTCCATTCTGGTTATGTGGCCTATCTATTAGCAATGCTGGAAGTCCAGAGTTTATTGCCATAGTCACATTACTAATACTGTCGTCGATTAATACATCGCATTTGCCTTTTATCAAGTCAGCCTTGTTTCCGTGCTGATAATACATTTGATAAATAGGTCTTATGGGTAAATTGTATTTAGCTAGACAATTTCGAGTATAAGTTTTACTGTTAATTCTTTTAGTCGCATAAATATGCGGCTCGAAATTCGGCTTTTCTAGCAAGGGTAAATTTTCCCAAAACTCCTTGTTGTAGCGAAGACTTACTACGTTTCGTGTAATTACGTGCTCGACTAAATCTGATTCTCTAGGGAATAGTGTTTTATATGCTCCCCAGAAATCGAAGATTGTGTCATCCAAGTCTAACGCTATCCTTAATGGATTACATAAATTCATTTATCTCAGATACTTCTCCTAAATATATCCCATGTTTATCGGCAAGTTCTTCGCAGAAATCATCATAATCCAGAAGATCATCTAAATCGTCGTACTTATTTATATACATACTCTTTATTTTTTCTTCACAATCCTCGTAGCTTCTAGCTACCACTTTACCAATTCTACAGACTTCATCTGTATGCCATGGAAATAAATATGTGTTCATAACTCGATTACTTCAATAACATTTAATCGCTTCTTAATTAAAAGTTCAAGGTCTTCTCTATCCACGTAGACAAAGTGACTCTTTTTCAAATCAGATAATGTAGAGTCAAATTCTAGAGAAAATGCTTCCTCAGTTCTCCAATTCTTCTTAGCTGTCCTCAAATAGAGGGCATACTCGTCATCAAAGTCATTAACTACACAGTTCTTAATCGTAGGAATTGGACCTTTAACTATTAACTTTTTCATTTCTTAAGCAATTCATAAAAATATTCTATAGGTATTACAGCTACTTGACCCACGCTAGGTGCCCCGTTCTTTCCTGCCTTCTTCCAACATATACAGAACGGTTTAGATTTATCACTACAAGCGTCCCTAATGTCAAAATAGTTTGGCATATTTTGGGTAAACTTGGCTTGGATATTAACTGGAAGTTCATTGTTCATATCAACAATATCTATTTTGTCAGCATCAGCCAGTTTGTTCTGGCTTCTACTAGATACACATCCTTCATATCCAACATCTCTCAATTTATGAATTATTTCTAACTCATATTGAGAACCTTTTTGTTTACTTTTCTTCGCTTGCTTACTTCTTCTAACTGCAGGATCTGCCCATTCAAAGGTAATTCCATCTTTCGATTTAGCTCCAGAGCCAGGTTTATTAGCCCTAGCTTTAATAGAGTTTATCTCTAAGCCAGTTACTTCTGAGGCTTCTTCTATAGTTTCGAAGGTTTTCTTTTCTCCATTTTTAAATGTAGCTGTAACACTTGTATTAGTCTACTTTTTCATTCCGTTTATTCTATTTATTTTTTCATTAACTTTACATCTCTAGGGTTTCTCTAGTCAATAACGAGTTGCTCATTTATAAAGTCCAATAAGTCTTGTGTATTTACACACGCTCCGGCTGGAAGCTCACACCTATATACTGTCTGTCTAGGAAATTTGGATATTAGTGCTTCTTCGTCTCCAGAAATAAAGTTTTCTCCAGTATCATTAATTACTACGTAAAATACCATTTCTTTTAAATTTGTCAATAGTTAACTTAATCAGCTCCTGAGTAGCTTTTCTTCCATAGTCCCTATAGTAATCACTTATATCCTTAGCTCCTGTGTTTCTGGGAATCATTGATACGATTAATTCTGGATGTTGTTTCCTAATCTTATTAGTAAAACGAACTCCAGTTAGGTCATTATCATATAGCAACACAATGTATTTGAATCTCTGCTTTAATTCTTCTAAAACTTTGTCAGAAACAAACTGAGTCTCAGAGTTGGGAGCTATAGCTGGTATTCCTAAAGAATATAAACACATTACATCTTTCATAGACTTAGTTATTACTACCAGTTTTCCAGTCTTAGCTAATTGTTTATAGCCTTGAATAGTCTTAGTAGAAACATTACCTATGAATCTAAACTCCTTTCGTTTTGGCATATAAATACGCCATTGCTCGATGTTCTCTTTCTTCCCAAAATAATATCCATAGATAGGACTATGTTGGGCAGACTGTGCATATATATTTCCATTTAAGAATACAGTACTACAACTGTATACCTTAAACCTATGTAGAATATCTTTAGTAATACCAAAGCTTCCCCACCACTTCAACTCAGGTTCTGAGAACTCCTTAGCTTCTATTTGGATGAAGGTTTGTTTTTCTTCCTCAAATTTCGGCTGGATTTTTACTGCAATCTTCTTTACAGGAGAATCCTTAGTATATCCAAAGTCCTTAGCTATAATCTTTAAAGCAGTGTGATAGTTACAATTATACTTTTCCATAACTACCCCTTCGAATGTCAAACATTTTCCGGAAGCAAAGTCCTTAAAATATAAGTTTCCAGATTTTCCTCTAAAAAAGCTGCAGGTGACATGACTGTCACTACGCAAAGGAGACTTGAACAGTCCTTTCTTAACTGGAATACCCAGATAATAAGTCATGTAAGTCTCCTCATTGTTCTTAGATAGAAGAAATTCCTTAGTAATTTTGGGTTCAAAAGTATAATCAAACATAGTCACTAAGGAATTTATGAATTACTCTACTAACAAATCATTATAGCAAGTTGTCAAGATCGAAGTCATTTCCTGGTGCAGCATCTACACCGGCAACATCTGCAATCGGGTCTTCTGACTTCATTTCGGTAGGCTTAGCTTTCAGATACTTCTGACGTTCTCCCTCCTCATAGTCAGAGAAGAACAGCTTGTCACCAATATAGTTATCAGAGATGAACGACTCACCTTGTTTGTTAATACCTACGATACGAGGTATATCAGCAACTACTTTACCATCACGGTTTCTACCAATCAACTTCAACTTAGTCTCTGTACCTTTAACTTTTTCAGTTATAGTAATCAGAGCCTTAGCTACATCATCGAAGCTCCTAAATTTAGAGCTAGCTGCTTGCATCTTTTCAAATCCTGCAGGATTGAGAACCTGTGCAGTCTGCTTAACTACAGCCATCAAAGTCTCGAAGTTGGAAGGCATGATAACCTTTCCACCATTCTTACTATCAAACTCACGTCTCTCATCATCGCCAGCTTTAGGGAAGAATTGGGTTACAGAGAAGTAACCCTCTTCGTTCTCAAAGTTGATTGCTAGAACTTTATAATGAGCCGTTGGATCCTTTTTACCATCAAATTCTTTGATTTCACATCCCATGAATTTTACATCATGGATGTTCCAAGGAGTTAAAGGACGACGTGTGTTTCTTACTGCTGAGTCTGCTGATATACCAAAATTAAATGCCATAATTAATTCAAATTAAAATCAAATTTTTCTAAGTCTTTGTCATCTTCGTCTATGTTTATATTATCTAATGATTCTATATCGAGTTCATTCTCAATATCAATTATCTCATCAGGTACAGAGTTTTCTTCCTGTATCTTATCTCCTACTAGATAATAAATTCCTTTATCCTCTGTAGGCTCTAGTTTAAAGGTAGTACCATAAGCTGAGAGCTTTTCATTAGCTGCACCTCTATAACTTACAGTATTACTCTTCGTTAACTTGTTTCCACTTTTAGTTCCGAAAGCGGCATCGGTTCCAATAATAGGAACTGCCTTCTTATCCTTTTTCTTATACTTGATGTCTACACGACAATCTGCACAGACTTGTAACAAGTCTACTGCCCCTTGGGTCAAAATCAACTTGTTAGAATCAAGCGTAATAATAGGTTCAGGATTTTCATCTACCTTAGCAGATGAAGATTTACTACTTGCAGCTTTCTTAGTAGCTACGGTGTCAACATGGATTTCTTCTTTACCAATATAGGTGATTTCACCCGTTTGCTCATTCACATCATAGTGAAACAGTATGTCTAATTTCATTATTCCCCTTCGTTATAAGCGTCAATAACTTTAATAATCTCATCCAAATCATTATCAATTTCTAAGTCTTCAAACATTCCCAAAGAAGTCTTTGCTACACAGCTACCATCATTGTTAGTGATAAGCTTATACTCCATTCTACCGGAGTCTCCTTCGTTTACTTTAGTAAAGAAGATATATGTAAACAAACCTTCCAAGGTTACTTTTTCAGACAGCAACTTACCAACAGTCTTGATAACATACTTAGGATTAACGTTGTCTCCAACATTTTCTGAGTGAGTCAAGAAGATCATTTTGCAATCCTCTCTCATCTTTTCTGAATATCTCAGAATTTCCATAGCGTGTTGAGCTAATTCACTAAACTTAGTATAACCAACTTCAGTTGCTCTATCAACGAACTCATAAGAGAGAACATATTGGAAGTCATCAATGATTACCTGCTTGATGTGTGGCATCATCTTATCAATAATTTGAAGAATTTTCAGTATTTGGTCCCACTTTGAACTTACATAGTAGTTACCACTCACGTTCTTTCCTTCGATTTTGATGGGAATATACTTCTTCTTCCATGCACGGAAGGGAAGGGGTTTACCCGTAGTACTTATAATAAAAGTAGTTTCGGGATTAAGATTTCTTAAACTTGTACTTTTTCCAGTACCTGATTCACCTACGATAGCAATTGTTTCAGCAGCCATTATTCTAATGCAAAATTAAAATTCGAATTTGAATTATCTAATTCTGTAATATCATCTAGCTCCTGTTCTACAATAGAACTATTATCTTCTAATATATAGTTTGGACTTGTATATCTCTCATAATCATAAATTTCATCGGGCTTCGGCAGCTCGTAGAACATATTAATCCATCCAAAGAAGTTTACTCCAACCTCAACATCGCAATCCCCATATCGGTTCTTAAGTACCATAATACTCCTATAATAAGAGCCTAGATACTCAATATTGTAATGTTTATAAGTCTTCAATCCATCTCTGTGAGGATTATACAATGCAATCATGATATTACAATCTTGCACAGTATTACCTGAATCCTTAGCATCGTGAATAGTAAACGCACTTTTGCCTTGTTTAAACCTCTCAATATTTCCTTGCTCCCTATTAGCTTGCTGTATTACTACAGGACTAATAAAACACTTATCTCTAAGAAAAAGAAGATAGCTAGACAACAAATCAATATCAGGCTTTGTACCAACAAGACCAATATGGTCTACAACTACATTATAAATAAGATTAGGATTATTTGGAGTATAGACGAGGCGGGTTTCACTTTCAGAAAAGGTTCCCATTTCCTCCAACCTAGTTTTCAAGATGGCATATACCTTCTTCGGAGTTACCTTCTTGTCATAGATTTCTAACTTCTTACTAATCTTATCTATCCAAGGCATACATTGCTTAACTAAGTCATAATGCTCATCAGATAAAATATATTCTTTTTCTCTTGACAATATCTTCTTAAAAGATAGTTGGATTCCATAGGTCTCAAATATATATATGGATAACAGCTTAATATACAAAGCTACTTCTCCCATTTCAAGACTGAAATACAATACCTTAAAATCATCATCATCAAGATGTTCCATTAGTGGTCGATATACATAAGCATATAAGGCAAACGAAGTCTTACCTGCACCAGAGTTTGATAGAATTAAAGTATAGGTTTCCCTAGTAACTCCATCAATAATACTCTCTAGCTTAGGAAGTTTCATAGAAATACCATGATTTAGTCCCTGTCTACCTCTATCAATTTCATTGAGAAGTTTATCAGAAATCATAGTAATCTCATAGAATCATAATTAACTCCGCCTTCATTCTTTAATGCCTCTAGTTCTTCCCACTTATGGTCTATTACAAAATTAGCTATTGTGGTACACAATATATTGTGTTCATTAGCCCACTTAACTAACTCTATAATATGGTTATGAGTTTCTGGCTTCCATCTGATAGTTTTACCATAAAACCTATAGAAGTCTTCAATTGTATCAAATTTCTTAGATACGCTTTTCAGACCCACTTGTGTATTATTAACTATTCCAAATAATGGATAAGTATCCCACAATTCCTTACCTAAGTCGAATGAACACTTATAAAAGTCTTTCACAACTAACTTATTTAGAGGAACATCTAGTGGGTTAAATACAGACCCTTTCTCAGGAATCTTATAGGATTTATGAATAACTCCAGCATCGCGAAGTCCAGTTAATAGTTCTATTGTAAAACCACGAGCGCATACTCTAGAAGAGAAATACTCGTGGACAATTTCGGGTTCATCACCCTCTTGGGCGATAAGAAGAATTTCTAACAACAACAGCTCACTTGGGTTTATGCTATATTTTTCACAAAACAAAAGTTGCTGTTTCAGTTCAAGATTTTTCACGTGTACAAATTAATAGATTTTCTACTAATCTATACACCAAGTCTAGTTTACTTGTTAAAGCGTTAAAACTTGGTTACGTGATAAACTTTAGTCCTCAACTTTTTCGCTGGCAGTTTCAAGAAGTACTGCATAGTCCTTCTTTAATTCCTTCAATTCAGCAGTAAGCTTACTAACTTTAGTTTCCAATGCTTTGCACTTCTTAGTCAAAGCAGACTTCATCTCATTAAACTCTTTTTTAGTGTAATAAGTTTCCATAATTAAAAACGATAGGTAAAATTCTGCAATTTTTTCTTGTAAGGTTCCCAAGGCTCTCCATTAAGTAACTTTCGTAAGTTATCTACATCAATAGTAACATACTCGCTCTTTTGATGAGACTTCTTAAACCATTCTTGTTCAACGGTATCTTCTAGCACTAATGTGAATATTTCAGAGTATTTAGAACCTTCTTTTCTAATGACCCTACCAGCGGCTTGAGTGCTTTTTGTGCTACTAGAGTCAACTCCAAGCATTATCCCGACCGATAGACCGGGACAATCAAAACCTTCAATAGCCAATTTACAGCTATTAATTACGCCCTTGTCTAGTAGGGCGAACTCCTCAAGTGTAATTCTGTTTTGTTTTTTACTTTCTTTGCCAGTGTAAACATATCCTACTCCTATCTTCTCTGCCATTGCAGTGTTGGCAGAGAATGTAATAATTTTCTTGTCTGCTCTGTGAGCAATAATCTCCCTAGCCACTTCTAATTTAGCCGGATGATTATGGATAAACTTTTTTCTAGCTTGTAAAGCTCTCATAAAAGCCGTAGAATGAAAGGTAATCTGCTTCAAAGCATTAGACAGCTCAGCTTTATCCGAACTACTACAAATCTGATTTCTGTAATTAAGCCTATTTCTGAGGCCGTCTTTACCAACCATACTCATTGCGAGTCTAAAATCAAAGTTAAAGAATTCAAAATGTCTTATAAATTCCCTATTTTGCTCTCGATAGCTTTCGATGTCTTCTGCTGTGATAATTACTTGATATTCAGTAAAATCAGATACCCAACCATTGGCTTTGGCTACTTCAATAGTTACACTATCAACTACAGGGCAATATTTCTCGACTATAGTATGTCTACCGTCAAGTCTTTCCAGAGTAGCAGTTAGTCCAAGAATTAACTTGTATTTAACCTTACTAAATACAAATTGTAAAGTCTCAGCAGCAGTTCTATGGATTTCATCAATGATTAAAAAGTCACATTCGTATCCATTCTTTGCTGTAGTATTTACAACTTGCACCTCTGTATTTAACCCTAGACCTTCCTTATCTAATATATCTACCCACTGATTCTTTAAAAGTTCCGTGGGGACTACTACCAATGCTCTAATAGTAGGATATTTAGATAGAACAGCCTTTAAACAATTAATAGCACATCGTGTTTTACCAAAGCCTGTACAGGCTTCTATGGTGCCTCTTCCTTTATGTAATAACCAGGCTCTCTTACATTGCTCCTGCCGCTCGTCACGAGTAACAGGAGTAAAGAGGTCTTTCATCAATCTATATTCCTAGTGATGTCCCATCCTTTAAGTTCTGCAACTTTCTTGATTTCTTCCATCTTATCCTTCCATTGTTTAGCCTGGTTCTCGCATTGATTTTGGAAGCGATAAAGAACTTTGTTTGATAGCAGTCTGAGCTGATCACTAGTTAAGTTAGCATATTTATCTCGTTTCAATCTACACATAGATCTAAACTCAGCATAACTTAATCCAGTATCACAGATTTTCAGAGCTATAGAAGGATTCAAACGAAGTTCCTTACTTACTACTAACAGTCTGTTAACAGCTTTACCTGTCACTGGGTCTTTACGATACAAGTCTTTCTGCATTTCTTGCTGTGTAAACCACAGTCCCATTTTTACAATGAAGTTAAGCGTCAAATGAGAGTTGTCAAACAATCCCAAGGAATCTAAACAAGCATCCATAACTAAACTTACTGGTACTTCTCTAAACTCTACAGGGATTCCATTAAGAATCTCTCCAATTGGATAGACCTTAATAGCCTCATTAGTTAACACTTCCTTATTGTTTTTGATAACAGCTTTCAAGTCTTCCAAACAACGTGTGTTTGTGTATTGCTTTTCAGCTCTAAGCCATCTAATAAGAAGCTCTGCACGACATCTTTGTATTTGGTCGGACACAATTCCGAGTAATGTTACACGACCCGGATTCTTGGTATCAGAGTTGTACAACATTTGTTCACAATGATTGTAGAATCGTCTTAGCTGGTCATAACCTGCGTCTACCAATTTAATTTCCTCCTGGACCCCATTTACCTTAGGTCCTTTCCATACATAGCTATTAACGTCGTTTGCTTTATCGCTCAAAGCCTCTCTCAGCTTATCTCCTAATACAGTCATAAATTATTCTTTAAAAATACTCATAGTTTATCTCCTTTTTAATGTTAATCTAATAATATTTGTCCATCTTCAATGATAGGCTTTTCATGAATAAATTTCAAGAAAATTATATTACTATCCTTGTATGGAACAAAATCTTTACCATCGTACCATTTATCGATGCCTTCTTCTACGTATCTTAGTGAAACATAGCCGACATCTCCTAATTTCATAGAACACTGGTTCCAATTCGGGAATCGAACACACATTATATCCTTGTAATCTAGATTATCATATTCTAGCCTTTCAAAGACATAATTAGCGTATCCCATCCCGTCCTCACATTCAGCAACAAATTTGACATGGTAAGTTACTTCTTTGGTTTCCACACTTCAAATGTATTAATATCCTTGAACTTCCTACAACCATAAGAAGCGAAGTCTCCTTGCAGCTTATCCATGTTAGGCAAGCAAGGGTAATTCTTACACCTAGTGCAGCTACGTTCAGGATGTTTGTAGTGAAAACCATCTTTGTCCTTAAACATTACTTCAGTAATAGGCATAATAATATTAATACACATGAACCAGCAGTGCCATATTTAATGACATTCTGCTTCTTTTTTAAAGACTTATTAAGACCTTCAATAGATCTATTTTTATCTTCAATTATGTTTCCATAATACAGTAACTGAACTCTACGAAGAGAATCCGTTTTTTCCCAACTCTTATTTATTAGTTCTAGATTAGTTATTCGCTTATTCAATAACGGAACAGTTTCAGACAACTTCTGATGCTCAGCAAATATCAGATTAGTTGTTTTTAGTTGCTCGCTGGTTATTGTAACGGTCGATGTATTCTGAGAAAAAGCACAAATTGATGCTATCAGAACTAGACATAATAGTAGATACTTTCTCATCATACTCTTTGTCTATATACTTAATTTTCTCCACGATGGAATCGTTAACTATATAGATGCTATCTCTAATTATAGAATCCCTTACTATTTCCTGCACATTAGGCGGAGAAACTGCGGTTTCCTTCTTAGGTATTAGCAAATAAATAATTAGCAATCCCATCAAGGCTATTAAGATATAGCAAAACTTAGTCCTGTTCATTTAGCTCAACGCCTATTGCCTTGGCTTTAGTTACCAGTTCAGCGCATTTAACTACATCTATACCTTCTTTAGCTAGATTCAAAGCTTGCTTCTCTTTATCAGAGAGATTTTTGATTTCGTTCTTGAGGGCTTCTTTTCTTTCGAATCGAGCTTTCATTTGGTTATACCCCTTAATGATACGCTCTGGATTTTCTTTCAAGAAAGTAAGCTCCTGTTCCAAGAATGCTTTTACCAGCACTTTACCTGCTACACCTCTAGATGTAGTATAAATAGCTGGACACTTTGGATCATGAAGAGCCTTATCGTAAGCCTTCTTCTGTCCCTTAGCCAAATCGAAGGTATCACTAGGATTACATACTGCAATACCAACGGTTACTACTCTACAGATTCTAGCATAGTCCGGATCATTTGTGCATATGTATTCATCGGGAGCTACCCAACCTACTGCTAAGACACAATCATCCTCACTTACTTCAGCAGCCTGACTTAAAGCACAAGCTACAATTTTACGTTCTTCACCCTTAAAGTCTACAAATGAGTCTACCATGTACTCAATCACATCCTGTTTCATTTTCTACAATTTTAAAACCGTTATTAATTAAATATTCTTCGGGAGCAAATTGTAATTCAAAGAATCTATGCAAAGAGTACTTCTTCCTCTTACAACATAGTTGATTCTTTTTCAATACAATAGGTTTATTAGAAGAGTAGTATTTTTCTTCCATTAGAGCAGCTCCCCAGCTCCATATTTGATATACTGAACTACAGTAGATAAACTTATCGTGCGTATGCACAATTTGTTTATCCTTCTCGTAAGTCCTCCGTGAGGTCGTCATAAAACACCTTTATAGTCTTAAAAATGAATTGATTCTTTTGAGTATTATAACAGTCATTCCAGCTACATTTCTGATAGTGAGATAGTAGTTCGGAAGCTTTTACGCCAGTATACACATTTCTGCAAAAGCTATCGTCATCATCACAATCTGCTGCGTTTATGGTGTACTTTCCAATAGAAATCGCATAATGATAATGACTTCTCGCTACTTCGCTAAACTTTTCTTCTAGTTCATAATCCTCGTAAATAATGACTTTGAACTTGAATTTATCTCTACTTAGTAGCCTAGCTAGACAGTATGCTATATAGCAACACCCTCCACAATTAACGTCATATTCCTCATCTAAGAATCTACAAAGCTTATTCAGCCTCTCCGCTAGAATCTCCTGAATCTCCTGAGACTTCGAGTTTAATTTCCTCCTTTGCCTTTTTAAACTCATCTAAGTACCTACCTAAAGTTATAACTTCATCTTTTCCGAACTTTTTTCTTACTGCATAATGGCGACATCGCTCTATAGCAGCTTCTAGGGGATAGCCATAGCCTTCCACTTTAAATTCTTTTCTCGGATTTTTCCCACCAATATCATACAACAATTCCAAGTCAAACCTCGGAGAAGATTCACTAATGGGAGTAAGTCTGTAAAAAGGACCTTCAATTACCATTTTTATTTTGTTATTTACAAACGTCTATTACAGTTAAGTTCTCGTTGCTGGGACGATAATTAATATCCCTATGAGAATTAGATACAATAACCTGGTCAAAATTATTACACATATTAATCAGACCTTTATCATTAACTGCGTGACATACGATTATGATAAACTTGCTATTTGGATATCTCTCTTTGAGAACCTTAAGCTCTCCTAGGAAAGTTCCTCCGGCATCACACAAGTCATCAATGAACACAAATGTAGAATAGTAGCAATTCTTAGACTCCTCTATTTCAAAGGACTCAATTCTTCCAGTCTCTAGATTTCTTTCCTTTTTGAAGACTAAATAACCATAGTGAGAATAGTTACTTCCATATCTGTCCTTCGCCCCATGGTCTGGGAACACGATATTACTTTGGGCTGGAATCCAAGAGTGGTGTCCAAATTCCCAAGGTAAACATCTGTCACCAAGAAGATGAAAAGTTCTACTAGAATGTGCCTCAAGAACATATATGTTTCTATAGCCTAAGCTATTTAACATATTACATACTACTTTCAAGGAGAATGGACGATTAAAACTCATTACTCTATCCATACGCATAGACATTAAATAAGTAATGTGTAAATCCCATTCTACTTCTTGTCTATCTAAAATATCTCCTACTTGCACTAAGAGGAATAAATCCTCAGTATTAGATATTCTACAAATGACATCAATAGATTCCTTTCTGTTTAATTCCTCAGTAAGGAAAAACTGAGGCTCTCCATCAGGAAATCTAGTAACATCGTACTTAATTTCACTGATTTCCTTGTTGATTAAGTTTAATTTCATCTACTACATATTTTAAGATTTCATAGTCTGAATTAGCTCCATAATATTCTTCCAAAGCAGCAATAGCTGGAATAGTTTCACTTCCCACAAAAGAAGTCATATGCGCCATACCAGATATAATTGCGGCTTCCATTCCCGCCATACCTCGCATTGAGAAATCATGACAACAAAAACCAAGATTTACATCTGTTGGAAAACCAGTCTTGCAAGCATGACGATGTAGCTCTTTCTTATAAAGCCTAGCTCTAGTAGCAGATGTGCATGGCATCCACAAGGTACAGCTGATAATAGTCTCTAAGTAGTTAGTTAACCAAAAGAACTCGGGTAGAGTATTTGTAATGGTCATCATGGGAACCCGAATAGGGCACACAGAACCTTCAGGAAGAGCCTTTATGCGAATTGGTAGATACCCAAGGTCATATAAAGCTTCAATATGTCTGTACCCAACGGATTCAATACCAACAAAGTTGTTTACTCTACGATAGAACATCTCCACAGCTTCCTTCTTTGGTAGATTAAAGAAGTTTTTCTCAAACTGTTTAATGAGATATTCTTTGATTAGGTATTGAATACCAAATACTACTGAACCTTCGGTTGCTTCTGGGAAGTATTTATTACTTCTAGGAGTCCAGTTACTATAAACTTGTTCAGTACCTTCGGGGTACATTCTGTGATGGCCCAACTTGTAACCATCTGTAGCATTAATTATTTCCATTCTAAAAATTATTTTAATAACTAATTGTTAATAAACTTTTCATGCCTTTACCACTAGCTAAATTCTTAAAACACTGAGTGATAAATTCCTTCGTTTCTGGATGGATAGCCCTAGGAGAATTTATATACTTAATCCACCAGTTATATTCTCCTTGAAAACTATTACCGTTGTATACTTTACCAGCAGCCAGATAATCGCATACCAATTCTAGAGCATACTCTTTAGGCATCTTCACTGGAACACCGCCAATGTCTAGCTTAGTTACCCAGTATTCATAATGGTGTGGATTTCTTCCTCTGTGATGTAAATAAGACCTAGAATATCCTAGAATTTCTTTTTCCTTGTTTAAGGGAGATGTGTTATCATCGTAAAATTTTACAGAACGAGAGAACTCATACCATCCGAATTTAGATAAGTCGTGCAAGATGCCCTGTTTGTATAAACCTAACTGAAAACAGTAATAAGCTACCCAAAACTTATGTCTAAGTATTCGCCTAAGATGTTTCAGTGTTATACACATACATTTAAGAATTTCCATATCTTCTTCACTATTCTAGTTAGAAAATTATTTCCTCTTAGATTGAACTTATGTGTATATCCAGACAACTTATCTGGATTCCACACAGCATGAACTATATAGAATAAATATCCTACTGTGTATAGCATAATGTTCAGTACTGGGATAAATCCTAGGATTAGTATTACTAAAACTAGCCACACTGGAACTTTAAGGTCATAGTCTTCTTCTATAAGTGCCACACTTCTGCTATACCCATTGTAATAAACGGTTACATGGGTATCTTTCAAGATAAGCACCGTGATGATTACCATCACAGTGCATATTACTAGATACATCATTTGTTATTAGCTACATCTTTAAATAAGGTGGGAACCTGACCATAAGTAGGAAGTTTTCCATCCCACTTCTTAATCATATCCTGCTGAACTATGAGAACTGACAAAGATGCTGAAATCTTTCTATTATATTCAGCTTCTGCATCACCCTTAATCTTAAGAGCTTCTGCCTCTCCTTGTGCAGCTGCTACTTTCTTTTTAGCTTCTGCCTCAATAGTCTTAACTTCATTCTCTGCCTTCAAAGCCTGTTGAATTGCAGCATTCTTAGCATCAATAGAATTGACTAGCGTCTGTGGATATTGAAGACCAGAAGTCATTTGTTCAAGCTGAAAATTCTCAGCCAAGAGTTCCTTTGACAGTCTATCTTCTATAGACTTCTCAAACTCCTCACGTTTACTTACTAGTTCATCAGTAGTATAGTTATTCAGCTGAATGCGAAAAGCATTCTTTACGTAATTATACAAAGTAGTGTTAATTACCTCTACAATATCTTCCTTTCTATACTTCTTAAATACTTCTGGTGATTTCCCGTCAACAATCTTCAAAGAAATTGTAGGGTCTACAGTAAATGATGATCCATCTTTAGCATTAATACTGAAAGGAGGATAGTCCACAGTCTGTACGAATGTAGGATATTCATATACAGCCGTAGTAACAGGATTGTACCATACCGCACCAGTAACAAGAGACACATCGTCTACTCCTTTACCATCTCCGTATAGATTTACCTTGATGCCTTCATAACCAGCATCAATTCTCTCATAGCCACAACTAGATAAGCCAAACACTAAAGTTAATACGCACAAAATCTTAATAATTGTCTTCATTTTCCTTATTTAAGTAATGTTTCTTAATATATTTGAATATCCTATAAACTAAACTTGGGATTGCCACTAGTAATAGTAACAACCCCAAGATATTTGCAGCATACAATGATTCGGATAATAACCATAAGCTGATGTTGTAAATTACAACGATTAATAGAACGGCAACAAATGCCTTAATTAAGTTTTTCTCGACCATAGAATAATATATTCTCTATTGCCGCTTTTATTATACCATAGTAGTACATTATCCTCTGTAATATCTACATACGGGTCATAATAAATATACGCGGCAAACATTATGCACACAATTATAAACGCAATCATGATTTATCGAGTTTTAATAGACCCAGGTCTGGTAGTTGCAGCCTGAAAGTCTTTTCCTTGTTTATCCCACCATGCTTGCTTTGCTTTTAACCAAGCTACTTTTTTCTTATACTTCATTGTTCGGAAATTATTACGATACGATTAAATTCATTATCTCCAAATTCAGTGGTAATTCCGCATCCCTTAACAACCAATTTATCCTCTGGAGCACCATAGCTAATCAGAGCCTTCTTCATAGATTCTGCCCTAGCTACAGCAAGGTTATTATTAAACTCTTCTGGACCTTCTTCCGAAGCATATCCCTCAATCACATAAGTTTTTCCACTATTAGAAATATAGGAAGCTAGTTCTGAGACAGCCACATTGGAAGTTTTAGAAATCTCTGAAGAATTTTGAAGGAATTGAATTTTTGGAGTCAAAAGCTCTACTTTAGTAATTTCGATTGTGTCCGTCTTAACAATTTCTATTGGTTTACGAGCCATAAGTTCCTCATTCTTGGCTCTCAACTCATTAATAGAAGCGTTTAGGCTTTCAACCTCGGCATCACTATACAACTTCATAATTGGAAAGTCCCCTTTGCTAGACTTAAAGCGATAGGTAGCACCAATATAGACGTTAAACTCATGATTCAGAGGAGAAGTCTTGGGAAGTAACATATACTCAGGAGTAACATTTAATGCCCATCTATTAGAGATATTAAAGTTACATCTAACGGCTCCACGGGCGGATACATTATTATAGACACCTCCATAAGTATGATACCAACCAGCACCAATGATTAATATAGGCTCAAACAGACGTCTATCTCCGTTATATCCACATATCAGGTTAGTAAGATTGGTAGTAACGTTAGCTGTCAAATTATGTGAATCAAAGAATGTTTTATTTCCTTGGTTCATTCCAGCCATCATGTCTAACTCCAAGCCAAAGATAGGAGTAATCTCCTTACCAATAGCAATGTTTACTAGTACATCATTTGGTTCTGCCCAACTTCTATGGTTATCCCAAATAGTAGTTCCAACATTACCAGAAATATACCAGTTATCCTTCATACTTCCAGTCTCAACAACTTGTGCGCTAGCAAATGCACACATCAAACACAAACAAATAATACTAAAAATTCTCTTCATAATTAAATTAGTTAAATTAATCCCACCAAGTTCTCATACGTTCAAACCTAAGTTTATTGTACAAGTACCAGGCTTTTTCTCTTCTCAAATGGTCTTGAAGAATAGGTTTACTCAAATCAAGATCAGCAGCTTTAGGCCAGAATCGTTTCCAGTTCTTAATGTTTATGTGCCTATCTACGAATCCTTCAGACCCAGGTCTGAAATCACAATGATAGGCAGAATCTATCTCTAGAACAATATCTAAAAGTCCTAGTGCGAGTTTTAGATTCTTTTCAACAACTTCGTTACCTTCAGCAATTCTAGATACTTTGAAGTATTCATACATTCTAATTAAAGCTTGTTTCTCTAGGGAGAGAACAAAACCATAATCAAACGGATAGAACTTCATAGCCTCTTTAATGAGTCTCTTGTTTTTGTTCTTTCTTAGTTTCATATTCTTGACTTGCTTCAACTGCTAATTTATCTGCTAAATTATTCATCTCAGAAAAGAAATCAGAATTTGAAGTATGTCCCTTAACCCAACAAAATTTTATGTCAGGGCAAAACTGGCTTGCCTTAGCAAAAACCTTGTCATATAAGTTCCACAACTCTACATTCTTTTTTCTTTTCCATCCTTTTGTAGCACATCCTATGACATACTGAGAATCTGAATAGATAGTAAGAGATTCTATCTTACGGCTTACTGCATTGAGAGCATATATTACAGCTAACAACTCACATTTGTTGTTAGTAGTATTTGGAATCATCTTGCTAAATTCATAGGATTTTTTCCCATCAATTACGAATACAACTCCTACTCCTCCTGTATTTCTAGATGAACTAAAAGCTCCGTCAGTAAAGACCTCTAAATTACTCATTCTGAGTATTAGTCCTGAGATTAGTTCCTAGTAGTATTGCTATCTTTAGCAGGTCGTCTTGGTTATCACAAAATATATTATCTAAAATATAGTTTGCGTAATCACTTATTCTAACTCTCTTTCCTACAGCTCCATACTTCCCATTAAGCCACTTAATTTGTGGAATAAAGTCTTCCAAATTATCTCCAAGATGCCTCAAGGCTTTTCTAATAGAGACTGGAAACCACATTTTTTCTTTTATCCAATCTAAGTGACAATAACCAAAAGCAAAAGCTCTACTCAAATCCTTCTGAATGAATTCATCTAGCTCGAAATTTCTCTCATGCCTTCCTAATTCCTCAAAATCATCTTTTAAATCTAAACAGAACACTTCATTGAACTCAATCACCGCTCCAAGATTCTATAACACCAATCAACTCTAGCATACCATATCTACACATAGCCTTAAATGGCCCAGTAGATATAGAAACAAATGTTGATTTACTGTTTCTATAATTTCTTATTACTTGCGTAAGTAAGTCTCTAGCTAGTGCTCTTAGGTCAGAAATAGATGGAACTCTATACTCTCCAGGACTTATATACATCCTCCAAGGAGACTTTCCTACACATTTCCCATCATCGTCATATGTTCTATGACTCTTGTCCCAACTCATGTATTCTAGAACCTTATCAAAGTCAAAGTTCTTCATGATGTAGTCACACTGAACATCAAGAGGTGGGGCATCACTAAAATTTCTTGTCTTCTTTACTTTCATTTTTATAACATTCAACGAGGCGTTGCAGATTGGGAAGTTTGTCAGTTCTCACACTGACAATTAAACCTCCTTTCCGCAGATTGTAACTCAATTTGATTCCGCAATGATTAAGAATTTCGATAAACTCTTTCAATGCGTTACCTTTCAATACATTTCTATAGACTAGCTTCTGACCATCTTGATAACCTTCACGGTAGTATTCATTCGCAACATCGGAAATAAGCCATCGTCTAATGGGTGAAACCTTTTCTAAGAGTTCACTGACTCTAGTTGCGATGAAATCCATACTTACTGAATACTATCGTTAGATACTATAGAATCGACAGCAGTTGTGTCTACAACATTCTCAACGACTACAACAGAGTCCTCTGCAGTTGCTGGTTGAGTCTTGTGTGTGCAAGCCGACATAGCGGCAACTAACACAAAAAGCAATAGTAACTTCTTCATTTTAATAATTTTTAATTAGTTAAACATTTTATCTATCAAAAAAAAGAGTGGTTCCAGTATCTGTGCTTCTCAGATACTTTCCCCACTCCTATCACTCCGAAGAGCTTGTACCGTTATTAGGTCGGCCAACCTCCCTCTTCATCTTGTTGAGAATTTGGGATAATAGTCACCAAGTTTAAAGATTACTTGTAACTGAAGCAAATGCTGAAACCCTTAACAGGGCTTCGTAACTCCTCCAACAACTTGGTTGGTGAGCTATAGTAGGAAGCTAACACGCAGGCAAAGATGAAATCAAAGTCGAAGACCTGGTCACACTAGCGAAGACTAAGACAAAGACTCTCAATAAGAGAGTAATTTCAAGATTTTTGTGAGACCAGCGAATGTGTAAGTCAGAAATCCTTAGATTTCCAAATAAAGATTCATATATTATTCCTAACGTATATATAAATTGTTAGCTTCCTACAGAAAATTCCTCTAATTACTTAGAGGAGGGATCGCCTTGTTTCCTAATTTCTTCGAAAATTCCTAGAAGATTCGTTGGCAAGGTAATCTTTAGTTGAGAGATTCTCTCCTGTTCAGACGTTCTCCAGTTATTAAACTGACTTCTAAACTCTTGCATTTTAGAATTATATCTCTCATAGTCAGCCTTAAATTCTGCTACTCTATCTTGATATTCCCTTTCTCTAGTCATATCAAGTTTATTTACAGTCTCTTTAAGTTCTGCCTTCATAGCGTTCAGTTCTTTTTCATAAGAACGATACGTATCTTGAAGAGACATAAACATCGCATCAACATCCTCTACCTTAATAGTCGGGTCTTGGTAATAGAGAATTAAGTCTCTACCAGTTCCTTCCTTGTAGATTGGGCAGTTTTCAGCAGCATGAACATCTTTTCTAGCTTTGCTAAAAGCTCCTTTTGGGTGAATATATTTCCCATAAGTAGAAGCAAACGCTTCAAGTCTTAGGTACTTGTTTCTCTTATTGGCATCCCATGAATCCATTACCTCTTTCTCATCCGCCTTAATAGGTGAATCAGGATATTGAGGTTGTTCTGGAATCTCGACATTGTTTTCTCTAGCCCATTTTTCGATAGAGCAAGCAGTAGTATAGGAAATCAATTCCTCCTTTTTCTTAATAGCCTCCCGCACCCAAGCACAGAAGCTATTCATTTCCGCTGACTTTTCTAAGTCGTCCTTAATAAAGTCTAGGGAAGTTTGACCTACTGTCATTAATTGCTTCTCCCCACCTCCTATAGAGGCTACAAACACTTGATAGAACCTCACACTATTCAGACGCTCAGTAGCAGCCTGAATCATTTCCTGCGCAACATTAGCATAATAGTTAGCAGATGTAGAAGTCAATCCTTCGTTTCCAAAAAATACACTTTCTTTCATTTTGTTAACTTATCAATTACATTTACTATAGATTCTTCTCCAGCTATGAAACCAGCTATGAAACCAGCTCTATGAGCATTCATAATAAGTTTCTTCAAACTTTCTAGCTCCTCTTTTGACTTAAGAGTATTGCTAGTATAAATCTCTACTAGTTCTTTTATGTATCTTTCCATATCAAAACATTTTATAGTACCCGAAGTGGGACTCGAACCCACACGCCCTCAATGGGCATCAGAGCTTAAATCTGACGTGTCTACCAATTCCACCATCCGGTAGCTATTCTCACGAACCGCTACCGAGAGATAATCCTAAAGTATCATTTTTCTAATCTTCTTACTAGATTAGTCTCCGAATTGTTAAATTCAAAGTTAAAAACTGTTAACTTACTTAAACTGTAGACAGGTGTTAATAAACTTATCAACATCAGTTCCACAATCAATATAGTTAGGGGTAACTTTTTCAAAGTATCTTAGATTAGCTTCTGTGCCTATTAACCCAAGCTCTTCAAAATCGTAACCCTCTCCATGAATATCAAAGGGTAGTCCAGGACTGAATGTCAACCAGGCTACTCCTTCAAATTCGCAACAAACAGATTTTCTGCAATCATATTATTGAAAGCAGCTTCTACATCTTTCTTAAAATTCTTAAATTCCATTTTAAATCTATTAAGTGTTCAACTTTTTGTTCATTTCTCCTTCTAAATTCCTAAGAGTTTCTATACTCTCTTCATAGAACTTATCCTTACCTAATTCACAGACTTTGTAATTGGATAATATTTGCTGGAATCGCAAATGCGGACTGCATTCTATGATTTGAGCTAGTCTAGTTAAAATCTTAAAGTTAGCTTGTTTTCTAAGCTCAATAGCCTTTTCAATCTGGGCTTCCATACTTGTTGATAATATCTAACTCTAATTCTTTAACCTTACTCTCATATAGAGGATCTTCGGCATATCCAATCCTATCTAGGAATCTATAATAGTCCTCTTCTGGATCGTACCTACTTAGAATAAATTGCTTATAAGCAAATACACAGCTTATCCAACTATCAAACTTGAAATAGGACATCGTTCTTGAATTATACAGTCCGAACAAATTATTGTTGTCCTTACAAAGTTTAGACTTGAAGTTACCAGATTCTAGAATAGCCTGAGCTGTTATGATAGCAGGACTTGGGAAATCATAGTGTTTAAGAGTATTATACAATACTTCCTCATTCACCTCCTCCATCAAATAGAATGGATGTTCCGGCATCAGCATAATTTTCTCCTCTAGAAACCTCGCAGAATGTATCCAGTGGTGCAAGGAATAACCAGTTGCAAATCCGAATACAATACTAATCATTAAAATAATTAAAACTCTCTTTTTCATATCTCAATAGAATTAATAAATCTTGCATCATTACATAGTTGATAAACAACTTTATCAAGTTCTGGGACATAGACTATATAATAGTAATCAAAGAATTGGTTATTATCTTCGAACCCTATAATTATCCCTTTATGTCCACTATCTACCACACAGTCTCTAAATAAATATTTTGAAATATCTTGGCGGATGTCATCGTGGCCTGCCTGTAAAGCTGATATACCCCAGTAGGAAGTATTTGTACCCCTAACTTCCTTTCCTAATAAGTCCTTATCGTATGAAATCTCAGTAATCATGATGTTTTCTCAGGCTTATCCTTTTCTATGTTAACTACTATCATAAGCTCGGAATTAGGATTCTCACGATTCTTCGCCTTCCTGGCATCTTCTTCGGTATCATACTGACCTATAATGAATGGGATATTATTTCTGCACTTAATCAGGTAGTATTCCTTCATTTTTCAATTCCAAAATAACTCTTTAATAATTCTATATTCCCTTCCTTAAGATGTCTTATAATAGCTTTTCTCTCCTTTTCATAGAGAATAATCTTGCTTTCTAAGATATTTATCTTATGGTTGAAATTATTTTCATATTCTTCCAGAGCTTCGGCAATGACTTTAATCGCAGTACAATCCTTCATCATACTCTTCGTTATAATAGTCCTCGCTTCCACTATCATCTCCGATAGGATTCTCCCAGCCATACTTTTCCGCAGTAGCCTTAAATAATGGCAAATACATAGCATAGTTATCCTCTGGATAATCCTCCAAGCCTTCCTCAAGAACTCTATTCCATCTAAGAACTACAGCAAACATCAGACTTGCAGAAATACCTCTCTTGTCAAGGGCTTTTTCAAATCCGAACTCTACATCTTCTTTAAGTTGGGAAAGAATATTCTCTCTAGTCCACTCTTTGGGTTCAGGATAAGGTTCATCACTATTCCACTTAAAACCTATTTTCTCTAACTGTTCCTGTGTCAGAAATTGAGCTAATCTAACTCCAAATCTATCGTCAAGAAATACAGACCATTCTTCGTAATTGTTTACGATTTCATCTAATGTTTTCATTATAATTCAGACAAATAAATGTTTTGAGGATATTCGTTAAATACTAGTAGAGTTACTGGACAAATCCAAACTCTATCGTTATAATTCTTACTTTTACACAAGTAAGTAGCTCCATTCTCATCTTCTTCAATCTTAGATAGAACAATCTTAGCTACAGAAGGGTCAACCATCTGCAACCTAACAAATCTATCATCAAGAGAATCAAGAAGATCGTCAGCCCCGCCAACCATAGCCAACTCTCCTGGGTCTCCATCGAAGTCTGGCCACCAATAAAACCAGACTCCTCCCACTTTTACAAATTCAAATGTTTTTCGCATTAAACACAAATTAAATTAAACAAAAAATACCCAACAACTTTCGCTGCTGGGGTACATAGTAACGCCAACGGGATTCGAACCCGTATGGCAGGCGTGAAAAGCCTGAATCCTAACCATTAGATGATGGCGCTATCCTACTGCACAATCAAGCTATAAGCTTCTTGCAACAGTTTAATAGTTGGAACCATACGGTTATCAACAACTATTATTTTATAAATGTTCAGAATTTCTTTGTAGGTTAAAGATGTACAAGTTAGAAATATCTGCACATCTTCGTTTACAGAACCATTTGACAATCCTAAATCTACTTTAATCATACTGGGTAATGTCCCAATCTGAGAAATATCCCAAGTAGATTTAGTTCTCCTGAAAACTTCCCGCTGTTTGGAAGTAAGTTGCTTTTCTTTCAATCTAGACTCAATAATAGTACCATCAAACGTTAACGAACCTCCATCGGTATTACTATTATTTAATGCTAGCTGAATCTTCTGAACTGCAGAGTCTTTAGGTTTTGGCTTAAGTTGCACTCCTTCCTTCAAGCCCTTAATAATCTGCAATGAAGGAATAAAGTCTTTTATTTGAGTTGCATTCCATACAAGAAATTTTCCAGGACTATCCTTAACAGTAACTATATACTTAGTCCCTCCGTTCAATGGAATAATCACTTGTAAGTCTGCATCACTCATTTTACTTAAATGGTCTGATACTCTAACTTTGACGTTTCCAATGACAAAGTAGCGAGAAACAGTTGTTTCCGCTTCGATAATCTCAGTAGCAGTTGCCACTAAATACTTTTCTAATCTAGTCATAAAAATTAATCTAATTTAATGGTTAAGATCCCCCACTCGGATTCGAACCGACGACCTTCAGGTTATGAGCCTGACTAGCTACCTCTGCTATCATCCCGCGATATTACAAATGCTTTTTAATTAGTTTACAATGATTATACTCTCCTCCCCATCTAATAGGAAACTCTTTTTCCTTAGCCTCTTTATACTTCTCTGCCTGTTTCTTGTCTAAGAAGATTTGGCAATCAGTTTCATAATTTTGAGGAGCATTAGCTGGTGATAATTTACTACAACTACATATACTTTCATAATTTTTTAAATAAAGTTTGTGGACACGCAGGGACTCGAACCCTATCTTCCGGTGTGCAAAACCAGCGCTCTAGCCATTTGAGCTAACGGCCCATTTTTGGGATTTTCTTTTTAATTGGTGACATACCCATAAATTTCCACTGTTAAGATTCCACAACTTAACAACACCAGATAAGTTTTTTTGTTTGAATCATGTTCTAGTAGCATAAGTCCGCAACCATGCTACTCTCAGTTCATCGACTATCGTGTCAGAAAAGGTCTCTATGATTTCGCAGGGACTGGCTTCAACTTAAACCCCGAATGGATTTTTACCTTGCCAGGTCAGGATATTATTACGTTTCTAGCACTCTGAATTGATTTAGCCTGTTTAATCTTATAATCACGAACTACTTCTTTCATATAAGAGTTAAATTCCTTCATGTCTTTCCATGAAATCTCATTAGCTAGTTTTGGAGTTTGAAACATTTTGTACTTTTCTAATAGGTCTTTCATTTCTCTCTTTAGTTTTCAAAGCATTTTCACACGCTTGTTTCTTCATTACATATGGACAATCACAATTTCCACTGTAGTACCAACAACAATAATCACACTGATGCATAATCTAATATAAGGTCAATAGCTGGGGCACATGGACTCGAACCATGATTCTTTGATTAACAGTCAAAAGTTCTGACCTTTGAACTATACCCCAATAGTTAATTTTCTCCACGGGTGTAGATAAGTACCCCTTTGGTACTTACCTTTTAGTAGTATCTTTACTCTAGACCTCTATAAGGAGGCGGAATAGTTCCAGAAACTAACCATGTATAGCTCTTAGAACTCTGTTCAAAATACCACTTAGCAGCTTTCTTCACAACATTAATTACTTTCTTCATAACATCAAAGTTTAAAATTGTTAATAATTAATCTAATTCAGGGCCACAAAAGGAGTTTCGTTGCGGAGGTAGGATTCGAACCGTTTATGACGATTTCTAGGTTATGAGCCTAGCGAGATGACCACTTCTCTACTCCACGATATTGGTAGCCACTTTACATCCGCTACCCAGGGATGCCTCTATCACCAGTGAGGCACGGACTATTCTAACCGTATAGCACGACTGGTTGGTAACGTCTTCAGACACGGCATTTAGACTGAAAATGTCGAAACAGTGATTTAAAGATTAAATAGGCTCTGGAAGATATTTCCAAATGTAGCCATACTATGATTTGGTTTTATTCTTACAGCATCCTATAATATGACTCTATGCAGATTTATTGTCAGTAATTCCGTTATTAATTAACCATTCCTAAGCTTCTCTGGAACCAAAGAATACCTGTATAAAATTACCTGCTAAGTCATACTAAGCAATTAACTTTGCGTTACTTTTTCTAATTTTTATATTATTTGCCTTCAAAACTTTGTAAATAGTGTCTTTACAGCACCCTATTTTTTCTTGTATCTAAGAACTAGTATATCCCAATCTAGCTAATTCTACAATTTCACTATGATTGTATAGAATAGTGCCATCTCCTCCTTTAGAGGCATTGTACCCATTAGAACCATAAGTTCCTAGCTCTTTTATCCAATAGATTTCTCTTTCAGATAATTCAGAGTTACTATCTACATATTCCAATTCCTCTATCATAAAGTTCTCAACACCATACTTATTCATGGCATCATATAAAGGTCTTTTGTTGCATCTTTCTTTCTAAAAGTCATAACAATGTTCCTTCCAGCGCTCTTCTATAGAAGTAGTAGTTTTTCCTACGTATCGCTTGCTATTAATTAAATTTGTAATGCAATAAATATATGCCATATTTTTAAATTTAAAATTAGAATCCGTGGAGGGATTCGAACCCTCATTAAAGATTTCTCTTTTCAGTTTTGCAGACTGATGGCTAAACCATTCACCCACACGGATATTAAGATTTAAAGTACTTCTCTCTAAATGGGATATTAAATAATGAATCATTAATATCCTTATCAGTTATTTCCCTACCTAGAGCCTTCTCCGCACATTCGCTACAGATAAACACATGGTGGTCTGGATAATAATCTTTACCTCCCCTTTGTAATAAGAGGAGAATTTCTTTGCAGCTTCTTTTTCAAAATTGGTTAGCTTAAAGTAATTTATTATCTTGTTCCAAACCTCATCAATAAACATTGGAGAGTTATGGTCTCCATAATAAAATTCTTTATTACATACTGTACACTTTATTTTCATAAAACTTAAATTTTGAGTAGGTAATGAGAATCGAACTCACATCCTCGGCATGGCAAGCCGATGCACTAACCGTTGTGCTATGCCCACAAATGTGCAGGTAGAGAGACTCGAACTCTCCCCTCCAGATTGGAAGTCTGGCGTGCTCAATCCATTAACACCACACCTGCATAATGGAGAGTTTTACGATACTCTCCTAAACGAATTACTCAGATAACAGCTCCTGCATATCAATCTCGCCAGCTATCTTAGTAATAGCGATTTTGAACGGATTCCCCTTAATTTTGTCAAACAAGTGAGCATCACGAGTTTCTTTCACCTCGTCAGGGACGTTAAATTTCTTCTTGCCTTTCTCTATGGTTTTCCATGTAACCACCTCGCAGCGAGTTATCTCGTAAACGCTGTCGTTTCGGTCAACGTAAACCTTGAAAAAGTTCTTTTTGTAGTTGAACTTCTCAACCCTTTTGAAATTCTTGGGATGAGCGTGGAACTTCAAGTCGCATTTTCCATTAGCTAAGAAAATCAATTCTGCCATAATAACACTCCGCATAGTCAGAGATTCAAAGTTAAACTATGTTAATTCCAGTCTTTCGTCTGGCACTCCACCTCGTTTTAACCAATAGCTACTATTATTCACTATTTGAGCTAAGCTCTAAACTGGGATAAAGGTATTAGTCTATGTAAATAAACGGTTTTCCAAATTCTTCCATGAAGGATTCAAACCATCCCTCCATTTCTTCGTCACTATCAAAATAGATAGATTCATCATGTCTTTTAGAGAACTCTAAAATGATATGAGGTTTCTGATATACTATTCCATCCTTGTAGAAGGCATATCTCTTCTCTAAAGATGAAATCATTTTTTCTTCCGTATAAGTTCCAAAACATGGGTCCCAATAATACCAATAATCTCGATGTATTTTCCAAAACAAGAATCGGTAATCGTTCACATAATGTACCCAATCAGGATGCTTTCTAGTTTTAAAAACTAAAACTCTCTTTACTAAACTTCCATTAATATACTTGTCCATACTTTAATCCCAATATTCTGGGCAGTTTTCAGTCATTAATAATCCCTTTTCGCAAAAGCCTTTATCATAGAAAATGCAGGATGAACACGAAAGATTGTCCCTAGATTCATATTCTTGAATACCTTCTTGAATATCTCTTTTTGCTTTATATCTGTCCTTTCTATTCTCTTTCTTGTATTCATATTGCATCATTCTGCTTCTATAAGGAGAAGTACAATTCTTAAGCATCTTTGCGTATTTAGAACTATCAAGGAAATCCGTAATTGACTCACAGACCTTCAACGCCTTATTCCTTATTATAGGAACATTATACCTTACATTGGCTTTAATCCCGGCAACAGGTACGTAAAATTTACCGCAAGCGTTGTAAACCTTTTTAGCTCTCGAAATCCACTTTCTTTTAGAAAGTTCTCTTCTCAATTCTCTATCCATAAGCAATAAGATTAGTGTAGAATCTAGAGTGGGATTCGAACCCACGAAACACGGTTTTGCAGACCGTTCCCTTAGACCGCTCGGGCATCTAGACATAAAGGGGAGACTAGCTCCCCAAGTTTTATAGTACCAAAGAGTTGTAAGTACCTCTACGATACAGAGACGGTTTACTATTTGGATCTTTAACCCAGTAGTAGTTAACCTCATTATTTTCCTTAGTAACTACGATTCCCAACTTTTTGTCAATCGCAATGATTTCCTCATCATAGAAGTCGTCTCCAACTGACAGATTTGCGAACTTAATATCCGAGGATACATAGAAATATGACAGACTGTGGAAATTGTGGCGGCGATATTCATAATACTCGTTAAGAGCTTTTCTTTCCTCAACAGTACAGTTATCCTCATCGTCTACAATGGGCTTTGGCATCGGATTGTTGAATCTCTCAACAGCTTTAGAGAACTCTTCAATAGAGAATTTATTCTTATCAGCAGAAATCTCATAAGCATATGCATAACCTCTGACGCAGGAATAGTCATACTCATTAGTTACTACATTGAAGAAGCTCTTAGCTCTTCTCAATCCTTCTATACCGTGAATATTGACCTCATTAACTATAGTTTTGAGAATATCAATAGTAGATATAGTCAAAGAATCAATGAAATCAAGCAAATCTTGACGAGCTTCCGGCACTTGAAGTGCGTCGTCCAGATATTCGTTCACAACCTTCAAATCCAAGTTGCCAAATTCCTTGACATAACGGATTCTAGACGGACGTCCTACCATATTCTCATTGATGGTCATGGCATTAGTAGTAAGCAGGAAAACCTTGCGATACTTAGAGTTGTAAACACCGTCCATGATTTGCAAGATAGTAGAATCCGATTCACTGAAATTCTTTTCAAATTCATCCAAGAACAGAATGCAATCTCCTTCAATACCAGAAAGGAACTCAATCATAGATTGATTATGGTCTCCCATATCCTTTACGATAATGATGGGCAGATTTAGCTTGTTAGCTAGTTCCTTAGCGGTAACAGTCTTTCCAGTGCCCTTTGTACCAGTAAGCATAATTCCGAGATTGCCTTCTGTAGCGTGATACGTCTTAATTACATGGTCAATAAACTCGTTCTGCAAACCATACATTTTGTACGGGAATACAAACTTATCCGCATATCTGTCTAGGTGATAACCTGTCATTGTCAGACAAATACTGTAGATTCCAACTGGGAGAGACTGCTCAACGCTATAGCCTGAGCTTACCTGGGTATATGTAGACCCAGAACACATCCAAACTTTGTTCATTTTTTCTTTTTCTAGGTTACTTAAAACAGATGCCTGTTTGAGACATCCTACTAATTGATTAGCTATAGATTCTATAGCTTCTTTGTTATCAGTTTCCTCTGAGAGTCTTTTTACAAACCACTCTTTAGAACGGGCAACTATTTGCTCATCAGTCTCATTTTCAGAGATTGTTTCAGCAAATTCATGGTAGATATTAGTCAGCTTACCTTCTAATTCTTCTACGGTCATTAGTAATCCTCCTCGTTATGTTCATTAGTTATGAGAGAACGAGCCTTTTCCATACCAGATTCGTAAGCCTCTGTAACAAACACTATGGCAGTTTTTAGGTCCATTTGACCCATGGAATTGCCATTGTCTACCATCTCCTGAATAATTTCACTTAACTCTTTCATATTACTTAATAAATAAAAGTTGTAGGGTAGGAGGGACTCGAACCTAGACTGACAGAATCAAAATCTGTAGTGCTAACCATTACACCATAGCCCAATTTTGGCTTAGCTATTCTCACGAACCACTAAGTCTATTTACCATGAAAAACACACAATGCAAGTGGGACGAGGCAGGATCGAACTGCCGCTAACGTCCTGGATTTTCAGTCCAGCGCTCTACCTACTGAGCTATCGTCCCATATCCGTTTATAATGTAAAGGCATAGATGAAGTAAACGGATAAAACCTTCATCTATGGAAAAGAGTCCCAAAGCAAGTTATGCATTTCCGAGTATGTTACGCACGTACTAAGGCGACTTCAACGGACTTAAGGTTATTAGCATTGTGCACTACTAATAACGTTTTGCTGGATTTATCCCTCAGCCATCCACTCTATATACTACATAAGGGGTCTATGCAGTCGATAGTCTACTAAGTGCACTTTCAACTATCAGTTATTCCAATTCTAGTATTTTTTTGTTCCACCAGTTAGTTAAATCCTGTAAAGAAAACTTAAATTCTTTTTCAAAGTCTTCTAACGGAACAACTTCTTCTCCTACTTCTATAGCCCACTGCCAACACGCTTCTACTTCTGCTAGTTCAATAGGCTCCTCACATAGCCAAGTATCATCTAGAAGCATACTGAGAAATTCTTTATGAAGGCTTCTAAATATTTCAATTTTATCTTCCATGAACTTTATGATTTTCATCCTGATTCACGAACTCTGCCTTAAGTTTATCCTTATAAAGCGGAATAATAGTATCAGCAGAATCAGTAAAACAAAAGTATTGTCCATTACTAAGTCTCTGGAAACGGATATACTTTATCCACCAATGGTCAATAGAATCCAATACCAAATGCCTCCAGTCTCCCTCACCACCCGATGCAGTCTCTAAACTCTTTAGTAAGGGAATAATCTCGTCCTTATTAAACGAACATTGTTCTACTATAATTCTATTCTTTTTCAGGAATTTATTTAATACTTTCCAAGGTTGACTTATAGTATCATAAGTAACCATATAAAAATCTCTTGTATCGCAGTGTGCACATTCAAAATCGGATAGCTCTGCGATTGAATCTATGTATTTCCATTCGCTCATATCTAATAATTATTTAAGTTAATGCGGAGGCAGCTGGATTCGAACCAGCGGGACCCTTTTGAGGCCCGGAGTCTTAGCAGGACTCTGGTTTAGACCGCTCACCCATACCTCCAAATTGCGAAGGGGCTTTTGTTATACTTTACTAATTCTTTGTAAAGCCCCTTCGCTGTGATTACTTCACTTCTTCAAACTCAGTAGCTTCTACTTGCTTCTTTCCGAACATTTCCTTTACTGTGTCAGCGAAAGGAATAGAACGTAATAAGTCAAGAGCAGGATTCAAGTTCTCAGCAGTCTTAGCCATGAAATTACCAGCGGTATTCTCATTACCATAAACAGTAACCTGTCCAAGGTGAACGTGTTCAAACATCTGAGCAGATGCTTCTGCAATACCTGTCAACTGGTCAACTGTCTTGTACTGAACCACCATTTCAGGAGTCAAGCCAGATTCAATCATCTTCTGGACTGCCAGAGCAGGAGCCATTTCAATAGCCTGGACTTTATCAGCCTCAGCCATCAAAGATGCTCTCTTACCCTCAGCTTCAGCAAGCAGTTTCTTTCTTGTACCTTCAGCTTCGGCTTCTAGCTGCAACTTTGTAGCATTCGCTTTAGCTTCTGCTTCTTTCAGAATTTCAGCAGCCTTAGCTTCTGCTTCAAGTACAGCTTTCTGCTTAACAGCTTCTGCTTCAATCGTGATACGTTCCTTCTCCTTTTGAGCAGGAACAATCGTCTCAGCATGAAGCTTAGCTTCCATAGCTAATGCAGCTGCTTCGTTTACTTCCAGTTGCTTTTCTTGCTTAGTTTTCTCGATAGTCATTTGAGCTTCTACCTTAGAAGTTCCTGCTACCTTTTCAGCTTCAGCCTTAGCTTTCTCGGCCTCTCCCTTAGCTTTAGAGACTTCAATTGTGGCATTTTGTTCTGCCACTCCTGCAATCTTATCAGCTTCAGCTGCCTTTACACGCTTGTCTGACTCATACTTAGCAACTGCAGCTTCCTGTTCGTTAATTGCCTTTTGCGTCTCAGCTTCCTGTTTTTGTTTAGCCTGAGCAATACGAGTTTGTTTCTCTGCTTCTGCTTCTGCTTTCTTAGAGTCAGCTTCTGCTTTAGCCTTAGCTACATTAGCCTCAGCCAGTGATTCAGACTCTGCTCTGTTAGAATCGGCTTCTGCTTGAGCTTTAGCTATAGCTGAAATTTTCTCAGCTTCTGCTTTAGCTTTCTCTGATTCCGCTGCAGTATTAGCTTTAGCAATATTGGCAGCTTGTTCAGCTTTCTGATTAGCAATACCTGATTGCTTATTCTTCTCAGCTTCTGCAAGTTTGATTTCCTTCTCCTGGTTAATCTCTGCCACACGAACCTCTTGCTCTTGTCTAGTCTGAGCAACAGTAGTTTCACGCTCTTTCTCAGCGTCTGCTACAGCAATTTCACGTTGCTTGTTGGTTTCTGCAATCTGAATATCTCCTTTCTTTTTCTCTTCTGCAATGTCTGCTTGTGCCTGAGCAAGAGCTTTAGTTGCAGCTTTCTGACCTAGATTCTTGATATAGTTTGCATCATCCGAAATATCAGCATTGTTAATGTTGATAATACTGAAACCTACCTTATTTAACTCGGTCTCAATATTCTCCTTAGCTTTGCCGATAAACTTGATTCTATCAGCGTTAATTTCCTCAATCGTCATTGTAGCCATCAAGCTTCTCACTTCACCAATGAGAATATCCTTGATTTGGTCTGAGATTTCAGAAGTTTTAGCTGTTAAGAATCTACTTGCAGCATTTTGCATTAATGTTTGAGTAGTTCCAATACCAGTGGTCAATGTTACAGGAATAGTTACCTTAATCATTTGACTGGAAACACCAGTAACATTTACTTGAATTTGGATAGGTTTCAAGGACATTTTAGCCCAGTCTTGAATTACTGGCATTACGAATGTACCTCCACCATGAATGATTTTGGACGGCAGAATAACTTCCTCCGACTTTCCAGTCTTTTCGTTAACTACCTTTTTCTTGCCAGCCTTACCAAACACAACCAAGATTTCATCACTAGCACACTTACGATACCGTGACAAAAGTCCAATAAAGGTTAAAACTACTAGCAATACAATAACACCTGCTACAATAAGAGTTTCTGTTGTCATTTTTTAAAAATTCTTTTTTAGTTAAAATAATACTTTCCATTCTCAAATTTAGAAATTACCACACGAGTACCAACCATATATCCCATTTTTGGGACTTCTGGATAGGCTACAATTTCCTCAGAACCTCCATTTACTTCAATAGTAATGAAGAAATGGTTTTCACAAGGAACTGTGATAATTCCAACCCTTCCAATCAAGGCTTCACCCTCTTCTGGAATAACTTGATGCTGGAGTTTTAAACAGAGTTTATATAAGTAGTAAAGTATAACCACGAAAAGAATACCGCATACTAATGCGATTAGATAATCATACCATTCTACAGAATGAGATACGGATTGCTTAACACAAAGCCATCCACTAGCTCCCATTATAAAATGGATTAATCCCTTAAATGAGACAATATCACTCACGTTCATATCTAGTTCTCCATCTAAATCAACATCTAAGTCAGTGTCTCCACCAAACCAAGATAAAATGAATTGAACTAGAAAAATGCCATATGAAATGGCTGCCAAAAGATAATACACTTCACTCATCTCTTACAATATTTACAATCTGGGTCATGAACTACTCCGGAAATCTTATACTGTCCAAATCCTTCAACAAACTTAATGTACTGATGATTCTTGTACTTGAAGTGAACTGCGTTATCAAACGGAATAATCCCGTCTGGAGCGCTCATAGTCGCTTTTGACTCTGGTACTGGACCACAGCTATATAGCAACATAAGCCCCAATAAAACAATTACTAATCTTTTCATAATCTAATTTATTAATTAAATAGCACGCCCGCTAGGATTCGAACCTAGGAATAATAGTTTTGGAGACTATCCTCTTAAACCACTTGAGTACGGACGTATTTGCGGAAGGACAGGGATTCGAACCCTGGGGACGCTCATCACGCCCGACGCTTTTCAAGAGCGTTGCAATAAACCTGACTCTGCCACCCTTCCAAAAGCTAGTCTTATGACTAGCCAAAAATCATACAAGAAGCAATATTACACAGAATATAGCTAGAATACACCAGCCTATAGCCTGGATTGCTCCTCAGCCAAATATACAAATCATTGAAGATATAAAGAATACAGCTCCTCCTACTACACTTATCCAACCTCCAGCATCTTCGTCATTCTTAGATAGCTTTCCTCTACCAGTTAGTAGCATAAACAAGGATATTCCTAATAATATGATACCTATTACAACACCTGCTATCTCTTTGTAAAGTAATTTCCATACTACGATAGTTATTGCTGTTTGTCCCAAATTAGAGTCTGCTATTCTGATGGCGGAATCTTCAACTGCTTTAAGAGTTTCATTAACAGCCACGCCTATTTCCTTACCAAGGTTAGCATACTCAGAAACTTCCTTGATTTCACCCTTTATAGCTTTCTCTGTTGTTATCTTCTCAATTTGAGTTCTAGTATCACTAGGCAACTTATCATAGTCTTCTTGTGATATAGTTATCTGAGAAAAAGCTGCTACGCTCATCCAGAGCATAGCAAGCATAATTACAAGGAACTTTTTCATTAGTCAAGCCATTCAAATTCTTCACCCTTGAAATGTCTTGCAAAACAAGCATCGAACACTAGCTTTCCAAACTGGGTTGATACGTATTTGGCAATCTCTTCAGATTTGCACGCAAGCATCCCAACATTGGAATAGGCAAAGCCGACGCCAAAGGCAGAACAGAAACAGCCGAGACCCGCAGTGCCGCCAATAGCCGCGTCGCCGCCCACCAACGCGAATTTCTCGCCCTGATAACGGAAGTGACCAATGACTTCTGCATCCTTCGGAACTGATTTCATTCTAAAGAAGCGAACCCAGGGATACCATATAGTACCAGTCAGCAGATTGAACTTGTGCTTTTCGTTCAGCGCATCCAGAATTGTTTGCAACTTAGCTAGAGCCTTTACAGATTCAGTGTAATGGATTTCACTATTAAATAAGTACCCAAGATAGTCTCTAGCGTCCTCATAGGTCTTTATTCGTCCCATAATGTTTTCTGGAACGATTTCAACATTGCCAGTTTCGGCATTATAGATGGGTTTATAACCATCTGGACATTCAATTTCAATAGTTCTTTTCATTTGTTATAATATTTAATAAAACATGGTTTGGGTGTTATAGCGGATTCGAACCGCTGACCTCTACAGCCACAATGTAGCGTTCTGACCAACTGAACTAATAACACCATCAAATTATTCGAATAGCGGCAGCAACTTCTTTCCTAGTATCTTCACCGCTTTCTGTACATCAGCTACAGTTCTAAAATAAACAACACCTGGATATTTTACGTTTTGATGCATAACGACGTACACTCCTTTTATATCAGTTTCCGTCTTTCCAGATAGAGAAGAACCCCTTCCAAGGAAATAACCGCTGTTACTCTCTGTTTTATTCCAACCATTGTTTAAGTAATTAGCTACTATTTGTAGACAAATTAGAGACTTAGTTTGCTCTGATATCCCTAAAGGTAAAAATAGCACATCCCAATCCTTTTCAGATTCTAATATTTCTCCAAGAGAAGGGACTAGAACTTCTTCACTAAAAGCGGTAAGAGCTAATTTTTTCAAGTCTTCATTGCCACTCTCATACCATTTACGTGCCTGTTCTAAAGTTATTTCAAGGCAAGCTTTTGTTTTATTCATTTTATTCATTTTATTCATTTTATTTATTAGTTTTTAATGGACACCAATCTGGAATTAATACCCTTTCGTAAGGTCTTAACATTCCTTCAATTAGTTTATTCTCAGACTCCTTACAGAGCGCTTTCTCGTCGTCATCATTGAACCAGTCATTAGGATCTGGGTCAGGAACAATTAAGCAGTGCGGACATTCTCTACACTGCTTAATTTCTTTTTGAAATACTACACTAGTACCAGATTTCTGGTAAGTATCCTTCTCCGTACTCATAATTTGTCATTTTGTAATTTCTTTAAATTCGTTTATAACTGTTTTTATAAATGGTTTAATACCAAATAATAGTATTACAATAACAAATATAGTATTTATTACTGGTAATGCCATTATTGCGAGTCTTCTAACTGTAACAAATCGTTCATTTACTGCCATATAAAGGCCAACTATGTACATGCTTATTATGTATATAAATGCTGAATATACAAATATCATCATAATATATTGAAATTAGTGTGGGATTGGGAGGACTCGAACCTCCAGTCTCAAAAGAGAGCAGATTTATTAGTAGTGGGAGATGAGTGAGTCGAACACCCCGAGCCGTTAGGCAGCGCATTTACAGTGCGCCCCGCTACCATCTACGGAATAATCTCCCCTCTTATTAAATTAAAGACACCTTGAAAGGTAAATACTTTTCTCCAAGAGTAATAGAAGATGCTGCAGAAATTTCAGACCTCGGAATAGAATAAAATTCAAACTACTCAGTCATTGCGAATATCAGGTCGCATTTATTTAAATCGAAGGTCTTTACTTTTCCTGTTCCGCTTCTATTTCCGCCACTTACTTTTAAGTTTAACTAGTAGTTTCCACTATCTCTTCTACAAGTTGTAGTCTTTACCTACACTTTTAGTAAGGTATTTCCAGTATCAACTATTATGTCATAATCTTGTGAATCAGTTAAGGGAATACTAATAGTATACCCTAATTTAGAATAATAGGCAATAGCATAAGCAAGTCCTACATTTCCCTATTTAGTAAAAGTAGAAAATTCTCTTAATTCCATAAATTTAATTTTTAATTATTAGTTTAATCTGCGCGGCTACCAATTACCGGTTACAATCCCGAATCGACCTAGTAGAGAACCCTGGTTTCCTCATTTAAATATGACTAACCTATATGCAGTGGGTATACATATTTCTAAAATCCATATCCTAGGTCTCGCTAATAGGGTTTTATTCATAGATAGATTGATAATAATCTATCCAATAGTCTGCCTGCATATCTTCGAAGATTTCTTTGAGTTCTTCATCAGATAGCCCTTCATATTTGTCTTCCATTATATCTTTCTCCTATTAAATAGTCTAAAATATTCGTCAGAATATACGCTGCATAAGTCCTTATACTTTTTTGGCATAGGATAATCAAAGTCATCAAATGCAGACTCTTTAATAAATCCATCATGTAGAGCCATATTTGCTGTGGTAACAGCAATATTACAATTACGCTCCTTTCCCCAGTCAACAATGTTACTCATAACACTATTAAAGTATTCTGTATCATTATCTACTTGGAGATAGATTTCCACTCTGCAAATTGCAGGATTTTTGAATCCTTGTCTACCTTGTCTAAGAGTTATCTTAGATACGAAATTCAAGTCTAGCAAATCTGCTATTCTATCCTTAGCTACAATTCTAGAAATTCTTATCATCTTTTGGTAAGTTATTTTACATAATTGTGGGATAGGTAGGATTCGAACCTACTAAGCCTAAAGGCAACGGATTTACAGTCCGTCCCAACTCTCCATCGTTGGCGCTATCCCATAAAGCAATTAACAGATTTGTTCTAATTAACATAGCTACTACAATTCTTCCTCTTGGCACCCCAAGTCCTCTAGTAGCTAATAGCCGCACTAGTGCGTGGTAACAATTTTAAGGGAACTCACCTCTGTTAATTGGAGTAATCGGGGATTCATCTAAAAGGCACCCTACAGTCCTAATTGCTGTACTAATAGTGAATGTTGATTACTTCTTGTCTGGATAGCAGGACTCGAACCTGCGGTCTCTACATCCCAAATGTAGCATCTTACCAACTCGACTATACCCAGATGCAAACACGTGTTTCACAACAAATGTTTACTAGCGGAATAAAAGACTTCCCTATTAATAGGGAATTATTTCTCTATCTTAGAGAAAGTATAATTTAATCTTTCTATAGATATGATGCAATCTTTTGCAAAGTTTATACCTTTTGTCTAATTATTAGCTGGAGGTTCCTCCCTAATAGTAATAGAATTTCTATTAGCAACATCACATTCTGGAAATATATAGATGTTATGAAGGTCGCAACATATCATAATATCTATTTCATCCTCGTTGTATTTGTGAACGGTCCCTTTGTTATAATTATTACTTGTTAAACTAAAGTTCAACGAGTTATTTACAGTTTTACTCGCAGTAGTTTTCACCTAAGTTCTGTAAAACTTGTTATTATAACAAAATCAAATGGTAGATTGTCAGACATTGGTAATAAAATATCTAATCCATATTTTGATAATTCACCAATGGCTATACGCTCTCCTATTTCTCCGAGCTACTTTTTGTTTCTTAATTCGTCTACATTTATCATAGCTTAATTATTTAAAGTTGGTTCTCCCTAAGAGAGTCGAACTCTTGTCTTTCGATTAAAAGTCGAAAGCTCTACCGTTGAGCTAAGGGGAGAATAATAGTCTTTCCTTCCAGATTCGAACTGGAATTATCTGTTTAGAAGACAGAGGTTCTATCCATTGAACTAAGGAAAGGATAACTAAGAGTTTGCCTACTATTATATAGTATAATCTAGATTTCTCTTAGTTAAGAATTGTTAAATCTTCTCTTCAGAGATTAGTGCGTTCCCACAAGTAATTCGGTCAGAATCTTCCTCCTTAGATGGAACAAACACTATAACATCCCAACCTTCTTTCAATAAAGGTTGTTCAAAGCGACGATAAACGTCATAATCAGAGTATCCAGTTACCTGGAAACCATTCTCTATAGCAGAAGCTGTTTCATGTATAGGAGTGATTTTAACAATAAATTTCTCCCTATCAAATAGCTTTGACAATTCCTTCGCATCGAGAATAGTTTGTGAGGTTACTGGAAAATTTAGAGTATACTTTCTGCCTACTGGCATTGGTAACTCGTCAGCCAACCGGGAAATTTGTGCTAGTGACAAACTCTTAGAGTCAAACAGCTCATTTCTCTGTTCATCGTCTGTAGAATTGATTGAAAACTGCAAGCCTGCTTCTCCATTGTAGAACTCATTTTTTATGCTACACCAAACCTGTAAGAAGTTTCCAAGCTTATTATTTGCTTTCGGAAGCATCGTGGAAACTACTGGATGAACAGTTTTAGCTATTAACCCTGCAGACTTAACCACACCTCTGAGAGCAAGTCCAAATGCTAATACATTATCATTCCATGTTGGTTCTCCCATTCTAGCAAAGTGTACATTAAACCTGTCTGTTTCTCTGACACTTTCGCCTTCTATAATAGTTCGGATTTGTCTATCCATATCTTCTATAGAAGCATTTCCATAGAATCCAAACTTGGGAACATCACAGAATTTACAATGCATAGGACAGCCTTTCTGAGTTGAAATAGTTGCAACCCACTTCTTACTAAGGTCAACTTCAGTATTAGCTACTCCGTTAATCTCCTTAGTTAATCCTAGGAAATTAGCTTTGATATTGTTCTCTTTTCCATAGTCTCCTACGGTTAGAAATTCAAGTTTATGTTCTGTATCAACATAAATCTTTCCTATGTGAGTAAGTATTGTCTTCATTGTTCTTCAATTGCCTTCCAAATGATAATTAATATTATGAATACTACTATATAGGTCATGGTACAATCCTCCAATCCAATCTATTCATCACTATTCTGAATTTGTTAGCTTCTGACCAGCTACGGAAAGACCTAACGATCTTCCCGTAACTGTCCAACAGATAATATTTCATACTTAACTAGCTCTCCATTAATATGAATTGTACAAAGGATTATATTGCCTACAATAATCATAGTTTCCACCATAATTATCTCACCGTTTATTTCGGTGATTTTTCTCATTATTGCCATAAACTAAATACTTTTTTTGTTAGTGGATAGTTTCCTCTCCACTTTGTTGCATACTTAAATACACGAGAATCGCCTGTACGACGCCAAGTAGATCGAAATAGCGGGAATAAAATCGCCATAACGACAAGTCCAAATACTAGAACAATGAAAGTTAAACCTTTCAGTATATGTTCTAATAACCAAACGGGTAAAGTAATGCCCCATCTAACAATTGCTAATAAATCTTCCATATTAGTTCTCAACTATCAGAGTGTTATGGATTCTCAATTCCTCTTCCGAAATCGGAATTAATTCTCCAAATACTCTTATGTATTTTTGTTCTTTGATTACTAATGATGTGGTAATTTCAGTGATTACCTCGATGTTAGCATTGTGCCATCTCTTTAAATACTGAGAATGTATTCTTCTAGACAATTCGTAGTTGTCTGAAGATGCTATTCTCGCAGCTTTGAATCTTTTTCTCATGGTTTTCTTTTTAATTCGTTAAATCTTTTCTTGCTAATTTTCCATTCACAAATGTTTCTGTAACTGTTCTGATGCCTTCTAAATCAAAATCTTTATAAAGACTGAGGTTATAATCTCTAAATGATTTGGATAAGTTTTAATCTTTTTCATTTTTACTTTATTTTAATTATATTGCATGTCCTATTTCTGAGCCTATTCTCAAACAAAGTAGTATTGTAGCTAAAAGTCCGAAAAACAGGCATACTTCTGCACTCTTACATTTATAGCCTATGATAGCTATTATGTATAAAATGATTATGATTATCATATCTATATAGTTTTAAATTAATATTCTAGTTAAAGCTACTATTCTCACGAACTGTAGCTGAAAAGTAATAATCACAAATAATATAACTATGAAGATCCCTACTCTGGACTTGAACCAGAATCTTCTCCTTTAAAGGGAGACGCAATCCATTATACTAGTAGGGAAATCCTATCTAGAATAAGATAGGAGATTATTTCTCAGTTTTCTATGCTGAGGACGTTCGCAAAGCGGGAACACCAACTTCGTTGGTATTCCATCACTAAATTTATAGATAGCTAGTCTATAAACTTGCGAATAGGTTCGAGATGGAAAATGAACCCTTATGAGGTTCTCTCTTACTATCTAGAGATTTTAATCAGGCTTCTTAGACCTGGCAACTTCTAACATAATTGTATAACATATTTTATATGTGATATGTACGGTCACTGACATATCAGCAGTACTCATAATATTGCTATAAGTGACCAATCCTTGTAGCTCAACCTAAATCCTATAGTGCTCAAGTTTGCGAATATGCACATAGAATTTGTAGCAGTTATTTTTGGTGTTAGGCTCTTCTGCGTAGCCTCGCTTTTTGTTGCCTTTTTATAGGCTAAATACTAAATAATGTCCATAGAGAGTGTGAGCTATATAACTCCTACTCTGGCGGATTTTTTGAAAATCGGAAAAAGTCCGGAAATTGAGGGTCTTTTTAGTGGACAATTTCTCCTTCCTTTACCGAATTTTCGCGTTGAACATTGAAAATACTAATAACAGTTACAGTGTAAACTTCTATCCAGGAATATATCTCAATACTAAGTGATTTCTGATAAGAAAATATCCACTTTTTAAGTGATAATTCTCACCGTTTTTCACTTTGTATCGAGTATAAGGACCGGTGACTAACCAATCCTTATACATTTTGCCTTTAAGAGTTACAAAACTTCGTTTAAGCGAAGTTAAGCGTCCACACGTTGACGTTTCTTGTTTCGCCATTGAACTCGGCTACCACAACGGTTTTCTTTTCAAACTTAATCTTCTTACCGGCAAGCTCTTCCTTGAAAGCTTCATCCATTGTAGCGTGCTTCTGAACAGCATCAACAACAGTACCAGTTGGACGTACAAAATCACTACCGTCAGCAGGACGAGCGCCACGAGTCAAGCAGCCAATCCAGAAGTCCTTACCTTCTTCAGTAATAACTTTGGCAGCTTTGTTGGTTGTTCCGCTAATAGGCATTAAGAAGATTTTAAAGTCTTTAGGAATCGTCACCGTTTCTCCTTCATTGATATTGTTCAATTCAAGAGAGCGAACAGCCCCTACACCTGCATCTTTGAAAGAGTTGAATACTTCACCTTGAGCAGCAGCTCTTTCTTCACTAATCTGTCTAGCATTCTTTTCAGTTGCCATAATCTAATAATTTTTTTTTGTTAGTAATTATACATTTATTGTTCACTCGGGTAATGTTGGGGCCTGTATACAGGCTATTTATACCTTTATATTAATTCGTGTCGTGCGCAACTTTATATTATTGTAAGTTAGTTAAGCATGAATAAACAGCGTTTTTGTATTCTTTCAGAAAGTTATCAATTCCCATATAATAAGGAACATTGAATTTCTTTGCGTCTTCTACAAAGTCTTCCCAAACTAAATATTCCGCTATTAATGATTTGCGGTTATCTGGGCAAAACACGTATCTATTAAATTGCTCATGCAACATTGACCAACCACGAGATTGAACCCCATAAAGTTCAAATAATAGGTTATATCTTTCTTCAACGTATTCTTTTGTCATAATGTTTAAATTTATAGGGTAGGTCTGTCACCCCTACCCAATGTTAAACTATTTTACAAAGTCGATGGTTGCCACCTTTGTGGTAAAGTTTTCACCTTCAACTTTGGTAAATTCTTTTACTATCATAGGTTTCCCAGTGATGCCCTTAAATGCCTCATCGTAAGAGGCATTAGGATTTTTGTAAAATTTTTCGATTACTGTACCTTTAGGTCTTACAAAATCTCCCCCGTCTTTGGGCTTTGCTCCACGTGTGAGCCATGAAACGTAAAAGAATTTTCCTTCTTCGGTAACAACAAACTGATATTTGTTACCGTTAAATTCACGTTCATAGATTTTGTAGTCATTGGGAATTGTGAACTCTTCCCCTACTTCCACGTTTGCAAGTTCCGTAGGTGGTAAATTAGTTTTTCCTGCTGCTGCAAAATCCTTGATTTGTGTACCCTGTGCCGCTGCGAGTGCTTCACCCTTTTCTCGGCTGTTTCTTTCTGTTGCCATTGTTATAAAATTTATAATTATTACTCTTATATGGTTAGGGATTATATATATGGATATTTATTTTCCACTACGAACCCCAGGGGGGTCTAACGTAGTGGTGGACCGCCACTACACTCACTCTATGAATTTTTGGAATCTAGGTAATTGCCCTCCAAATATAAAAGTCGGAATTTATAATAACCCCAGGGGGCTATTTATATAAAGTACCTGTACCGGCTTTCCCCTTAATATATAAAATATGTATAATATTTGAATTAGAATTTTTTAACTTTGCGTTTAACTTTTCGGAGGTTATTATTGTATATAACTAAAAAGAAAACAATTATGATTACAGACTTAGAAACATTGTTAAATTAGGACTAGTTTAAATAGCTAATTGGGGCAATTAATACGAATCAAGAATATTATATGTCTGGTAATGGACTAACTATTAAGTCCGAATCTACCGACGATTCTTTGTTCTTATTAATATCTTATGAAAGATAGAAGGAAGAAAGCTGTCTAGCTAATGAAGAGGTAGACCAATTCCAGAAATATTTAGAATCTCTAGATGATGATTTATTTATAGATGTATGCGAATATCTAGGAGAGCTTGAAGTTCATAAAATACAAGAATGCTTAGAAAGCGGCAAGTTAGAAACAGTAAGAGCTGGTATTGCTAAATTCAAAATGGCATTGTCAGATATAGCTAAAAAGAGAATTGAACAACTGAAAGCTTATGTATGAATAGGTTGCTCAAATGAGAATACTATTAGCTAATATCAACGCTACTATGCAGGCTTTATTTCACGAAAATGAACAATTAAGAAAAGAACTAGAGAAATTGGCAGCAGAAAATAAATCTCTAAAAGAGAAATAAGTTACTGCCCTATGGTGTAATGGTCAGCACAGATGACTCTAAATCATTTAGTCTGGGTTCGAATCCTAGTAGGGCAACGCCAAAATTAATAGTTATGATAAAATTAAATGAGAATTATGTAGTAACTCCAACAGGAGCTAAAACTCTTATTATAGAAGAGGGAGACGATTGGAATAAAGTTTGTGAGAAGGTAGTTGGAAGTAAGTTTGATTATATCTTTGTACCTCAAGAATTTGAGAATCAAGCCTGCTATTTTCTTCCGCAAATAACAATTCAAGGAAAACAGATAGGCAAGATATGTACTTATAAGGTATTGAAATGAAACAGTGTGCAGTTGTATTAAATGGAAATGATGTTGTCAAAGTCTCTAATTTAAAGAGAAAATACGACAAGATAATGAATAACCCTAATATGAAAATATTAGAGGAATGTGATATGGAAATGTTAGATGAAAAGTACAACTATTGGAATAGAACATTAAATAGAAATACAGAAGAGGAGAAAAAAGAAGAGACTAAGATGCATCACTTTAAAAATCCGAAAACTGGATGCTCTATAACAAGTATCTATCCAGATTTGGAAGAATGTAAATCATATATAAAAGACTGGATGGATTATGTTAAACTTGATTGAAAAATATAACGAACTTACTAAATCGGAATTAGAGGAGCTAGCAGAAATAACACTATTAGCTACAGAATCTTTAATTAATACTATTGTAGAAGAAGGAAAACAAAACGAACAATGGTTCTTAGATTATCTAGACAACTTAAATAAGCTAAGTGTATCGTACTAATATGTCAGTAGCCGCAAATATGATGATGTTCAATTCTTCAAGAATTGAGCGTGAAGAAAGGGAAGTATATGAAAAGGCTCTTAAACTTTTACAAAGAGCTGCAGGAATTTCTGGAGAAACTACAGATGATATAAAAAATTTCGTATTTGACATTTACATTAATGGCAAAGTACTTAGCAGTTTAAGGGCTAGCTATCCACAATATAGTCTTTCAGATGATTCTTCTATATTATTAGATATATGGAATCAAGTAGACCATCAAGTAAGAAATATACTACAACATGGTTTATATAAAGATACTACAATAGAGAAAGCAATTATTAACGACACTTTTGAAGGGTATGATAAATTATAAGAAAACAATAACTAATATTCATGAGCTGCTTCCAGAGCTAGACTTGGATACATTATTTAAAATAATGGAGGCTATAGTAGAGGAAACTACTCCAATTATAAATTGGCCCAATAGCATCAGAACTCCACTTTCAGATAAACCTTGGTGGGAAGAGCCAAACAGAATCACTTGTACGTATAATAGTAAATAAAAATAGGCGAGCCTAGACTTAATTGTCTAAGTTCGCCTATTTTGTTATGCATTAACTTTTAGATATTTTATCCATGAAAACATCTTTCTCTATCCTTCTAGATACTGTAAATTGTCTTCATTCATATAAGCTTCTTCTTCAAAGCTTACATCTCTGTAGCAATCATTTTGAGAATCTTTAAGTCTTAATAGTCGTATAATTAAATACTCTAATCCATACCAGATATAGAAAGATGGAATAGCTAACCATACCCATTCTAATCCAAATAATATAGATATAAGTATTGCAAACGCTATTGCACATTCTAAAATCTATACTGAATGGATATTCTCGTGATTCTTATCCTCATCAGTCAAATCCGACTTAGTAAATATTAATCCAAACAGATTAATTACTTTATAACCTCCAAACGGTATAATATTATTTTTAATTATCATATTATATAATACCAATCATTACGTTCCATAACTCCTTTCTCCTTGAGCTATTTGTTATCTAAATGATAGTCTCCATTTCTAAAATTTAATTCATTCTTAGTATAGTCCCAATAAAAATACCCTTTCCAGCCAGGGAGTAATAAAGTACGACCAGTAGCCGCATAAAGAGTTGCTCTATTATAGTCCATATTACTTATTAAATATAAATAGTAAATAAAGATATATCTTAAGTATAAATTCTTTAATTAATTTAACTACAGCGCTCATTGCTTTCTTGTTTTAATTAATCCATAATTTCCTTTCTTTAATCTAGTAGTAGGAATCCATCCATTATCTAGAATAGATCTATGTCCACTTGGTTTATGTATCTTAGCTCCATCTTCGTGTTTCCATTTAGCCGCGTTTCTAGCAAAGTTAGCACGCTTCTTCTGAAGAGAAGTAGCATTAGGATTGTTTAGTACAGATTTAGCATGTTCCTGTACAGACTATCCTGCAGCCTTAGCAGAGGCAGTAAATTTACCTTTGTTTTTCTCTTTAATATGAATGCCTGACCCGTTTTTAAAAATTGGACATCCAAATGTTACCATTTTTGTCATATTAGACATTTTTAATATAATGTATTATTTATTGATTTGTATCTTACAAAGAATATTAATATACTTGAAAAGTATCAAATAAATATAGATAAATGTGATAAATGATTAAATGAATTATGACTAATGGACAAAAGTAAAATTACAAAACAAAATGGGAACATAGCTTTCGAAGAGGAAGCTCATATTTATTATGATGTTACAAAGCCAGAACAGAAATTTATATCTGTAACGACTTTAATTCATTCTTTCACCCAACCCTTTGATAAAGAGTTCTGGTCAGCTTATAAAGCACTAGAGAAACTTCTACCTAAAGAAGATTGGGCTATCGAGAAAAAATCTCTGCTGAATACTAAGAAATTTGACAAAGTTCTACTTGAACTTCATAACATTACAGAAGACGAGTTTAATAAAGAACAACAAGCTATCTTAGATGCATGGGATATGGAGAACAGAAACTCTTGCGAGAGAGGAACTAGAATCCATGCAGATTTGGAAAACTCTTTTTACAAAAAGAAGAAGGATATAGATCTAAGTAAATATCAAATAGGTGGTAAGTTTGAGTGTATAAAAGACTATAACAATCTAGATTTGGAGAATGGGGTATATCCTGAGTATCTAATCTCTAGAGTATCTGAGGACGGAAAACTAAGAATAGCTGGACAAATTGACTTATTAGTTAAAAGAGGTAATAAGATAATTATTGGCGACTGGAAGACTAATAAAAAAATAGAAACAAAGAGTTTCTTTAATTCTAAAACTAAGACATCAGTTAAGATGAAGTATCCTCTAAATAATTTAGATGATGTTAATTATTGGCATTATACCCTTCAGCTAAGTACTTACGCCTGGATGATTCAGAAGAAAAACCCAGAATTTGAAATTGAAGACTTAGTTTTAGTACACTTCGACCACAGTGACAACATGACAGTATATCACTTACCATATTTAAAAGATGAAGTAATAAGAATGCTTTCTTTTTACAAGAAAGAATCTATATTGGCAGAAAATAAAAAGAAACGTCAACGTATTGAATATTAATTATGACACTAGAGGAAATAGAAGAAAGATGGAAAATATGTAGACGCTGTCCAATATGTAATCAAGAAGATGCAATATGTAATGGACAGTTGTATTTAAATCCAGAAAACAATGACATAAGTATTGGTCCAAAAGAAGGATATATAAAAGGATGCGGATGTCTACTGGAATTAAAGATACCTAATGAGAAGAAGCATTGTCCTGCGAAGAAATGGTAAATAATTTATTACTATATGGGACTCCAGTAATGGCTAACCCTACTAAGGCTTATATACTTATGACTCAAGAACCTACTGAAAAGATGTCAAAGAAATGGATTAAAGCAATATTTACTAAACCTTTAGTAATATTGAAGAGTATATATTTCCATATATTTGGAATTAATCAAGATTTAGCAACCACAAGATTAAATATTTGTAATACTTGTCCTCATAAATTACAGACTTCATTTGGAGAAGTATGTGAGGAGTGTGGTTGTATACTAGAGAACAAAACTAGAATAGAAGATGAACATTGTGATTTATGTAAATGGTAAAATGAATTATGGAAACTTTAAGAACAGAATTGAACAGTAATGAGAAACTAGCACTAGCTATAACTGGTATGGAAGGTACAGGACAGCACCTTATAGTAAATGGAGAAGCTGCAGATAAAACTTTATTAAGAGAAAAACAGGAAAGATTCAATACAGCAGTAGATGAATTAGAAGATAAATTCTCTAAACATAATGCAGCTTTAGAATCTTACGCCAAATCATTATCTGAGGATATGAATGGTGTAGAAATTATGCCTATGTATGGGTATGCATTAATTAAACCTTTCGAACAAAATCCGTTTCAAAAAATTAAAACTACTAAGAGTGGATTAATTACAGACTTAGGTGGATTTGCTCCAACATATAAATCTAATGAAACAGGAGAAATAGAAGAAGAACAACAATTTATTAAAGTGGGTACTGTTATTGAGGTCGGGCACAAGTGTGAGTTCCTAAAACCTGGAGATATAGTATTCTATACAATAGCTAGCGAGTGCATGGTTCCGTTCTACAAGTTTGGATTTGTTGTAGTTAATGAGAACAGAATTATGGCTGTAGTTAACGAAAATCTAACTGAAAGAAGAAACGAATTGAAGTATGGAAACAATTGATGAAAAAGTTTATTTTAAGCCTGGGGATTGTGTTACTTTACGGTAGTGTAAAGTAATGCATTCTCCAGTTATGCTTGTTCTAAGAAGAGAAGCAGCTTTATTTAAAGATAACCAAGGATTACGAGGATTAAGATGTAGATGGTTTACTGATTCCGGACTTATGTAGGAAGCAGTGTTTAATACTAAGGATTTAATTAAAGTAGAAAAGTAATGGCTAAAGTGTAGTTTGACCCTGAATTGATGCGTAATATCAAAATTATTTACGGAGATGCGGACTTAGATGAGAGAACCTTGAGGTAGTTGCATTAGACTTGGGCAACTAATCCAGACATTATTAGAAGAACCGCACAATAGAAAATGCCTAAGTTACAAGAGGCATATTTTGATGCTCCAGAAATGCCTTCATTACCCACAAGATTAGAACCTCTTCCTACTGCTGAAATAGCTTAGGATGATTTAAGAGGTGTTAAAGATTTTAAGACAGCTTTTAGGGCTGCTAGAGAGAGAGGACTAAAACAGTTTATGTGGGGAAATTCTGTATATACTACAGACTTAGGACAGCCTTCAAGTAAGCCTAAACAACCTTCTACCATTCAGATTCCTTAGTCAGATACTTAGATTAGTATAGAAGCTCCAGACCTAATTGCTACAACAAAAGGAACTACTTGGGGTAGAGGAATACCAACTATTACAAGAGGCAGTTAGCCAGCTAGTGAATAGACAAGAGCCGAGTAGCCTTCAAGTAAGCCTAAACAACCTTCTACCATTAGATATACTATGGGAAATACAGTACAAGGAGGAGATTTTGGGATACATAGGGGGTTATAGAGATTATTTAATTATCTTGGAGATGTATGGAATTCTAGAAAATCAGAAGCTAAACCATTAACATTATCTCCGGGACATACAACTAAATTTCAACAAGGAGGAACAATGAATAATCAACAAGAATTACAAAAAGCGTTTGTGGCATATTTAATATAGGATGCGCAGTCATAGGGAGTTCAGATATAGTCTGAACAGGATTTACAAGCTTATGCTGAACAATTAGGTGAAGACGGCATTAAAGCTAAGTATCAGGAATTTATGCAGAAAATGCAAGGAGGAGTAATGGCTAGGCTTGGAGCTAAGCTTGAGTATTATAAGAAGCTAAAAGGAGTATGTCCAGAAGGAGAAGAGCTTGTATATTTTAAGCAAGGCGGTAGAATCTGTAAAGCTTGCCAGAAAGCACAAAAAGGAACTAAAGTTACTAAGAAAGCTAATGAAGTTGATAAATTTAAGGCAGGAAGAGCTTAGTATAAGAAAGATATGAAATCTGCTAGAGACGAAGCCTCAAGAGATTCTATATCAATCAATAAATACAATGATTAGGAAACTATGGCCAATAAAGGACATAAGGGTAATTTCCAGGGAGGAAAATGGGTTCCTGACAGAAAACAATATGCTAAGAAAGACGCTTGTGGCTCAAAAATGAAAGTCAATAAGTGCGGTTCCAAAATGAAAAAGAAATAATAAGATTATCTAATGTGTATGATAATGATTAATGATTATGAATGTATTTAACTATAACACTTTAACTAAATAGCTAGAAATAAATGAACCAGAGATATTACTAGTTAAGGAATTTAAGGCTTTAATCTAGAGGGATAAATCTGCAGAAAAGGATAGAGCTACTAGAGAACTATCTTACATTTATTTAGCTATAGACTGGAAAAGTCCGTACAGTTAGTATTCGGAACATGAACGACATGACGAAGCTATTAGTGATTCTGGATTGACAGAGTCAGAATTTAATGACCCTATATTTAGAGAAGCTTGTAGGAAATACAGAGCGTTACAAGATTCAAACAAGTCAATAAAATTACTAGAAGCAGCTAAAAGAGCTGCAGACTAGTTTATTGATTATTTCGAAACTATTGTAGATTTAAATGAGCGTGATAATAACGGCAAGCCAGTATTCCAGGCTGAAAAAGTAATGAAGGAAATGGCTACTCTTCACAAAGTTCATGAAGAACTCATAACACTAGAAGACTAGGTTAAGAAAGAACTTACTGAACAATCTACTGTTAGAGCTGGAGCTGTGGATGGTTTTGACCCAGGAGACTTTTAATTATGCCAAGAAAAAAGATATTACCTGAAGAAATATAGAATATTGTAGATTAGGTAAGAGAAAAAGAATAGAAAGAGGATGCTAAAGAAGCTAGAGAATTAGTATAGAAAATAAGAGAGGAAAGGGTCAGAAATTCTGACTATTGGGATGTTAAAATAGGAGATAAAATAGAAGTATTTGACCCTACCTTATCTTATGAAATAACTGGATACAGACCTATTGACGAAACTCATGGATTGGACTTTAATCCAGATTGGTTTACCGAGACTAGGGAAGTATATAAACGAACTGGTCAATACTGTCCCTACCTTAGAGATAGTAAGCGGTACAACGAATTTTGGAAAGAGCAATATAGAAGATGTAAGTATGGAATGACAGTTAATGGATACACCATTACTGGAGATAATTACTTCTTCTTAAATTTCTATTAGTTACCTACTATTGACTAGCAGAAAGCCTCTGGTGAGGGTACTGATAATGACTTCCCAATATTCTTTGCATCACATTATATGTTCTTTCATTATCTATAGATGGCTAGAGTGCTACACAAGCACGCAGCTTTAATGAAAGCTCGTTCTATTGGATTCTCTGAAATAAACGCCTCTCTTTCTGCTCGTATGTACTCTGTTATTAGAAGAAGTAGGGTTATGATTACTTGCTTTAATGATACCTTCCTTAAGGGTACCTTTAGTAAGTTTGATAATGCTCTTACATTCTTAAATACCTGTACTGGAGGAGGATTTTTTAAATTGCGACTTATTGACCAGGATTTGAGAAAGAAATCAGGTAAACAAATCAAAATAAATGGTTAGTTTGAAGACGTAGGATTTAAATCTGAGGTTGTAGCAATTAACGGAGCTAAACCATCTAATATTCGTGGAGACCGTGTAGATTTATTAATATATGATGAAGCTGGTTCCTGGCCTGGACTTGATACCGCTGTGGTACAAGGTCAAGAACTTTGTGAAGTTCAAGGTATGCCTCGTGGAACAATGTTGTTTGGAGGTACTGGCGGTGATATGGGTGCTCCTCTAGAGGGCTTAAAAAAGATTTACTATAATCCAAGAGCATATAAGATTCTTCCATTTAGACATAATTGGACTTAGGATGGGACTACTATAGAGAGTGGATTCTTTATTCCATACTTTATACAATCTTTGAATCCAGAATTTATGGACCACAGAGGAGTATGTAATACTGTGGAATATAAGAAATTCTTATAGGAGGAGCGAGATAATCTGTTAGCTGTACCAGAAGACTACCTAAAGAAATGCGCTGAACGTTGTTGGAATGCAGAAGAAGCATTTAATCTAGAAGGTGTTAATAAGTTTAATAAAATTTTAGTTGCCGAATAGATAGCTAATATAAGACTTAAACAAATTGGCCCAAGACCCGAATGTGGTTATATTGATTATTTTTACAAAAATAATAAACATACTTAGGATAATATTGATGGTTTTAAATGGATTCCTAACAGCAATGGCAAAGTAAAAATTCTAGAGCATCCAATATGGTCTGACTTATATAAAGAACAAATGGAAAAGCTTAGATAGGAGGCAGAAGATAATGGCTAGGATTTTGAAGTTCCAGTTTATAAAGAGATGCGAGACTTATATGTAGCAGGTATAGACGGTATTGATATTGGAGCGAATTAGACTTCTAAGGAAACCAGAGACCCGTCTGATTTCTGCATAATGATTAAGAAACGTGCGTTTGGTATGAATGACCCTCAGTATGTTGCTATGTACAAGGATAGACCTGGAGACATCAGAGAAGCCTATAAAATAGCTATGTGTTTAGCTCGCTATTATAATTGTAAAATAAATATAGAAGCTACTCGTATGGGTATGGTTACTTGGGCTAGAGAAAAAGGATGCCTTAACTATTTTATGAAGCGCCCAAGAGCTACTCTAACTGACGTTAGAAATGGAACTACTAAATAGTATGGAACTCCTGCTACAAAAACTATAATCGAATAGCATACTGATTTAACAGCCGCCTTTATAGAAGACTATTGCCATACTATATGGTTCGAAGAAATGCTAGAATAGTTCACTGCATATAATGATGAAAATAAGGGTAAGTATGATATTGTAGCCGCTGTAGGTATGACTGAGTTAGCAGACCAAGAGCTATCAGGAAGACAGCCCGTACTTGTGGAGAAAGAAGTTGAATAGTTCCAAGATTTTGGTTACTATTACGACGAGAGAGGAATTAAAAGATTTGGAGTTATTCCAACTAAGAAAACTCCTGAACTTAATATGCAAAGAAACGAATATGATGACCCATACAGAGTTGAAACAAGTGATCCTAGAATATATGAGGGACTTGTACAAAATGGAGTATATAGGCGGACTAGATATTGAGAGTTTAGACCCAGTTGGGTATAAAGTCTCTTTTAACTTTGATAGGTCAGAAATGCCATTAGTAATAATAGCAGATTTACCAGACGAAGAATTTCTGCCATTTATTAAGGAAGAATTAAGAAGTAGGAAGTTACAAAGAGTTAAGTATTATAACGCTACTAAACTTCCTCCAGAACAACATAATTTATGTTATGAAAGAGAAGGAATTGATAGACAAGACAAACGAGGCTATTGCGGAACTTGTATATGATAAGTATGAGTTACAGAAAGCTTATAATTATTATAATGGTAAAAGAGATCCTGAATAGTTCCGTTATCTGGAAGAAAACTTCGGAATAGGTAGCCCCACTTCGGTAGAGTTTACGCCTTTATTAAAGAAACACGTAGATGCTCTAGTTGGAGAATATTTAGGAACTCCTATACTTCCGAAAATTTCTTGCAAAGATTCAGATACTATCAGTAATATAACAAGAGAAAAATAGCTAGAAATAACCAAGGGAATAGTAAAGTTTTTGAAAGACCATTTAAGTAATTCAATTCTTAAGTTTATTGATGGCAAGGATATTACTGATAAAGCTGTAAAGACTTAGTTAGATAAAATTATATAGGATATTGACCAATCCTTTATTTCTCAATATGAAATTGCAGCTTAGAATATAGTACATTATATTATGCAATCCAGAGAAACCGATTTAATTACTAAGTTACGTTAGTTACTAACAGACTTATTAATTACTGGTTATACATTCTTTAGAGTGAAATCATCGGCTTCTGGAACTAATATTGAAATAGAGGTATTAAACCCACTTAATACATTTGTTGATAGAAATCCAGAATCTCCATATGTAAGGAACTCATATAGAGTTGTAGTAAGAAAGTGGATGAGTAAGAGTTAGATTTTAGCTAAATATGGCAAAGAAATATCTAGAGAAGATTTAAGAAGACTAAAAGATGAATGGCGAGCTGATGATTCAGCTGCTGTTTATAGAAGAGTATATGGAGATACTTGTACAGTAGTAAATGAAGATTAGAATCATGAAACCATTCCCGGCTATCCAGACAATGAATATAGTGCTCATAGGTTCTAGTTAATCCCAGTCTATGATGTTGAATGGATTGAAACAGATGATGATTTTGTGATGTAGAGATACAATACTATCAGAATAGGAGAAGAGATATATATTCTTAGAGGATTAGACAAGACTGTTATGAGGTCTAAAGATAATCCCAACTTCTGTTCTTTATCGGTAAATGGAGTATATTTCTTAAATCGCTCTTAGTAGCCTTATTCTCTTATATTAAAATGTGCACATCTGTAGGATAGATACGACTTATTAAACTATTATAGAGATAATCTAATAGCTAATAGTGGTACTGCTGGAGTTATTATGGATATGTCTCTGTTGCCTACCAACTTAGGAGTTAAATGGCCAGAACGAGTACAAAAATGGTTAGCTTATAAAAAAGGTGGTATCATGTGGATAGACTCAAGCCAAGAAGGTAGGAATGACGGACAGCAAGCTCCAAACTAGATATATAACGGATTTGATGATACCTTAAAAGCATAGGCTGTATAGGCTATTGAATTAGCTATTCAATCAGTAGAACAAACTACATCATCAATAACTGGAGTATTTAGGGAACGACTTAACGGTATAGAAACTAGAGATGCAGTTACTAATATTAAGTAGGGAGTAGCTAACTCGTATATAGTAACTAAGCACTATTTTTAGCAGATGGATTTAATAACCTGCGAGATACTACTAGATAGTCTTAATTAGGCTAAAGTTACTTATAAGAAAGGATTAACTGGAACTATTATACTTGGGGATAAATATCAACAGATATTTACAGCACTTCCTGAGTATTTTACTGTTACTGACTACGATATTCATATTACTGCTAGTTCAGAAGTGATGGAAGATCTATAGACTATAAAAGCAATCATTCCAGAGTTCGTAAAAAGTCAACAGATGGATCCAGATATTATTTTTGAGGCTCTTACATCTAAGAGTCTGACAGACCTTAAATATAAGGTTAAGAAAGCTGTTCAAGTTCGCAAAGAGGAAAATAATCAGCTTCAGCAACTACAAGAAAAATTAGAAGAAACCTCTCAATAGGCTTAGTAGTTACAGCAAGAATTATAGAAAGCTCAGCAAAAGATTGAAAGCTTAGATGAATAGAGACTGGGATTAGAATAGTAGAAGATGCAGTTAGAATATAAAGTTAACTGGCTTAAAGCTCAGTCTGATTCTACTTATAAAGATAGACAAATGGATATTGAAGAAAAAAGAACTGAAATAGAGTTGGCTTAGCTTCATGATGGAAATCCATATAATGACAAAATAAGACAAATACATTAATATGGCAACTGGAACAATTGTATACAACAAAGATTAGTAGTAGATTTATCCTATCTCTGATGGGACAGTAATTATAAGTAATGCTTCCGGTTCTAAATCAAATGTAGAAGACGACTTAAAAAAATTATTTAAGTAGGTATCAGATTTATCCGGTTCAAGTGAAGCAGTTAATAGTATTATTATTAAAATACATTATCTCCCTGCTAATACTGCCGATGAATCTGAAATAAAACTATCAAGTAAGTAGTGGTCTGATACTTTTGAGCTTCCAACAGAAGAGAATCCATATATATGGAAAAGAACTAAATTTACTTTTTAGGGAGCTGATGAATCATAGGGAACTACTATCTATGAAATAGTAGCGAGTGATGTCTCTACTATTATATAGACTATATATACTAGAACCGAGGGAATAACACCAGTTATAGAGTATAAACAAAAAACGAATGAAAAAGGAGATCCTCTCTATATAGATTCTGACGGGAGAGAAACCACAGAAGTAACCTCTATTAAAGCCTATGACTATAACTACTACTGGAATGGACAGCCCTCCTCTGGGATTGATAAATTACCTCCTACTCCAGATGGATAGTCTTATACCTGGACTGACTATCCACAAGATATTAGTTTATCTTTTACTTCTGTTTTTATGTCTAGACGTATAAAGCAATCTGGAAAGTGGGGACCTTTTTCTACACCAGCTCAATACGGTCAATGGCCTAACACTTAATATTATTGCAATATGGAATTTAGTATTGATATACATACCCAAATTAATGGGGAAATACTGATAGAAGATTTCTCAAAAGAATATGGCTAGTATATTGATGAAGATGTAGAGGTAGTAACTTCTTACGACTCCTATAAGTATAGTGAGAGTGCTACCTTGAATACTATCATCAAAGTTAGTATAAGCGATGCTACTCTGATAGATGTCCTACTTAATGACCATACAGAAGACTTAGACTCGTGTATGTTTAAGGTCAAGGATGATGGTTATTACGTAGTAGACCATATCATTATTCCTAATATGAAATGGTATGAAAATTCATCGGACGAATACAAGGAATACTATGAGACTATCTATGTTACTGATGGAGAAAAATTATATAAAGAAGTAGAAGGTAAGCTAGAAGAGTGTACAGTTAAAGAAGTTCTTGAACGAAACATAGAAGGAACTACTATAAAAAAATGTAAGGTAGATGTTTTCTTTACAGGAAACTTGTAGTAGTGTTACATTAATTATTGTAAGAAACTCTTTGATGCTTTACTAAATAAGTGTCTAACTAGAGATTAGGAAGCAGATATATTTGCTCGAGATTTTATATGGATGACTCTTAACATTATAGATTATTTAATATGCTTTAAACAATTCATGGAGGCTGAAAGATTACTAGCGATGTTCCGTACCTGTGGAGGATTCTGTGACAATCACTACCATGGACATAAACGTATAGGTTGTGGATGCTCTTAAGAGAAAGGCTATTAAAAGGTATGAGGATTTTCTAAGAAAACTCAAAAAGGGATATAAACCAGATTATCAAGATATTCTTAATCTAATTTGTTTTATTAACCTACCTGTAAGACTAGATAATCACGAATTTATTAAATAGCAATTATTAAACTAGAATGATACAGTCTATTTACACTTCGGTAAGTAACGCAGATATAGTGCCTTGTGGTAAAAAGGGTAAGCCTATAAAATGTGAGCCTATACCTCTCTTAAGAAATAACTATTTAGGAGAATATAGGACAGAACTAGAAAAAGCTAAAGTAAGAAAGAACTTAGGTATTGCTGATGAGTAGAGTCTATTGTGGGGAAACATTAGTGGAACCATAGAACTGCAAAAAGACCTAGTATAGTATATAGAACAAAAATGGACCTATACTAGTGACGTTGCAGAAGGCATTAATACTGTGAAGGATGCCCTAGACTATGCCCTATACTTTATTAGCGAATATGAATCTAATACAGAAGCAATAGAAGAACTGAAAGTCGATATAAGCAATATTAGAACTTCTATATCTGTATTGAAGGAGGATTTACAGCGAGAAATTGATACTAATAGAAAAGGAATTAATAATCTATCTGAAGAAATAGTAAAAATCAATGAAGCTATAGTTGAGTTGAACAATGCTATTGAGAATATAGATGTTGATAAAAACATTCTTAATTGGATTAAGAATAGTCTCCAAAATTCCAAAACTATAGAACTAAAGGAAAATAATTCCTTAGAGGTGATTTTATCTACTTAGGAAGATAATGCTATTCATTTAATAGAATAGGAGATTGGAGAGGAAACCTCTTCTATTATCCTTCCAGGTATCTATGTTAAGAATCTTGAACCTGCTCTAGAAGAAACAAAGAAAGAAGTATAGAAAACTTAGGAAGCACAACAAGAGACAAATACTAAAGTAGAAGCTAATACTGAAAGTATTACTAATATACAAACTAACTTAGAAACTATAGCTACTTATTAGACGGAACTCCCAGATGATACTACTTCAACAGTAATTGAAGGGACTACAGTAGAGAAACTTAAGGGCAAGCCCTTTAATGAAATTATTGATACTTTACTGTTTCCAACAGTAGTTAGAGATTTAGTATACCCATAGCTTTATTATAGTTTTACTTCTCAAATAGTAGAAGTGGGAACTGCTTTATTAACTCCTACACTTACATTTATAAAGAATGATGCTGGAGAAGAAACTGACAGACGAGAAACTATTACTTATAACAGTTCTCCTGTAGAGTCTGATACATATAATTCTATTGGTACTTATACTCACTCTGGTACAGTGAGTTATGCCGCTGGAGAATATTTGATAAATAATAAAGGAGAAGTTACAGATAAGAGAGTAGAAGCTGGTTCTATTTCCGCTACCGCTTAGGTAGTAGCCACATATCCTTGGTATTCTGGTAATACTGATGGTGTGATTAAATAGGCGCTAGTTCCTTTTGGACAATCGTCTGGAACTATCACATTTTCACTAAGTGGTAAGGCTATTATAAAATTGCCAGGAAGTAACACATAGTTAAATTCATTTACCGTAGATGGAGGACTTGGATATTTAAATGTAGACCTAAGTGGTTGGGAAACGTCTACCGAGTAGATAAATGGATTTACTTACAAGGTATGGACTAAGAAAGATACTTACTCCTCAGCATTGCCACATCAAATTAACTTTATTCTATCACAATAATGGCATTTAAATATACAGGTGATGCTACCTTAGGTGTCGCTTTAACCGTAGAAACTCCGAAGCCTCTCGATAATAGAACAGTCGTTAATAACTTAGACGAACTTTATTCTATTCCAGAGAAGTATGCTTATCAAGGTATGACCGTTGCTAACATAGATAACGGAAATATTTATATGCTGATTGATAAGTCTAAGATTAAATACAAGGAAGGATGGAAAGCATCCTATGAATCTATCTAGATAATCACCTGTACAGAGGCTGAATATAAAGAATGGTCTGAGAATACTACAGACGATTTTAGGCCCATAGATGAAAGTAAACCATATCTTCATGCTGAGACATATTATTATATATATGAGGATAGCTTAGACGATAACTAGTTTTACCTATCCGCGGAATGGGGGAAAAAGATAGAAGAGCAATTAAAATAGAAGGCTCTTAATACTACTGTAGTATAGATTAGAACAGACTTAGATAACACTATTGCTAGCCTATCAGATTATGCTACACTGGAAGAATTAACTACTAATTATGTCTCTAACGATTCTTTAGCTCTATCACTGACTAAGTATTATACTAAGGAAGAAACAAACGATATTTTCGTTACTAAAGAAAGCCTTAGAGGAGAGGGAATGGAAGGAGATGATTTTGTCTTCGTTACAAAGAAAGAATATGAGGAAGATTAGTAGGCTATCCAAGACGAGTTAGATAAAACTCTTAAGGTAGATGGAGATGGCTCCTTAGAAAGCATCACTGTTGGGTAGATAAAATCTCCTGTAGTGGAGGGAGAGGGCTAGTTAGTAGTAGACGTTAAGTCTGAAGGATTATTTATAGGTGAAGATTAGATTGCTACTGAATCGGATATTCCGAACTTAGTAACATTAACTGAAGAAGAGTATCTAAAGTTAGTAGAGGAAGGGACGGTAGAGCCTGATACATATTACTATGTATATGACGTTACAAATGATGCAAAGGTTTATATTACTAAGGAATATTTGGATTAGAATTATCATACTACTAATCAATATCAGTCCTGGGTTGCTACAAATTATTACTCCAAGAAGTAGATTGATGAAATAGTTCAAGGTTTGCAAAAACTTGGAAACTACGTTACTACAGAAGATATTAAGGCTTATTATACTATTTAGCAGGTTGATGACAAATTTCTTACTAAGGAAAATGCTCAGTCTACTTATGCTACTCAATAGTCATTATCTAATTTATCAGATTAGATAGCCGAAGATTACGTAACAAAAGAAAGTTTAAGGGGAGACTCTCCTGAAACCGGAGATGATGATTTCATATTTGTTACCTAGAAAAAATATCAGGATGATTAGGCTGCTGCTGCTAAAGAATTTAGCACTGAGCTTTTGAAATCTACATCAGTAGAAACTTCTGATATTACTATTTAGAAAATTGGAGAAAAAGAAGTACAATAGGGAACAACTGGAGAACCTTCTGAGGAAACAGGAACTGAGCAAGTTATTGAGAGTTCTGTTAAACTTACCACAGAAGATAACAGGCTATTTGCTGGAGGCAAGCAAGTTGCTATTACTGAAGAAGTACCAAAACTTGTATGCTTACCACAAGCTGATTATGATGACCTAGTTGAGAATAGTAAGACTGAAGAAGATACTTATTATTGCACCTATGGAGAAAAAGATTTACAAGATACTGGATATGTTAGGAGCGAATATCTTATAGAGAGATACTACACCAAAGCTGAGGTAGAAGAACTAATTAGCTAGGCCGTAGCCGAATTGTAGAAAAAGATAGACGCTTTATAGCCAGGTTCTAGTGTAGAGGTAGATGGAGAAAATGAACAATTAATATTTTAAACAATATGGGAACAATTTATATTGAAGGACAGTTTAAGAGTTCTGCCAAACCAGTAAAAGTTGTTGGAGGAAGTATAGGAGGAGGCTCTGGAGTAGACTAGGAAGTTCTCAAGAACTATGCTACTAAAGCAGAATTGTAGAAGGCTGTTGAGGACCTAACTGCTTCCATAGAGAGAATAGATCACGATGTAGTTGGTGAAACTTTAATAATACAATGATATGGCAGCAATCAAATCTATAAAGGTTGGGGAAACCACATACGATTTAAAAGCTACTTACGATGGTGCTGGAAATGTTATAGATACGACATATGCCAAAGCTAATGCAATTCCAACTAAAACTTCTTAGTTACAGAATGATAGTGGATATTTGACTGAGCATTAGGATATTAGTGAATTAGCTACTAAGGGTGAGCTTGAAGGCAAAGTAGATAAGGAGTTAGGAAAGGGACTTTCTGAAGCCAATTATACTGAAACTGAGAAGGAAAAGTTAAGTACTATAGCTAATAATGCTAATAATTATGTACACCCAACTACTTCTGGAAATAAACATATTCCATCTGGAGGAGCGTCTGGATAGATGCTAGTTTTCTCAGCAGATGGTACTGCTGAATGGGCAGATTCAAGTTCTAAGCTAGAAGAGCAATTTACAGCACTAAATGAGGCTTGGGAAGAATTGTAGAAGGCACAACAAAAGCTTGATAAGTAGGTTACTGAGCTAAATAGTAATATGGATTTATATTCCTATGGAGTAGAATGGGATGTTACAGTAGCATCTCCGGAACTTACTAGAATAGGTAATCCTTTGTTGCATAAATCTCTTCCTATTCAGTCAGCGTATAGAGGTTGTGTAGCAAACAATGATGTAGTAAATTACTATCTGTTTCCAGATGACTGGTCTTATAAAGAAGACGGCGAAACTCCATCTGTCTTAGATGGAACTGATGGAACAGTAAGAGTTAATACTCCTAAATTTTATGGAAAATCTGGCAGCGATGGAAACAAAAGATGGGTTAGAACTTCTACTGTCAAAATTGATGATTCATGGGTAGAAATTCCTGAACTATTAATAGATGCATACAGAAGTACAGTTGATACCACAGTCTCCGCAACTCCAAAAGCTGTATCAGTAGTTAATACTACTACTGCATTTAGAGGTGGAGGAAATAGAGCTAACTACGATGATTATCTAACTACAGAATTAGAAACTAAGGATATATTCAGAAGTGATTTAGGAAAGCCTAGAACTAATATTTCTAGAGCTACTATGAGAACATATGCAACAAATGCTGGTTCAGAATTGCTATGCTATGAATATTACAAATGGATATTCTACTGGAATTATGTCATTGAATATGCTAATTTTAATTCTTAGGCTGCATATAATGCAGAGTTAATTGCAGATGGATATCATCAAGGAGGTTTAGGATCTGGAGTTACAGATTGGGCTAACGCAGCTACAAGTTGGTTAGGGTATAATGCAACATATCCACTTACACCTTGTGGTTACTGCAATGAACTTGGTAACTTCACTGGAGTAAAAGATTTAGTTATTCCAGAATGTACAGCTCAAGATGGCACAAATACAGTAGCAACTCATACATTTAAAGTACCTCGCTGGAGAGGATTCGATAATCCGTTTGGAGACATTTGGACTAACCTGGACGGAGTAGTTGTAGTGAGAGCAGCTGCTAATGAGATTAGCACTGTCTATACAACTACTAACATATCGGAATTTACAGACGTAGTTGGAGAGAAAACCGTTGCAGGATACGAAGTAGCATCGGATGGTTATATTAAGGCATTTGACTTAGGTGAAACCGCTGAAATAATTCCATCCGCTGTTGGAGGAAGTACTACTACTTATATTTGCGATTACCATTACTGCAACGCAAGCAGCACAGCGCTTCGCACGCTGCGGGTGGGCGGCGGCGCGAATGATGGCGGCTTTGCGGGTCTCGGCTATTTCTATTCTGGCGCTGGCGTCGGCAATGCCGGTTCCTATGTCGGGTTCAGGACTCTGAATAGAGTATCTTAAGATATACAATATAAAAATCGATTTAGATGATAAATCGTAGGATATTACTTCTAAAAACCGTTGATTGGCAAAAAAGTACTGCTAGTAGGCAGCAACGCGAATAATGGCAGCAATGCAGGTCTCAGCTATTTCAATTCTAACAATGACGTCAGCAATGCCAATTCCAATGTCAAGTTATTATATATTTAGAAACATTTTATTATTTTTTTTAGTTTGCTAAGTAATATCCTTGCCTCTAGGCAAAAGATAACGTAGTGTTGAATGAAGGGTGTTAGTAGGTTAATTCTCGAACGCTTCCGATGAAATATATAAAAAATTGAAACGTGTAGGATATTTGCACGAGAAAGTATACGCTGAAGATAACATCGAACTAGCTGACGATAAAGCCAGAAGAAATAAGTCTATTAGATGTGGAATCAAGCAGCATGATAAGAATAGATTAAAAGAAAATAAGGAATTATCCGATAAGTTAAGGGATTTGATTTATCAAACCTCTGAATATAGTACCTTTATAATATACGAACCTAAAGAAAGATTAATCTTTAGACTTCCATACTATCCAGATAGAATAACTCACCATGCTATAATGAATATTATGGAGCCTATTTGGACTAGTATATTTATAGACCAAACATATTCCTCTATACGAAATAGAGGTATTCATAAAGTAGAGTATGATTTGTTTAAGGTGTTATAGAAACATCCAGAAGAAACAAAGTATTGCTTGAAAATGGATATAAAAAAATTCTATCCTTCTATAACTCACGACATTTTATACGAAATGTTATAGAGAAAGATAAAGGATAAAAAACTATTAAAACTGTTGAAAGAAATAATTTATTCAGCGAAGGGAGTTCCTATTGGAAATTATCTATCACAATTCTTTGCAAATTTATATCTGACATATTTTGACCACTGGGTAAAAGAGGAGTTAAAATGTAAGTACTACTTTCGATATGCTGACGATATTGTGATTCTTGGTAATGACAAGAATTATTTGAGAAATGTATTAGTATCTATAAAACTATATTTGAAACAGGTTCTTAACCTAGAGTTGAAGCCTAATTATCAAATATTCCCTGTAGAAAGCAGAGGTATTAATTTCGTAGGCTATAAATTCTATCATACTCATGTTCTACTGAGAAAATCTATAAAAATGAGGATGTTTAGGCTTATAAATCTATATAAATAGAATAAGATTGATAAAGATGAATTGAATAGAAGAATGAGGTCTTATTTTGGATGGATGAAATTTTGCAACTCTAAGAACTTGCTGAGAAAGGTAGAGGAGTTAACTGGATTGAAATTCTCTAACTGGAATGGAAAAGAAGTTAACATATCTAAGTTTTATAATAAATATATTCACATTGTAGAGGTTATTGATTATGACAATCATTTTCGAGTGCATTTCATGTATAACAATAAACCCTACTATTTTAAAAGTAAGAATAGGAGATTACACTATTCTTTGCTTAGATACAAATTTCCTATAAATTTTAAAATAACACCTTATGTTAGAGCCGAATAGAATACAAATGGACGTTTATCCTTAGACAATCCAAAAACTTGGGAACGGTACTTATTACTATAACTATGATATAAAAGAAATTAGTGTTGAAGTACTTGATTTAGACAATACCATAAAAGAAAAAACTTACTATAGTTTTATCTAGGTATTATTAAATGGACAGCCTAATTACAAAGATTGTGTAAAAGCTATAGTTAGAAGATTCCTTACAGTCGATGAAGAATTTGATTTAATCAATTCATATAATAGCTATTCAGAAAATCTTACTTCTGATTCTGAAGTTATTAATGAATATAAGGAATATCTTAACATATTAAAATAGATAAAAGCTAAAGTCAAGGAAGATTTTGCTAAATTATGATATATAGAAATGGTAAGTTAATATTACAGGTCCAAAAAGATATTCTAGAACTTGTAGAACAAGTTTAGCAAAGAGTACAAAAGAACATTGGAGCTATATATAAAGGGTCGTAGTTAGTCTGGCTTACCGTATACGATGCTGTTAGAAGCTGTTTTGGTAGCGGAACTTGGCTACAAGACAGACCTTGGTTAAAAGATGATTCATGGAAAAATAATTGATTTGTAAAAAATGGCAAAATTTGAAAATTTACCTAATCAGATTACAGATTTAGCAACAGAATGGGATGGACATTCTGGAATGGAGGTTGAGGATTTCATAAGCCGAAAAATAGAGAAGACAGAGGGATAGGATATAGTAGATGCATCGTATGATTCTTCTACTAGCATCCTTACTCTTCTTAAGAGTAATGGAGATAAGGTAGAAACTGAAGTATCAGTTATTCCTCCCACGTACTCTTATGGTATTATGGTGTATGGAGTAATGTTAGACAATAAGACTGACAAAATCTATACTGAGGCTAATAGTTCTCTTTTGATGCAATATAACTCTGATAGAAATGTTAAGGTTGGTATTGCAATGTACGCCGTTGCTACTACTTCTGTAACAACAGATAGAATTGGACCTTTCAATGTTAAGATTAGTTATGGAACTCAATCTGGAACATTTAGAGTAAACAATATTAAATATAACTAGTGTATTATTGATCCTTCTACTGGAGCAATTACTGGAGTTAATGTATCATCAGAGGAATTAATTGATACTCTAGCTTGGATAGATATTACTGAGTTATTTACTAAAACTTAGTCTGCTAAGAAAATTACTGCTCAGGTAATAGATGACCCTGAAGTAGAAGATACTTTAGACCTTCCAATTACTACAGAAGTAATCACTCTTAATTACAATGGGGAAGTTGTCTTAAGTAACAACCTAGTTAATTTCTCTTTAACTGGAGGAACAACTAGCAATTATCACTTAGAGGGATTTAATAACGGCTCTGCATTTTCTACAAGTGGAGGGGTATTGAATTATTCTAGTTTAACCTCAGGACTTAATCAATTAGCTGTAAAGGCAGTCCATAATACTGAGAGTTCTATTTATACAGACTATATTTATGTAGATATTATTTATACATATAATTGCGCAGAAACAATCGTTGCTATTAATGGAGTAAGTAATGGTATTGCGAACAATGGCGTAGCTACTCTATATGAGTTAACTGTATTTAGCCCAGATAATAGCTCTATGGCTATAACTACTTATCTAGAGAATGAAATGCCAGACTCTGAAAGTATGAATCCTACTGAAATCATGAAGTATGAAGTTATTAGCGCTTCATCTTACAATGAATAGGGAGTCTACGACACTTCGTATAAAAAATATATAGAGATAAATAGTAGCGATTCTGAAAAATATTTAGTAATTAAAGTAGATGATACTTACTATAAGTTCTATACTGTATTTACTAATAGTTTAGGATAGACTACCTCCTATACAAGCAACTTCAAAACTATGAGAGTAGAGGCAGTGAATCCAGAATTTATATATTCGTAGGATATAGCTCCTTCTAAGAACTTTGACTAGATTGAAGGCTACTTAAATGATATTTTTGTTACTGACGAATATGCCACTGGTTCAAATCCGGCTACGGTAATATCAGATTTGGAATCGTCAGACGGATGGTAGGAAGAAGATGGGCGTACAATATTTAAAGTATCTGCACAGAATAATCCTATACTAAAATCACCTCTAAGTTTAGGATTAGGAAATAATTTCACTATTGAATTAGGATTTAAAACTTATAACATTAGTGATGAGAGCAAACCAATAGCTACAATAGGAAACTTCTAGTTGAGACCTACTCAATTCTGTTGGAATACTGAGGATAACGATTTATTTAATGCTAGAAATGCTCAATTCCAAGAAGGGGTAGAGACTCATGTATTAGTAACTGTATAGAAAGGCTTTGTTATCTCTAAGAGTGATATTTACTATCCGAACTTCCTAGCTAGCTTCTAGAGTGCTTTTGATTAGGTAGCTCCTACCACTAGCATTAACTTAGTTAGAATATATGTAAATGGAGTAATAGATAGAGAAATTTCTTTAACAGATTCTGAACTTAATACGTTTGCTTCTGCAGCACTATAGATTAATCCTACAACTGCTGATATTGATTTTTATCTATTCAGAGTATATAATAGTACTGCTCTTACTTTTAATCAGGTTTAGAAAAATTATCTTTCTTTCTTGAAAGAAAAGACCTCTAAAGAAGAGTTCTTCGACAAGAATGATATTCTTGGAACTAATGGAGAAATCTCTTTTAGTAGAGCTAATAGTAAATATAATACTTTAGTATATGTATTCCCGACTGGAGCTAAATTCCCACATAGAGCTTGGGGAGGTGAAGATAATGAAACTCCTCCACAAGAAACAGCATAGAAAAATTCTCCAGTAACTTTATTCGTTAACTATGCTAACTCTTCTGTTAATAACTTATACGGAGGTAGATTAACTCATGGTCAAGTAAAGGGACAAGGTTCCTCTGCAATGAGATATCTAATTTGGAATGTTACCTATGCTTTAAATAAATTAAAGGATTAGGGAGGACAGAAAATAAAGAGTCCGTTTACTCCATACTCTTAGTTAGATACAGATACTAATATGTTTAGAGAAGATGCTTCTTCTACAAAGGGTTACTATGTAATGCCTCCTTATGATGGATAGCAAGATACTACTGCATATAAGATAACTAAATTAGTAGGTAAAGTAAACTTTGCTTCTTCTATGCAGTCTCATAAGATTGGTTCTTGTAAATTATTTGATGATGCCTATAAGGAATCTAGAGGAAATTTAATTTCAGGAGGACAGAAAGCCGTACATGAAGAACCATTCCTATACTTCTATTGGGAAACTGATTTAGAAGATGTTTCTACTATAGAACTAGCAGATTTGTTAGATAATGATGAATCTATCAAATTTATGGGATTCCAAACTTGGGGAGCAGGTAAAGGAGACAATGCTTCCAGTGGATATGACGAAGATATAACTCCTGAATATCTAATGCTAGAAGGTGGTGAAAACACTGACCCATCTGTAAACTTTAGACGTCCTTGGTAGGCGCTTCAAAGAGCCTCTGGTGTACTTGGAGAAGATACTTATGGACTAACTAATCAACCAACTATAACTTATGCTAATTCTTTACTTCGTCCTTGGGATAATCTTCTAATCGAAGATGAATCTGTTGTATATGACTAGAGAGGAGCTTGGGATATTGATTATGGTTGTGAAGAAGTAGAAAATGATAGTGGAAAGACATACTTCCAATTTGCTGAATCAGTACATGAATCTTTAAAGAAGTTTAGAGAGTTCTACGACTTCGTTTATACACATGATTACAACATGGTTCAGACAAGCGCTACTAGTCCTTCTGGATGGGATGTAACTAAAAAGTACATTGTAACAGCTAGTACTTGTACGCTAAATCCAACTAGTCATAAGTCCGGAGATATTTATCGTTACGATGATATTAACGGAACTTGGGTATGTGCGGGAGTAAGCTATGAATCTGCTACTGGATGGGCTAGAGCTAATATCTACGAGTTAGCTGGAACAAGTAGCGCTTTAGGCATTCCTGCTGCATTAGATGCAATGAAAGCTAATTTCATTACAGGAATTAAGAACTACATAGATGTAAATGATATTGCTTTCCACTAGGCTTTTATTAAGTTTGTATCTGGAACTGACAATAGAGCTAAAAATACATATTTCCAAATTATTGGAAAACTAAGAGAAGAAAACGAAGAAGGAAAATTTGTTGAGAGTGGTAAGGGGGATTATCTAGTTAGACTTATTGGAGACGACTTAGATACTATTTTAGTAACTGATAACAACGGTCTTCAATCTAAACCTTATAATCTACTAGAAACTTCATATAGAGAATCTGACTCAGTTTACTGGGGAGATGCTAATAACATATTCTTCTATATGTTTGACCAATGTTTCGAATCTGAAATAAAAACATATTTAGCAAGTGTTATAAATACTGCATTTAAGAACAGTAACAGTATGGAAGATAAATCAAATTACTTCTATAAAGTGTTCTTTAATGTTTAGGAGACATTCCCTGCAGTAGCATATAATCATACTGCTAAGATATATTATGAAAACGCTCAAGCTATTAAGAACTCAAAAGTTCTTTCTTACTATAGTAATAATGAAATCGAACCAATAGAACAAAGTCACGGTTCTTGCTTAGCCTGTGAAAAACAATTCATGACTAAGAGATTCGCTTTCTTATCCACATATGCTCAAACATCATTGGGAGCTATTGCATTAAGAACTGCAAGTTCTGCTGGTAGTGGTGATACTTTGAGATTAAGAATGGAGTTTGAACCATATCAAGATTGTTATCCTGTATATCATTACAATGGAAAGAATCTATATCTGTCAGACTTCTAGACTTCTAACTTTGATGTAATTAAGAATCTGGCATAGGCTGGAAATGAATATGTTGCTTAGATTAATCAGGGAGACCCTGCAATCAACCAAGGTATCTATTTAACTACTCTGTATAAGAAATTAAATATCCTTGGTCTAAAGATGTCTACTATTGACGCAGACTTCTCAAGAGCTACTGAGTTCCAAATTGATAATGCTTAGCTAGATGACTATTCTAGTCTATTCCCAAGCGATTATCCAGATTTAGCAATCAGCTTGTTCACACCTTCATTCCCAGTATTGGAGAGTTTAACTCTTAGAAATATGACACTTCCTACAGAAATGGACTTGTCTAAATTCTTAAAGTTGGAAACTATAGACTTCTCTAAGACTACTACTAAGAGTGTAGTATTCCCACAGACTGGTAGATTAAAGAATGTAATTCTTCCAGATACTATAGAAACATTTAGAATCTATGATAATCCAGGATTGACTGATATTACATTTGAGGGATTAAATAATCTATCTACAGTTTACGTTGACTGTGATAATGTTGGAAGCTTCGACGTAGCTAACTTCTGTGAATAGTTGATAAATTGTAACGCACTATAGTCAGTGACTATTAGAAATGCAAATTTATATATAACAGAAGATGCTTTAAGAAAGATGATTCTTACAAATACTTGTAACTTAACTGGAGATATTTACATTGTAAATACTGCAGGAAGTACAACTCTTAAAGCAATTAGCTTTGCTACTAAATAGTTACTTGTTAACACATTTGGTGACATTTCTGACCCTGAATCTAAGATTAGAATACACTTCCAAAGTGCAGAAATTTTGGATTTCAGTTGCGCTGGAGAAGTTTCTGTATACTACCAAGCTGGAGAATCTGGAACGATTGTTCGTCAAAATCTATTTGATATTACCGTAGCATCTGGTAATGATGTTGAAATTAAATAGGGAACTAACCCATATAATCCATCTGTAAATGGATACTTAGATATTACATACTCTATGTCAGGAGTATCTACTGATGTAGCTACAATTGATTAGACTGGTGCTATTACTTTAAAGAAAGAATCTAGTAGTACAGCCACTGTGACTATCAGTATGAAAGTTGCTAATAGTGGAACTGCTATTAAGAAAGCTGTTAGGGTAAGCTTTACTTGGAAAGCCCCACAACTTGGAGATTTCGCTTATGCAGATGGCACATTTACAAGTTCGTTTGACGCAACTAAAACTCTTGTAGGGTTAGTCTACGCTAAGGATGAAACGAATAGCACTTCTGGAGTAGTTTATATAATTGGTAAAGAGTATACAGATGATGAAAAATCCTACTATCTGGGATATAGTAATGATGGAAACCAAGGTTCTCAGGAATAGATACTATAGCAATTATATTAGGTACAAGCCTATTTGAATAGTGTATCAGTATAGAATTATGAAACTGTCTCTGGTACTGCATCTGCAAATTTGATTAATAATATCAATGTATCTACTTATAATATTCAAGTGAATACAGCATTTGCTGGAGAAGCAGATACAGCCTTATATATTAACCATGTGAATAGCAAGTTGCTTCCTATACTATACAACAATTCAACTTGTAAGCCCTATATAAGTAGAAGATAGGTATCCTCTGGAGAAGGAACTAACTGGGAATATTATATTGAATCTAAGGCTAATCTTAATAACTTATGTGAAGCTATTCGAACTGTCTGGACAAACGCTTCTGGAACAGATATTATGAGTTGCTTGTTATATCCATACTTCTATAGTATGCACGTGTATGAACCATAGGTTCAAGAAGATGAAACACTGAATGCTGCATACTAGAAAGGAAAATGGTACGCTCCTTCTGTAGCCGAATTCTCAAGAATTATTTACTACAGAGGATATAGTGTATCAGGAAGTAATTTCAATACTGGAGATACAGTAAGATAGCCAATTAGCACTTCAGTTTCTAATGGAGGTGGAGTATTAACTACTCCTATATTCTCTATTGCTTATTCTAGAGCTACTAATTAGTTCCCATCTGTATGGTCTAATATTGTGGGCTCTGGAGATAATGCTGGAGTTAATAACATAACTACTTCTATTAACTCATCTGCTGCTAATAACTATTCTTATCAAAGGACTTAGCAATATAGTGGAAGCGAATATACTTACCAAAATGAATGGGTTACTGGTAGTTATAATGACCCATCTTACTGGAATACTGTTCAATATAACAATGCTTGGAGATTAACTAAACATCAAGGAGTACCGTTTACTAAATTTAATTATTCTAAGAATGGCTAATAATTTCATGCAAATAAGTCATAATGATCGTTATTATGTAATTAATAAGGATGACTCTTTGAAAACCTTACTCACTCAAGAGGAACTTCTAAAGCTTCCTCTAAGTGTTTGGAAGGAACTGTTTGAGTTAAAAGATGGAGTATGTTATTTTAGACTTATGCTTCAAGTATTAGAAGCTGTAATAAAAGCCTATGATAAATCTTCAAATGTTAATTCTTTTACTTATAATAGAGAAGAGTATTGGTTAGATAAGGCTACTAGAGTAGGACTAAGAAATTTAGTTGATTCTAATCCAGAAGAAATGTCCATAGTTCTTGGGGATAAAATTATTGAGATGCCTGTTGATAATGCTAAAGATTTTCTATCTCAATTAGAAGTATATGCTGGAAAGTGTTTCGTTACAACTACAAAACATCTATAGGCGATAAAAGAACTTAGGACAGTTGAAGATGTTGTAAACTATGATTATACATCTGGATACCCAGATAAGATTACATTAAATGAATGAAAATTTAGAAAAGGATAAAATATAGCTAGGGGGCGAAAAACCCTAGCTACTTCCTTCTAAATCATTACTTAATACTATAAAACTTGGCTACAATGTTAAGCCAGTCCCTCCACCTCCTGCGAATCATATTGATTTCATAGAAGGGGATTCTGTGATGACTACTATAAGTACGGGATTTGAACATAACGATAAGCCAGTCCCTCCACCTCCTGAAATAAATCTAGGTTGTAAGATTCCTAAGAAAAAGAATCCAGATTCGGTCATAGGAAGTATAGATACAGGATTTGGTTGTGATAATTAGATCGTTATAGATTGTCCCAAACCGAAATATAAAACTCATTTATGTAAAGAAAATTATCTAGGAGAGTTTAAAACAGAATCTGAGAAAACATTAGCTAGAAATAATCTAGGAGTTTATAGTAAAGAAGAAATAGATAAGATTGTTGGTTAGATTGTAGAAAATAACAACAACAATTTTATTACTAGAAAGGAAGTTCAGAATATGATAGCCAACTTAGATTTTGTAGACTCTACACTTAAATCTTATGCAGACTACCAAATACCTAATAATTTATTTAAATTATGAGTACAACACAAATTAAAAGATTATTTCAATCAAAAACCGAATTTGTACCTATTACTCTAGCGGAAGCAGTAGTTGTAAATACTTCTAATCTCCCTGGGCTTTCATCATTAGGGATAACAACTCTCGATAAAGTATTGAGAACTACTATGGGAGTAGTTGGAACTAATGCTGCAGATATTGCTAAATTAAAAACTACAGTCCAAGAAATTAATACTGCTCTAGAAGGAAAATAGGACAAACTTACTGCTGGTGTAGGTATTACTATATCTCCAGATGGAGTTATTAGTACTACTAATAGCATAGAACTATACAAGATAGTTACTTAGCTACCAACAGCATCAAAAGACTGTTTAAATTCTATATATTTAGTTCCTGCAACATCTGGTACAGCAGGAAACATTTTTGTTGAGTATATTTGTGTCTATGAAAACACATAGGCTAAGTATATTTGGGAAAAAATTGGGGAAGTTCAAACAGATGTAGATTTATCTGGATATGTAACTACAGAAACCTTTAACTAGACTATCAACACAATTAATGGTTAGCTAGCTAATGCTATAACAGCATAGGATGTTACGACATCAGATGGTAGTACTAAGGTTGTAGTTAATTATACTATTCCTAGAGATTTATATGACAGTATGGTCGAAACAGATTCCTCAGACCAAGTAATAGGAGGATAATCATGGAACTAACTATTAAACAACTTAAGCAACATGGTTAGATATTCGTTCCTTAGACTACTGCTGAAGCTGTTTTAGTTAAAGATGGTGAGGAAGTTATCACTCTTGATAATATGCTAGAAAGAAAGATTGAGCAGATTATTACTCCTGCTGGGTCTGGCTTGTAGGCATTTAAACAAGGGTCTAATATAATTCTTGCTCACTCCAATTCCATAACTGCAAATGAATCTCCTTCTTCAGTAAAGGTAAAATATGATAGCCGAGGACATATAGTTGAAGTAGCCCCAACAAGTGAAATGACTGTAGTTGTAGACCAAGAAGGCTATTTTTAGTATAATGGTTCAGAAGACCGGAATCTACTTCTGGGGAATGATTTTAGAATAGATGAAGATAATAAAATTATATTAAAATGGAATTATTTATAATATGGCACTATTAAATTTTGCTAATACATATGCTGAAATATCAGGCAATCTTACTTTGCCGGAATCTACTTCTGGGGAATACGTAAAGCTATTCTTTTCTAAAGACGGTCACATTATATCTCATGGAAAGGATTTTACTCCCACATTTACTCCTACAGTAAGAGGTTTAGTTCCTATTTCTAGCGGTAAATCCACTGAAATATTTAGAGGAAATGCTACCTGGGCTGAGATAACAACTACAGACTTACCAATGGCTAAAAATACCTCTGTAAATAACACAACAACCCTATTTACTACTTAGTAGGTTCATTAGATAATTAATGCTAGCTTTGCTGCTAACGATGCAATGCGGTATAAGGGTACTATTACTTATAGTAATGGAAGCTATACAACACATACTGTTGCTGGAGTAGAGGTTTAGGGATTCCCTACTAAATGTGAGGTTGGGGATACCTATAGAGTGACTTCTCAGGGAACTTATGCTGGATAGACGTGTTCAGCTGGCGACTTACTAATATGTATACAAGACGGAACAGGAAGCGGATTAAACACTGCAGCTTATTGGACAGCTGTAGAAGCAAATATTAACGGATAGGTTAAACACACTGTCAACGGTACTTCTATATATGTTTATAGTAATAGTACTAATACATTTACTATTTATGCTCCAACAACTGGTGGTACTTAGGGTTAGGTACTACTTAGTAATGGTAGTGCTGCTCCTACTTGGGCTGCACAATCTACTTTAGTAGTAGGAGAAGCTAAGAAGGTTAGTAATGCATTGTCACTTGGTGTAGGCTTAACTTTTGGAACTACTGGAGTTACTTATAATGGTAGTGCAGCTAGAACAATATCTCTAGTAGCCGCAACTACTACTACTATAGGAGGAGTAATTGTAGACAAAGACTCTAAGAATAAAACGATTTCTGTTACTAGCGCTGGAAGCATTTATTTAACTAAACAGAATATTATTAACGCTTTAGGTTACGACCCAGCTACAAAGGATTCATGGAGACCTATTACTATTGGAGGTGTATCAATCGGAAACAAGACGTTAAACTTCGTACCATCTGGAGATGTTTATTTAAAAGCAGACTCTAACGGGGACGATATACAAGATATTAGTTTTGGAATAAGCTGGTATAATATCAGTACTAAAAAATACGAAACAGCATAATCTATGAAGATAGCATACAATCCTACTACGGCAGCAGCTTTAACGACTGCTCCCAATAATAATGATATAACCTTTGACTTAAAGGGCTTAAATATCTTTACTAGAGGGATAAAGTTTAAAGGGACAGATACTACTTACTCAGTATTTAAAAAACATACTTCTAGTGGAAGTGGAGGTTATAACGGATTGGTGCCTGTCCCTTCATATACTGCAACAAATGTTAGATTTTTAAGGGAAGATGGCACCTGGTCCATACCTGCGGCTGCGGCATTCATTTATACCCAATTAACTAATCAAGATCTAGATGATTACTTAGACGAAGGGAGATGGTACTATGCTGGCGGTGGTAATACCACAACGAACAAACCTAGTGGAGTAGACGCATATGAATTATATGTTGGTCGAAATGCTAGTGGTTATCGTTATTAGAAATTAATTACTTCTAGTGGTCTGATATGGTTTAGATACCATGATTCTTCTTGGAAAACTTGGGTTAGATGGTATACAGACATGAATACTGATTAGAAAGTATTGTAGTCTGCTACCACTACCTCAAATTATAGACCTCTTGCTTTAGGTTATACTAACACAAGTACCACTGCTGATTTAGGTGCTAGTGTTACTTAGCAAGTTTATGTAACTACAACAATATATGCTCAGCCTAGTACAGGTAGTCTATGGGCTAATAAATTGTACTCAGGTGGAAAACCAGTTCTTACAGAACATCAATCATTAGCTAATTACGTTACATTAAATACTGCACAAACTATAACTGGTGCTAAGACATTCACAGTTAATGTTACAGCAGCAGGCTATAAAAAGAATAATTCTTCTGACTCTTATGTATTGTTAGGTGGAGGAGGACATAAAGCTGTATCCGACTTCATGTTAAAAACAGAAGAATTATCTAACAATCTCACAACCATTACTAAATCATTAAATGTTACACAAGCATGGATGGATACAGGAATAACATCTACTAACCTTCCTGCTAATGGAACTTATATAGTATAGGTACGAGTTAATGCTAACAATGGTACAGGAAATATGTATAATTGCTATAATTCTGGTGTAATGAGTTGGTATAGAGATGGTACTAATGATACAGACACCGATGAAATTATCCTTCACCGTTCTGGTCATGCTTATGGAAAAACAATCTACTTAAGAACTGTTATGCAAAATTCTGGAGTTTTAAAATTATAGATAGGTGCAAGTGCTGGCATAGGCGCCGCTTACACTTATACATTTAAATTTAAGAGGATAATATGATAAAAGTTAAAGATGGATATGCAAAACTTATAGGAACCACATATCAAGGAAGCGCTACACAAGTCCTTCTTAGCAACGGAGGAGACTTAGAGTACTCCGCTTCAAGCAAAGCCAGCACCCTAGTTCAACGAAACGCCAGCTAGCATATTTACGCTACTTATTTTAATTCAGCTATTTCTGATGAAGCGTTAACAGATATTGGTTCCGTATATGTAAGAAATACTTCTGATACCTTTATTAGAAGAGTGAGTAAGACTTAGTTTTATTCAATTTTAGATGATAAGTTTGTAACTCTTGACACTACTCAAAGTATTACAGGAGCAAAGACTTTTTCTACTAGTGTTAGATTTGCTAACAATGCTAGTATTATATAGAACTAGAATGATACTAGTAACTATACCATTATATTGAAATGGTATAAAAATGGTGCATCTAGAAATACCTACGACCCTTCTATAGGACAACATAATACTGGAGGAGATGGAAATGGTTCTATCTGTATACTTCCATATCCTACGAAAACCAGTCCTTGGGGTGGAACGGTGGGTCTGTTTATAAGTAAAGGGGTTTTAAAATTAGATGGTAAATCAGTCGCACTAGCTGAGAATTACTATACTAAAACTGAATCCGATGGGAGATATGTGAATGTAACTGGAGATACTATGACTGGACCTCTAATAGTAAAAGCTGCTATAACAGGAACTCAATTAATATCTACTATTGCTACAGGTACCTCTCCATTAAAGGTAACTAGCACAACTGTGGTTACTAACCTTAATTCAGACCTATTAGACGGGTTACATGAAACTTCATTCTTTAGAGCTAGAGGAGATTAGTCTATAGCAAGTTCTGTTCCTACAACTACCGAATTAGCGACTAGTAATAATCTATGTGGTAGCTGGAATGTAAAGTATACAGGAGCTTCTGGACACCTAGTATAGTTTAATGCTGGAAGTGGAAGCACAAGATATATGCAATTCTACTCTACGTATTCTGGAAGTTTGTATTGGAGAAATAGTACAGACTCAACTTTGAATACAAAGTCATGGAAAACTATTGTAGATAGTGCTAACTATACTGGAATAGTTTTAAAGATTGGAACGGCTACAAAAGGTTCTGCAACTCTTCCTATATACCTAAATGCAGGTACACCAACAGCCTGTAGTACGACTCTTGGAGTTTCTATTACAGGCAATGCGGCAACAGCAACTAAACTATAGACTGCAAGAACCATCAATGGAACATCATTTGATGGAACTGCTAATATAGTAACAGCTTATTGGGGTACTGCACGAACTATTAGTCTATCTGGTGCAGTTACTGGTAGTGCTTCCGTTAATGGTAGTTAGAATGTAACTATTACTACTACCTACTAGTTTGGCTCTATTGATGGAAGATATGTAGGAGGTAATAAAACTGCTAATCATGGCTCTTCTGGAACAGCTTATACAGCTGATACATATTCTTCTACATTTGTTAATAAGGCATTTGTAGCATTTGCTGAACGAGGTTCTTGGGCTTACGCTAATAATGGATATGTATCTACAGATACTGGTGTAAATATTCCATTGGCGGGAACTGCTATATTCCAATGGGGAGCTAGTGATACAAATAAAACTTAGTTATTCATAACTCCAATGAATAACAATAGTGTTAGTAATCCAGCCGTTAATGAAATGTTGTTTTATACAAGCAACGGAAGTGAATATAGCTCTGGGTGGTCTAGAGTATTAACTAACAGAAATTACACTATTTATACTGTAACTAAGACTGGTGGAGGAGCAAGTGGTACTTGGGGAATCTCAATCACTGGTAATGCAGCAACGGCCAATGGGATAATATCTCATAGTATAAGCGATACCTTAGCTAATAAGACTACCCCAGGATACTTATATCACGCTGGAGGAAGTAATAGTGTGAAGGATAAACCTTCTGGAGTTGACGCTTTTGGTGTATTTACTATGTAGACAGCATCTGGATGGTATGGGCAATTACTAATGTCTTCTAATACTTCTACAGGATTATATTGGAGAACAGCCACGTCCCTTAATGGTGGATGGAAAAAAATATTAGACTCTTCTAATTATACTGCCTATGTAAATCCAGCTAATTTCGTAACATCTCTTGGAACTAATGGAAACTATGTAACCTGGACTAAAAATGGTACTACTAATAACTTAACAGTTCCCTTTGCTACTACTTCTAACGTATTAAATAACCTAGGAAATAGAACAGCTATATCTGGAACTACTGTTGGATAGAGGGGGCTTAGGTTGTACGAAGTTTATAATAATGGTTATCCAGTAAACTTAGGTAATGTTTTAAATATTGGTGGGCAAGGTTATGGAGAACTTTTGTTTTAGTGGACTGAGGATAGTAATCCTGGACATTTGTACTACAGAAGTAAAAGAGATGTGGCTTCATAGGCTTGGAGTAATTGGGTTACTATACTAGATAATAATAACTATTCTTCTACTCTAGATGGTAGATATGTAACTCTTGCTACAAACTAGACAGTTAGTGGAATTAAAACTTTTAGTACATAGTAGAAATTTACAGTAGCGACTGGAACATCTCCCTTCACAGTATCTTCTACTACTGTTGTTTCTAACCTAAATGCTGATATGCTAGATGGATGGCATCTAAATTATATACTAAAAGATGGTTATGTTACTAGTGGTACGGCCGAACTTTCCTCTTACTGGAGAAAGGTATGGGATATAACATTAAATAATTAGAATAATGATGTTGATATTAATCTTCTTGTACATTCAGCCTATAATTATTAGTGGGGAATAATATCTTTTAAGTTAAGATAGAATGGAACTGGGACTGCTAAAAATATAAGTGCTTACTTGGCTGAAGTAGTCGGAAATATTCCTACAGATAGGTTTAGATTATATTACAATAATAGTAGTGGTCTATGTCAGTTATGGTGTAACCCAAGTGGCTAGTATAGTGTTTATAATTACAGAGTTTTAGCTAAGACATGGAGAACTGGTACTGAGGCTACTACTCTAGGAACATTTTATACTGGTCATACTACTACAGCACAGTTTCTTCCTTCTGATAGTTATGTTTCTATGACTGGAATAACTATTGTAAATACTGCTGCTAAAGTTGCAAACACTTTAACATTTGCTGCAGGAGCGTTTGCCGCAAAAACATATAATGGTAGTGCTGCTGTTACAGTAAATATACCGACTCATACTAGCCATCTAACTAATAATAGTGGATTCTGGACAGGAACTAGATATTGGGCTAATATAGCTGTATCGACAGCTTCTAGTACGTCGACTTAGCCTACCTTTAATACTTGCTATACTTCAAACTGGTTCAGAAGTACTGGAAGTACAGGATGGTATAGCTAGACATATGGTGGAGGCTGGTATATGACTGATAGTACATGGATAAGAACCTATGGAAGCAAGTCGGTTTATCAAAATACTGGATAGATAAGAACAGATGGATATTTAGTTACTAATGGGGGAATTACTGTAGGAGCTACTTCTCCGAATAATAATACTTATAAATCACATGTTACTGGAAACTCATGGTCTTCTGGATATATTAGAGCAGGTGCTGGTTTTTATCATAATTCAGTAAATAGTAATAGCTATGTATTGTTAGCTGGAGGCTCCTACAAATCATTAGCGGACTTCGCCAAGGGTAATGCTGGTGCCTCAAATAGAGGAGTATATGTAACTAATGGAACTGTTACTGCTATGACATATTACTTAAATGCTACAGTTAACTCTGGAGCATCTGGCAAACTAGCTTATTATAGCGGTACTAACTCTATTGACGACTATACTAATACTATAGGATCTTCATCGACTCCTATATATATTAATAATGGAATTCCTAAGGCAGCCAACAGTTATAAAGTTGTGAATAGTGGTCATTATTTTAGCGCTTTTGGTATAAGCGGATATATTTATGTAATTAGATATGGTTAGGTGGTATGTGTATCTATAAATATGTCTTCAGGTGGGGACGGGTCTACGGGAACAACTACCCTTTTAACTAATCTCCCATCAGCTGTTTATACAACTGGATAGTCTGCTTCTAAAGGTGGTGGGTCAGCCCTTAGATAGGCCACTTTTTATGTTTCTGGAACAACGTTATATGTTTATTCTTACCAAGCAAATTAGTTACCAAATAAAGTGTCTTTTACATACATAACTAATACTCTATAATAATTAATAAATTTTAACTTTTAAAATAGTTTATATTTATTTAGTTTAGTATAAACCAAAAATTAATGATTTATGACGTTAAATGATGTATTGACAAAACAAAATGTAATCACCAAGATTATTCTTAAAGACGGTGATAAGGAACTCTCAAAAGAGTTAAAGGTAAAGATTATGCGCATTAGAATGGCTTATAATAAGATTAAGAAGCAATTCGATGATGATACTCAAGAATTTACAAATCAGATTATATCTGATGAACTTAGAGAATTGGCTAATAAGTCCGAAAGGACTCCGGAAGAAGAAGCAAGATTCAACGAACTCAATGATAAAACTAATTCTGAATACCAAGAATATCTTATTCAGAAGGGCTTCGAGGAAGTTAAAGATACGCCAGATGATGTAATCACTATGGAAGAGTATTCAGATATTCTAGATGTTAATTCCGGAAATGATGTAGAAATTAACGGAAATTCTGTTAAAGCTGCAGACTTAATGGAAATTGTATTTGACTTATTTGTAAAATAATAATTTATGGAAATTGTAAAAACAAATGAAACGTATCAAATCTCTGATACAAAAGTGGAAAAAGGCTGGGAAATGACAGGAACAGCTACTAAGGATACTATCGGTTCCATTGGGATAAGTTTTTCTGTAATGAAACCAGGAGAATTAGTAGAAGAAATAGGAAGTGGAAACTACAATTTAGAACCTAATTCGGACAGAATTAATATTAATTATAGTACCTACGAATCTACAAAGGCAGACTTTGTAGAATACATGGAAGAAATAGTTAGTGCAGTTAAAACTCATTTCTCTGAATAATATGGGAAGAAAGAAACCTAACGTACCAAGAGCCGGAGTTAAACGCGGAGGAAAAATCAAACGCAAGTGTAAATAAGAGGCTGTATAAGCTACTTATTATAATATTGAGATACACTCCAGTAGTGCTGTCTATAAATGATATATTACATTCAATATTATCATACTATAACATCAATTGCTATATTTTGAGTTGCCTTGGAGGAGTATCTTTAGCATTTCTCGGAATTTTATACATCATATCTTATGTATTCAGATTTTGCTACTTGTATAGGATTCCTTTATACTTCGTTACCTTAACTAACCTCATAGCTCTATATGATTTATATGTTGGAATCAACATCGGAGATTTACAGATGCTTAGAGTATACTTAGTATTATTTGGAATAAGCATGATTTCGTTCATTTATCTTAAAGTTAAAAAGAAATGTTGAAGTCTATAATAAGAACTTTGTTACAGAAATTCATAGATGACATTGACTCTGATAATTGTAATATTACAATGGAACAGCAGAGTAAAATTATTTCTGTGTTATCAAATATCGCTAATCCAGATTATAGAATGAGTAAAGTTTAGGCTTGTAATTATCTTGGTGTTAGTAGAGCTACTTTTGATAACTATGTTAGAGATGGATTCATTCCGAAAGGAGTCAAATAGGAAGGTTTTAAAGAATTGAGTTGGCAGAAGTCCGATTTGGATATATTCTTATCAAGCAAATGAGTAAAAATAATCTAAACTATTCAGTATATGTACATACCAATAAAATAAACGGTAAAAAATATGTGGGATAGAGTTCAAATATAATAGAACGATGGAAAAATGGAGGTAAAAACTACTTTAGTAGTACTAAATTCCATAGAGCTATATAGAAATATGGCTGGGAAAATTTTACTCACGAAATTCTTTATGAGAATCTTAATAAAGAAGCTGCTAATAAAATAGAGCGAGATTTAATAAAGAAGTATGACTCTATAAATAATGGATATAATATTTAGGAGGGAGGTTATACATCCCTTACTAAGGAGAGTCTAGACAAGATGAGCAAGTCTTTGAAGTAGGGATACATAGACCATCCAGAGAGAAAGAAAAGGATAAGTGAAAAACTAACAGGAAGAAAAAATTCGGAAGAGACTAAAAGAAAAAAGAGTTTAAATAATGTTAGAACTAAACTTATATCTATAGATGGAGAATTAGGAAGCATTAGATTTTGGGCAATAAGGATAGGAATGTCTCACACTGCCTTAAACTACAGACTTAAAACTTACGGAGAAGATAACTTAATTAGCTTCATAAAATAGAAGTTAAATTAAACTTTCTTGGAATAAAGCTGACCTAGATATATTTCTAGCTAGCAAGAATTAACTCAGCAACGAGTTAGAAATCGGGAGTCTTGAATAGTTTATATTATGACAACATAATGTAGCTGTTTAAGATTCCCGATTTTGTTTTTAGCATTGTTCAATATCACTCATAGAAATGTATATTATAGTGTAGTTCTAGAACAAATAAACTTAATTATTAACATTTAAATCGTAAACTATGAGTGATACAAGAACTTATATCGTACCTGATGGTTAGGAAAATAGTACTAACTAGATGCTGCCTTGGATGGCTATGATGAACGGTGGTATGGGAGGATTCGGAAACGGAATGTGGAACAACCCGTTTATGTACTTAGTTTGGATGTGGATGATGCGTTGGATGAACAGAGGTGAATGGGGAGACGGAGACAACTGTCAAAAATTACAGTCTGCTGAAATTCAAGGATAGTTAGCTGGTCTACGTGAGTAGATGAACACTAACTAGAATACTCAGTTGTTAATGGATGCAATCAAAGGTAATTCCGCTGCTCTTGGTCAACTTGCTACTAACTTAAATTGCGACTTTGGAGTATTGAAAGACTGCTGCTGCAATATCCAAAATGCAATTACTACTGTAGGTGGACAAGTTGGTTATACTTCTGAAAGAGTTATCAACGCTGTAGAAAGAGGTAACTGTGATGTTATTCAGGCAATTAATAACTGCTGCTGCAACACACAGAAAGCTATTATCGAACAGGGCTACCAAAATCAACTAGCAAATGAAAGACAGACTTATCAGATTACTAATAGTGTAGATTCAGTAGGACGTGCAGTAGAAAGAGGATTCTGCGATTCTGCTTATGCAACTCAAACTCAGACTTGCGCTCTTCAAAATACTATTAGAGACACAGGTACTGCAAATACTAATCAAATTATAGCTAAGCTTGATGCTATGTAGAATCAGGCTCTATTAGATAAGATTGATGCTTTACGTGAAAAGAATAGTCAATAGGCTGTTGTTATTAATAATGCCCAGTAGACTGCCGCATTTGGACAAATGATAGGTCAAGCTACTTCTCCTATTGTTGCTGCTGTTAATGCTCTACAAAGTGATGTTAACGGAATTAAGTGTAAACTTCCTGAAACTGTAACATTACCATATAGCTGTGCTACTGCTGTACCTACTTAGGCTGTATTCAATGGATACGCTTTAGGAACTTACGCAGGATGGAATGGCTGTGGATGTAATAACTCTCTTTGGGGTTAAGAAAGGAGGTAACTATGTTATTACCTACTTATATTAATGTCAATAGAGGAGGAATACCAGCTATTAGTAGTTTATCTGTAAATGTTACAACTACAGAAGTGTAGTTTGATTTTAACAATCATCGTAATATTGGTACACCATTTAGAGGATTACTAATCGTAAGACTTAACTAGGCTATACCTACAGGTACTACAACTACTCTACCAGTTGTCTTCACCTCTAGTGGAGGCAATCCTTAGAGATTAACTGGATTTAACGGAGCAGATATAACAGTTGCTCAAATATCTGGAACAGGAATTTACCTATGCTGGTTTGAGCATACTACTAATACATTACAATTATTAACAGGGGTTGTATAATGGCATTTTAGAATTTAAGGAATAGTAATTAGCTATTTATCTTGCATAAAGATTCTGTCCCTACTCTGGAAATTGGTAAGGTTACTAACGTATCCATACCAGTTCCAAAGTATGGAAACCCAGGAATGTATAATCAGGAAATGATAGTGGATATTACGGCCGAAATAAACGGCACATCTGCTAGTTTCTAGAAATTACCTGCAATGGGAGACATTGCGGATTTCGGAAACAATATTGTGGTTTCCTGCAACAAAGAAGCAATGAATAGTGAAGTTTCTTCGATGAAGCAAAGAAGCCTGGATATAATTAATAGTATCGAAACACATTAGAGTATTATTAAAGGATGTGACGAAATTCTATCGCAATTAAATCCAGAAATAGTTGAGAAACAAAGACAAGAACAGGAGAATAAGGCTTTAAGGGAAGAAATAAACTCCCTTAAAGAAATGTTCAGAGAATTTATTAAAACATCTTTAAAATAGGAACAACATGGCAACAATAATTGAAATTCAGGAGTCAAAATTTGAGCATCTTTCAGATTGTGCTGAACAAATCGTTAAGCATGGAAAGAAATTGATGCATTGTTTATCAGAACTAGAAAGTAAATCTGGTGAACACTACATGGAAAGATACGGAAAACGTAGACGTGGAGGAATGAGAGATTCTGACTACGACGACGAGGACTACCCAAGATACTATTGATATGAGAGCAGCTTTGGATATGTATGACGATATGCCAAAGTATATGCGTAAGTACTTACAAAACTACGGTTGGCATTTCAATAAGGCTTTGTGTTCATACGCTATTTCTTTTATGAAGAAGGGAGGAAAATCCCTAGAGCCAGTATCCAAAGAATACATTGATAAGGTATTAACGTAGAATAACATTAAACTAGAAAATAATGTTGGCTATGATTATGTATTTGTTGGCAATATGTGTAAGGCTGATTATTACGGAAGTAGTATAACAGATGAAAGGCATTTTGCTCTTTACATTAAAGATACCATAGACGATGAAGACGCTGGAGATGGTACTACTATGAGAAGATGGTATGCTACTATGGTAGCTAACGGAACTATGGTAGACTGGGAGGATGTGATATGACACATTTCAGAGTATTGTTTGAGAAATACGATTGGGATATAGAAGTTTGCATAATTGTAGAAAATCCCAATGTTCAATACATTTTGAGTAGATTAGAGGATTTGGGATGTCCAGACGATGTTTTACATAGGGCAGCTTCTAGGATAGAGGATTACGAAAATTCAGGTTTTACGTTTACTAACCAAGAAGAACACAAAAGCATCATAGTTATAAATAGACCTGATTCCGCTGAGGAATTTATAGATACTTATAACCATGAAAAGAATCATGTTGAAATGCATATATGTAAAGAGTTTGGTATTGACCCATATTCCGAGAAAGCTGCTTATCTAAGTGGTCAATTAGCAAAAAAGTTATTTAAAGCATAGTTGAGAAACTGGATTAGATAACTATATATAATTAGTAGGAGGATTTCCCTAAGTTGGGAAGTTCTCCTATTTTTGTTTTGATAAATCACTAGTTATGACTATATATTACTGTAAACATATAAACATATAATCTTATGAAATTTTTTACTATCAAAGAACTAACAAAGAGCACTACTGCTTAGTAGAAGGGAATTAAAAATGTTCCGTCTAAAGAATAGGAACAAAATTTGATAGCTCTTATAGAAAATGTTCTAGACCCTCTTAGAGAGGCATATGGGAAGCCAATCGTTGTTACTAGTGGATATAGATGTCCAGCCCTAAACAAGGCTGTAGGAGGAGCTAGTAATAGTCAGCACATGACTGGATAGGCTGCCGATATACGTACAGTTTTAGATACTAAATCGGAAAATAAAAAGTTATTTGATTTAGCTCAAAAATTGAAATTACCATTCGATTAGTTAATAGATGAACATAACTTAGATTGGATTCACATAAGTTATTCTAATAGAAACAGAAGACAAGTACTGACTATAAAATAATATGGGAGAAGGTAAAACCAATATGTTCGGTAAAACCTATAATACTATTGGTTCTACCGATTCTAATTTTATTATAAAAACAAAAGGAGATTTAAAAGTTTAGTGGGGTGGCAAGTTTATTGATATTATAAAGAATGGTAAAATTGCCTCTTCTAGCACTAATATATTAAAAACTGCATCTAGTTCCGATGATATTTCAGATAATGGAATATACTTAATACCTACTGAAGAAGGCAACGAAGTATGGATTTCTATAGATGGAACTAAAATACCATTAAATAGCTCTGGAGAACAATATATTTCTTTTCTAGAAAAACAGATGTTAACTTCTGAATAGAAGGATCAGGCTCTAATAAACATAGGCTTTAATTATAACACTTTAGAGGACGCAAAAAATGCTAACATTACAACTGGTCTAGTATTTATTAAGGATTTAGGACAGTTATTTTTAATAAAAGACGGAACTATTTCCGAATTTAAGATATAGTCAAATAATGACTCTACAGATAAATTTACGAAACTCACTGTAGGAGAGATAGAATTGTTTGAGAGTATTATTCGTGCTGTTAATTCTTTAGATTTATAGGTTGGCAATACGTCTTATTTGGCTTTATAGGATGGTAAGATATAGGTAAACGGTGATTTAGTTATGAATTCTACATCTTTATATTCCTACGGAGCCACATCTAATACTGGATATAGATTATATAACTAGGATAATAAGTCTGTCTTAGAAGTAGATAAGATTATAGTAAGAGAAGATGCTTCTTTACCATCAAACTATATCAATATATCCGTTGAGGATTTTAGGAGTCTAGTACAAAGCGCTAAGATGGATGCTAACGTATAGTATAGACTTTATAATTTCAGAAATTTCTGGGAGTTAGCAGAGCCTGAAATTCTTCCAGAAGATGCAACAGAATCAAATCCCTCTAATGTCCATCCGCTCATAGTAACTGCAAAGAACAATTATGAATACTATTAGGATAAATGCATTTTGGAGGAAGACACAGATTATATTATTAGTTACGACATTTCTTATGATAAAACTTACACTATTGATGGAACCAACGTACAGGCGCTGGGGTTAATAACAAAAATGACAGATAAGTATGGTAATTCTTGTAATTATAACTTTAAACACCTAAAGTTCCTACGTGATGGGATTTGGAATTATACTTTCGGAGGGTCTGACAATACTAATTCTAATGTTTTCTATAATAATACTATTAACTTGTCTAATATAAGAGTAGAAATTAATCATAATGGAACAGTATTGACCTTAGAGGATTTACCTAACTATGCTATACTAGAAACACCTTGTTATGGTAATAGTTTCTACGATTAGAGGCATCCTCTATTTATTAATAGTACTTTCAATAATAATACTATGTTTGGAAGTTTTGATTAGGTTGTCTGTAGTGGGGTTATATAGGAATGCACATTTAAAGAAGATGTATCAAATACTACTTTTAATTCTATGTTGGATAACTGCACATTCAATTATGTAGTAAATAATGCCTCTCTATTCTAGGATTCCTCTTTAACATTTAAAAATTGCCAATTTTAGTCTACAATGACTGGAGAGATTCAGACTCCTGACGAAATTATTAGAAGTTTGTTAGCTTCAGATGAGACTACATAGGTTAACGTATATAGTGAAGCAGGAGTGAGAAAATTAAGGGTAATGTCTAACTCTTCTCTTCTCATTCCTTCTGGAGTTATTTTAATGTGGAGTGGGACAGAAATTCCTTACGGATGGGCAATATGTGACGGAACTAACGGAACTCCCAATTTAGTGGGAAAATTTATTAAAGCAGTTGCCTCAGCAGATGAAGTCGGAGACAATGACTCCATACTTGACGAAAATAATGAATTAATTCTTTCATAGGATTACTTACCAAAACATAGTCATCCTCATAAAGCCCATACTCACAGCTTAAGTGGGGATTTATCTGGAACTACGGGAAGTTCTGGAGATCTATCTGTATCTTTGGAATATTCTGATTATAACTGGGGTATAGAATCAGTTTCTGAGACTTTTGTTACTTCCGTAACCGGAGAAGGTATCACTACTGAAACTGGGACAGTAGATGGAGTATCTAATATAAAGACGTAGGGAGGTACTGCTACGGGTGGAAGCCATACCCATTCTATATCTTTGAGGACAGATGAAGGGACTTCATTATCTTCTGCTACTAGCGAAGAGTAGACCTTGTCAGATTCTGAATGGCCTAATAAACCCTTGAAAATAGAACCACGTTCTTATTCTTTGGTATTTATTATGAAACTATAATTTTTTATTATTAAAATTTAACAATTAGTTAGGTTTTAATTGCTGTATAATTAATCAATGCTTATATATTGTATGATTAATTAAAAAATGAATATGAATATGGAAAATTTTGATGATGTAATTTTTGAAGACGACGAGTTTGGGGACATTGACCTTGGGCAGCAAAAACCAGAAGGTAATGAAGGTGATTAGCCTGCAGGCTAGCAAAAGCCTTCTGCATAGCCAGATGAAGATTTAACAACTGAAGTACTACGTCTTAAAGGTATTACTGACCCAGGAAAAATTAAATTCGAAGACGAAACTGGTGCTATTGTAGAAAGAGCTTGGGACTCTCTAAGCAGAGAAGAATAGATTAATATCTTGATTGACCAAGAAGTAGAACAGTAGGACTTTGACGACTCCGAATTGTAGCTTATTAATACAATTAGAGAGAGTGGAATGACTCCTGACGAGTATATTCAATCTCTGTTGCCAGAAACAGAACCAACTAAACGATATAAAGTCGACGATCTTTCTGACGACGAAGTTTATGCATTGGATTTATTACATAAAGTCGGGTCGGATATTTCTGATGAGGAAATTAATCAAGCACTTGAATTAGCTAAACAAAATGAAGGTCTATTCAAGAAAACAGTAGAAGGACTCCGCAAAGAGTACATAAGACTTCAGGAAGATGAAGAGGCTCAGATAGCTAACGAGAAAGCCGCAAGAGAGGAAGCTGCTTATAATAGATTTGCTGACTCTATTAAAGGACAGATTAAAGAACTTGATTCCTTTGCTGGACAACCGCTGCAACTATCTGACGACGATATAGAAGATTTATCCTCATTTATGCTAGAAATAGATGACCAAGGATTAAGTGCATTTGGTAGAGCTATGAATGACCCTGCCCTATTTACTAAAGCTGCATTCTGGATTCTTAATGAGGATAAAATAGTAGAAGAATTAAATAAATAGATTCAGGATAACTATAGAAGAGGTTATGAGCAAGCCAAATTAGATTTACAAGGAAAACCTAAAGCTAAATTGGTGTTCAACAAACCCGCTTCACAAAAGAAAACCACAGACGATGTGTTTATAGATGATGAAGATTGGTATTAAGATTTATTAACATTTAAAAAGAATAATTATGCTTGTAGCGAGTTTTGTAACTAATCGCCCAACGATGGGTGACACTAGAACTTATGAAGATTTTAGTAAATTCTTGGGAGAAAGACCTCACCGTTTAGGCGTTGTATCTCGTCTTTATCCGGAACTTACTGCAACTTTCTTGACAGAAGCTCTAAGAAATATTTTCTACGGAGATACCAAGAAAGCTACTGGATTCCAGAATATTGATTCTACTTATTTCGAATGGGAAGTAGAAACTAATTATATTAAGAGAATCCCCTTCGCAGCAGTGCCTGTTGAAGATGGAGCTGATGGCTCAGAAATTGAAATGATTTTCCCAGAAAACTATTATCAATTACACGAAATTTTCAAAATTGAAAAAACTGGATAGCAATGTTTTGTTGTATCTCGTCCTACTAGAAAAGCAGACAATATGTGGTCTGTAATGGTAAGACTTATTGATGATGACTACTCATCAATCCTGGATAAGGATGGATGTCAAATTGGTGATACAACTCGTTTCATTGGTAATGCTAAGCCAGAATTGCATGATACTGGTTTCGTTAAGTATCAATCTAACGTTGAAAAGATGAGAAACTATATGACAACTATTCGTGTTGACGATAGCTACTCTTCTAAATATGCATTAATGGAAGATACTTTCATTAAGGTTGGTAAAGGCGAAAATCAAGGATGCTTAACTGAAAAGATTTACAAACTTGAGCCTATGAAGAAGAACTTAATTGAAAACTTCTTATATGCTCGTGAAAATATGATTCTATTAGCTAAAGGAAACATCGGAGTAGACGGTAAAGCTACTATCTCTGATAGAGGTACTGGACGTCCAATTCCTATTGGTGACGGTATGATTCCTCAAATCGAAAGATTTGCTTCTAAGTATGCTGCTAATAGAGTAACTATTAACACATTCCACACAATTATCTCTACTATGGTAGAAAAGGCTGAGAAACCTACTGGTAATCACTTTGTATTCATGGTAAACGAAAGAATGTGGGGAATTGTACAGAGAGTTCTTGGAGATTATCTATCTACTCGTAAGACTGATGGTGCTTACTTGTGGTCTAGAGGTGGAGAAGGAAAATACATCAAAGTAGGTGCTACATTTGACGCTTACGAATGGGGTGGAAATGTTGTATCATTTAAAGTTGATAGAACATTAAGTAGAGAGTTCTTAGAACCATACGCTCTATGTATTGACCTTACAACTGGTAAGACTTCTACTCAACCTCCTGTAGCTATGTATTCTCTGAAAGGAAAAGACTACATCTTTAACGAAGTACTTGGTGTAGGTGGTCGCTCAGGTGGTGACAGTGGTGTTGTTTCAACTCCTGTTGCTGGAGGTATGATGACTATCCATGGATATGCTGGTATTGCAGTATTTAATCCATATCGTTCATTTATTCTTCGTTGTAAAGAGTAATAAGTAAGATAAATAAAAATAAAATAGATACGGTGGGGAACGAGGTGCTTCCCCACCTAATTCTTTAAAATATGAATATGAATTATGGCAAAAAAGGTTAATGAAGTACAAGATGGAGATTTAAAAAGTAACATCGTTGTATTAAGAAGTGTATTTGGTAAAGTCGGACAAAAATATTACATACAACCACAAAAGGATGCTCGTGGTAGATACGCAGATTGTGTAAAGAGAGTAAACTCCCAAGGAGATATTATTCTCACCCCAGAAGAAATTGAAAATGAATCAAAAGGACTAGCTGCATATATTCCAGAGACTGAGTTATTTGTAATAGAAGATGGTAAGACTTTCAATCTAGATGATGTCTATGATAGAGCTGTTTGGGAGGCAATTAAAAATTGTGACTTAATCGCTCCTGACAGATTTGCGAAAAATGAGAAGGGTGATTATCTAATCGACGGAACAGTAGACCCAAGGTCAAAAAGACCTAGATACGGTACTGCTGAGCTTTACGTAGATAGACCTGGATTTGAAGCTCAACGTAGAGTTACTAGACGTAAACTTATTGTAGAAGCTTCTAATTATATTATGAATGACGAACGCGGATATGAAGGAAGATTGCTTGTAGCTAAAGTTTTAGGTAGAGATATGAAAAATCAGCCAAATGCTGATGTTGAAGATTACCTATTATCTATAGCTGAGAAAACTCCGGAAAAGATTATCAACTGCTATACTGGTGGAGATATTCAACTTCGTATGTTATTTATAGAAGCTCGTGAAAAAGGAGTTATCGTTAAAAAAGACGGACTCTTCGTTTATGGAGAAGATGGTAAAGTTGCATTAGGTGCTACTGATAATGCAGTAATTGAATGGATGAAATTATCTAGAAATAGTAAAACCCTAGCCTTAATCAGAAAAGACACATATCAAGACGTGTTTGAAGATTAATTATCAATATTTTAATATAATGCGAAATGACCGCAAGACAGGTTTTTGAAGCTACACTAATAGAACTTAGTAAAATTCAAGCACCTTCACTTAAGCTTTATGAATTTAACTATTTATTTAATAAAGCTATAAACTAGTATATTAATAAGGTATACAACGTGTACGATATTAACTAGCAAACTACTGATGATTTGAGAGTCTTGAAGTCTACGACTTTCTTGACTCCTCACAAGGTAGAACTTGCAGGAAGAGCGTCTGGAGCTGCAAAAGATAGTGCTATTTAGAACACAAAAGCAGTTACTGGTAACTAGGATTCTCCAGAAGGAGGATACACTGGTTAGGCTTCATCTTATTTAAGTAAAGCCCATCGCTCAATTCAATCTCTACACGGTGCTACGTATGAAGTGTATATGCCTATTGACTACTTACATATGTTGAATTGTGTTTGCATTTATTATGTTGCTAAACAAAAAGATTGCTGGGATGCAGGCTCATATATTGAAATCCCTGCAACAAGATTAACTGCCGATTCTTGGAGTCAAATCATTACAGACATTTATAATAGACCTTCGCCTATGCGTCCGTACTATTATGTCCACAATCTTAACCAATAGTAGGTATTACCTACCGACCCTAGAACTTCTGTGGAAACAGGAACAGGATTAGAAGAAGTTGGTACTGATATGAATGGCATTTATCAGGTTACTTCAGCTTCTGGAGGAGAGTGGGAAGATAATGATATTGATGCAGGAACTGCTGGAGGAACTTCTCCTGAAAGTCAAAACTCTAACTTCCAAAGAACATTTAAGCTTAATGTAAATGGAAAAGATACTCAAGTATCTCTAGTTGAAAAACCCATCGCATTGAGAGCTGGAAATACTTCTAATGTTCGTTGTGAAATTAGATATGGTAAGGATGATAGTTTGTTCCAATTAGTAGAAGTGCAGATTGATTATGTTAAGTGTCCTCAGTTTATTCGCTTAACTCAAGAGCAAATAGACTTAACAGAAGATACTTCTCAAATTATGGAGTTCCCAGATTATGTAAACCAAGAGATTATAAACGAGTTGGTACACTTAGTAATGGAGCGTGTAAATGACCCAAGACTAGGTAACAATATTTAGATGACTCAATCTATTGCTAGACCAACTGGGCAATAGCAACCAGCCCCTCAACAAGGCTAATTAAACTTTAATTAATTATGGCAACAGGTTTAAATTTTCAAACTTAGACAATTATCAATTCGAATCTGGATCCAGATTCAAGTAAATTGAACGGGAAAGGTACTGATAATACCTATCTTTTCAAGAGTGGCAAAACAAACATCGACGGAGAAGAAGTTGATGCTCTAAAGATTAAAAGAGATTTTGTATTCGTTAAGGGATGCGTAAAAGCTATTAGAAAGAGAGCTGGATATGAGGCAGTGCCTTGTAAGGCTACTATTGATTTCGGTGATACTACTCTTTTAGCTGCTTTAAAAGCAGGAGGAGCAAAAACATATTGTAGACTCGATATTTATTTGGGTGTTGAAGGCGCAGAACCTTACATTTATTCAACTCCCTGGGTTCAAAAAGGTATGCCATTCTGGATTGAATTTACTGTTAAAGAAGCTGACGAAGCTGCTACTATTGCCAAAAATGTAGCAGATATGCTTAAAAAGAATCATGTATTCTTATGTGATAAAGACCTAATTAATGTTTCTGTAACTGGCAGCAAACTTGTTCTCGAAGGAGCTACTGAATATCAGAGATTCCGCAAAATCGAAATTAGCACATTCGATGCTTATGATGATTATGCAGAAAAAGTTGCAGAGTTAGACCCAACGAAAACTTCTGCTACTGATATTAAGTTAGACGAAAGAGGAAAGAATAGCTTCGGTACTTACTCTCAAATTATTAAAGACTTGAGACTTCCGACTGCTGCAAACTACCAATGGACTCATATCCGTCAGGTAGAAACTCCTATCGTTGGAGCTATTTACAACCAATATATTGTAGAGTATGAAGCTCCAGCTACTAATGATGGTCTACACGCTGTAGGACAAAGAATGACTTCTTTTACTACTCATGTGTTCTGGGTAAAAAATGATTCTACACTAATTACTGCTTGGGAAGAAGCATTAGCTACTATCGGAACAGTAGTAGACGTTGATGCTGAATCTGTATCTTCTATAAGCGAAGATGAAGAAGATGAATTAGGTGCTTAAATAAACTAAAGGCGGGACTACCCTGTTCCGCCTTTTCTTTTAATTAAGGTATGGAACAGTCAATTTTAGAATGGGCCTTAGCAGTAATAGGCAGTGGTGGTATAGGCGCAGTTATTACTTATATTTGCACTTTTAAGAGCAAAAAGAAACAAGTAGAAGCTGAAGCCGAATCTTCAATGGTCGATGTTGAGTAGAAAAAAACGGACCTCAAACAAGACTAGTATGATTATTTGTAGAAGACGTGTGATAAGTACATAAAGGATTACCATGAGCTTGAAGGCGATTTTAGAAAGTAGATATCGGAATTGAGAGAGCAAATGGATAAAATTATGTTAGAGAAATCCCAAGCCATATCTGCAAAATGTAATGAAATTGCCACTCTAAAATCTGAAGTCACTTATTTAAAAGGAATAAGATGTTATAACTTTACTTGCAAACATAGGATAATGACTAATCCTGATAAAACAGAAGAATAATGTATATAGAGAAACTTGCATCCCAAATTCGTAATGATGTTGTATCTGGACTAAGAGGTTATCATTAGAATTTATCTATGAATATGGACTAGCTATAGGATGAAATAGTAGCCTGTAGATTATCCATATTACATTAGTATTTTCTCAGAGGAATATTTCCTATCAAAGACCTATTGATAGCGATTAACTGCATCGACGTAGACTGTGAGTCTCTTGAGAGATGTAAATGTGGAGTGAGAAGTGCGGATGATACTATAACAGCTCATTTCGAAATACCACAAGTTATTTCATAGTACGGAAAGCAAGCTATTGAGTATATAGGTTCTACTGATAGGCAAAATAAGTTTACGATAGTAACATCGTTATCTGAATTTAATAACAGAAAGTATAGAAAAAGAAGTTAGAAAAAACCCTACGTTTGGATTGATTTTGCACCAAATGCAAACGGAATGTTAGATTGTTTTCTATTTAATGCACCATTCTTGTAGCAGGTTTCCGTAGTTGCAGTATTCAAAGACCCAAGATAGCTAAAGTAGTACAGTTGCTGTAATACTGATGAACTTAATGGGCCTGATGTAAATACTAGCTTTATTGATTAGCTAGTTAAGGAAAAACTAACTAAGGAAAAATTATACTATTATAGATAGGTTGCAGCTTAGCCTCTACCTAATGATTAGTAGTATGTAACAGGAGGATGATATGGGATAGAATAATTTTCATTACGCTATAAGTTTAGCTTAGACGCTATACGATATTGAGGGAGATAATGATGATTTAGAGGAAATCGGTTTAGTGGCATACAATTTTATTGGAAATAAAAACACCAGACTGTATAGAGCACTATTAAATATAAATTGTTAGGATGGGTCAGTCGAATTACCTTGTAATGTAGACATTATAGAGGCTGTAACCTATTGTGGTCCAGAGGATTGGGACTACACTAGTAATACGAAAGAGTTTGGAGACATATAGTCTTTATACACTGAGAATTACATTGAAAGTAGAAAAGCTTTCCTAGATCCCTTTTATGTTAGCGGTAAGTTCGTTAAATATAAAAGAGTAGGAGATAAACTTTATGTTAATAAAGGTGCAGGAAAAGTAAATATTCTATATCATGGAATACTACTTGACGAGGAAGGTCTTCCCGAAATAAACGATAAAGAAGCTATCGCAATAGCTGAATATATTGCCTATGTATAGAAATACAAGGAAGCAATACGTACTAACAATTAGAATGTGTTGAAAATGGCTTAGGACTTGAAGCGCTAGTGGCTACAGCATTGCTTAGCGGCTAGAGTTCCAGAATATGTATCTCAAGAAGAGATGGATAAAATACTTAATGTATAGGCTTCTTGGGGACGTAAGTTTTATAACAAGAGCTATAAACCAACTATGTAAAATATATAGGGAGACAATTTGTCTCCCTATTTTTGTTTATGATTATGAGTAATAAGAATTATGCAATGGGTCATGCTTTTTCTTTGCATGACATTTTTATGAATTTCCCAGTAGAAAAACTGAAAATGACTTCAGACTAGTGTAAGGAAACATACTCTGATGGAAATAAAAGAGATTTGGCGGCATCTATATTTGCCAAAAGTGTTCAGATGGTAGTAGATGATATTATAGATAACAATGTCCACTTTAAATTACCTGGAATGGCTAGGACATAGGCATATATGTATATGAAAAGAACAGAAGGTAAAAAATTTAAGAAGGCATTTAAGAATGGAAAATGGAATGACATAGACTTTGTAATGTCTAACTTTAGCGGATATTAGCTTACTCTAGAGATGTAGAGTGAAAAGAGGCTTCCAAGAGAGAAACCTATATACTTATCAGCAAAAGATAAGTAGAGAATCGTAGATAATACTAACAGAGGTAAATAGTATTAATTGTTATGGTACTAAAAACTATATAGGATTACTACGACCAAATTTGTGCAGAATATCCAAATATTCCTAAGTCGGATATTAAAAGAATTTTGCAATACGGATGGAAATCGTTATACTTACATAATAGTTATGGAGGAGATACTCTAATTAACAGAAATGGATTTTGGTTTTATTGTGGATAGTTAATGAATGATTCTCTAAAGTATTTTGAGTACTACAAAAATAAAATGAGAATTAAATTACGAATAATGTATAAACGCAAGCACATCCCTTGGGATGGATACTATTACTTTGCATTAACTTAGAATTAGTATAACGAATATTTGAGTTAGAAAAATAAAAGAGGACGACCAAAGAAAAGATTTACCTTTTCTAAGATCATCCTCTACAAAATATATGATGAGTGTAATATATCAGAAAGTAACCGAGTAGCAATATTCAGATTACCTATGCCAGTTGATTTCGGAATTAGTTTATATAAGAAAGAATTAACTACAGATAAAGCAGAACTAATCTTAGTTAGAGAACCTCTAAAATTTTAGGATATATTACTAACTAATTATAATTATCAATTTATTTCAGATAATTTAAGAAAATATAACAAAAACAAGAGAAACGATGATTAATACAATTATGACTGCGAAAAATACATTCGCAGAAGGATTAGTAATGGATTTCGCTCCAGATAATACATAGGCTACAACTCTTACATCTGCACTTAATGCTACCTTGTTAACATTTAATGGGAACGAGATGTCTCTTTAGAATGATATGGGTAATGGAAGAGTGGAGACAGCATATCTTCCGGAGGGGTATGTTCCAGTGGGAACTTGTGAATTTGGGGATATTATTTATATAGTATCTTATAACCCAATTACTAACAAATCTCAGATTGGTTGTTTCCCAAGCCCAGAAAGAAATATAAGTAGCTAGGAAATAGGCGAACTGTAGACAAATTTAAAGTCTTCAGACTTTTAGGAACTATCAGACAGTGGACCTACTGGAAGATTAGTAGCATCATCTTGTAAGAAAATTTTATATAAAAAAGAGTTAAATCCAGGAGACAAATATATAATAAGTAGCTCTAATTTAGAAGAAAACAAAAATAGTATTACTGATTACGGTAATACCTCTAATATATATGGAACATTTCCAAAATTATTGAAAATACACGTTGTTGCTATAGAAGATTCTGGAAAAATTAATTATTTAGATTCAACAGTTAGATGGTATGATAATTTTTTTATAGCTAATGGCACCAACGGTGAAGCTACTCCTGATTTAGATAAATATAGGTCGTTAGTTAGTTCTGGCTACTCTGTATTTTAGTCTAAAGTGTCAGGAAAATTAGCTTTATTAATAGAATTAGAGAAAATAAACTCTTTTAGCTGTACTTATGATATATATACTGCCTCTAGTAGCACTTACTCTGAGGATACTTAGACAATAGGAAAAAATTATAATGTCTATTGGAGTATAGGCTGGAACGCAGACAATTTCAATATTAATCCAAAATACATAGTTTTAACTAAATCTTAGTGGTCTGGTAAGAACGAAGCTGATGCAGGAAAATGGTTTCCCTATAAATAGGATACAGATACTAGCTATAGTATCGATTACAATAATGGAAAATCTATCAATGACTTTTGGAGTATTGAAGAGTAGCCAAAAGCATTTTATGATAAAAACGGAAACATATAGTAGAGTTATTGGTACAGTGAATTGGGGCGAGTATATTAGCCAGAAGATTATTCTGGAACCTTTGAAGAGTTTATAAATTCTGGAAGTTATGAAGCTAACGAACAAATCGCTATAGAACATTTGAAAGACTCTTAGCCTGCATATAAAGACTAGGTATTATCTAAGTTAACGGTATCTAGAGATATTAATGGATAGCCTATTAGCAAGTATTATGTAAATGCCCATCATTAGGAAGATGGATAGTATTATACTGCTGTGAGAAAAGGAGTTTACGAAAAAATATATTAGACAGATATGTCTGACGATATAGTAAATAATTATTTCAAAACTTCTATATACAAGTACTTTACTTCTTTTTACATACCTTTTATGTAGAAATTTACTTCATCTAATGGGGAGGAATTAATTTTTTATCCAGATATATCTAATTTAATATATCATTATAGTATAACCCCAGCTATGCCCTATGGTTTACTAGAGGAATTAACTTAGGACGGTTATATAGATTTCAGTAAAATAGGTACTGGAGAAATAAAGCTAACCAACTGGAAATATTATAATACTGAAAATATAGGAACTTTAACGCTTGGATTAGAAGTTTATCCAGAGTCTAATAAGGGAGTAGCTGAAGTAGCGATAGACTTTTATGATAATCAAGGGGTTGCTGCAACATACAGAATAATGAACAAAAACTCCTATTCTGGATAGTTTACTGAGTACATTCCGCTCAATGGGGAAGCAGGGAACTACAAATTAAGTAGTATAGATTCCACTGGGTCTCCTATATATCACGCCGGACTACAGTCAGATTTGACTGAATTGTCTAACTTAGTATATAAAGGAGACAATGGCACTTATAAGGTAATAAAACAAGATGATGATTTTTATTATTTGTAGGAAGATATTAAAACATTAATCACAGATACTTCTAGAATATTTAGTAACGATGCTGGAATATTATATTCTAATGTGTTATATTTAGCCAAAATTACTGTAAAGTATTGCTCAGTAGATGCATTAAATAATTTTAATGTTGATAATACTAATGACTTTAAATATTTTTACAGGTGGTATTGGACTAATACTATGTTTAATTAGTACTACTATACAACTTCTGATTTTGAGAAACTATAGGCAATACTAGATTTAGATATTGGGGTAGAGTATTCTAGTAATAAAAACTGGAAAAAAATCTAGGAAGTTTACGAGCCTTCCTCTCTAGCAAGTGAAGACGACTAGTTTAATAACTTATCAGCTACCGTTTAGGCAATAAATCAGAATGGAGAAGCGGACAGTTAGGGAAATATAGACGCCAAATTAACTATAGGCTTATAGAATACTTACAATACATTTTCAATAGCAGAACGAGTAGGAAGTATTAATTACATGGATAAGTTTGTAGTTAGTATTATATTAGGTAGGTCTAAAATAGAAAATAATCCAGAAACTCCAGAGATTTATTCAGTAAGTTCTTAGGAAAATGAATATGACGATTCAATATATCCTACATATGTTAAGTAGCCTGATATTAGCTATTAGAGTGTAGACACTTATGGATTGCTAGATCCTAGAGAAACTTCTACTACTTTATACAAGCTATTAGGTATAAGTAAGACCGGGTCCGGCAAAGAATTATGGGAAAAAGCTTATGATAAATATCTTAACAAATATTCGTTAAATTTTTCTAGTTCTTTAAGTGTAACTACAGAATCTGGAAAGTATGAATATTTAAATAGTTCTGGAGAATTAGATTTTATCGAAAATTATAGAGTGTTTAAAACAACATTAAATACGGCAAGCATTCCCTTAGTACTTACTGGGGTACATTTTAGTAAATATTATAAGGAATGCATTTCATAGTCTAAATACTTATAGGTATTAGTCCCATTAGTTAATACTTCTGAAGATTTAACAAAATTTGGAATGAAATTGTATGGGCAAAATGCTGTATTTGATTCCATGTTAACTATAGCAGGAGGATGGCACGATGCTAACATGCTTCATAAAGATGATATGAAGATTCATGTTGGTAAATACACCTCTGGGGAATCGGGAACATTCTCAGGCTCGCCAGGATTTAGCGGAACTTGGTCTAAAAATTACTATAATAGTAGTAAAGGATATGCGATTACCAAAAATTCTAATGGAAAGACTAAAATGTGGGACAATTAGGTAAACGGCACTTATATTAGAGACTTATTAACATCCGATATCGGAATAATACTATATTCTCACGGAGACGAACTTGACAGAACTGTATATTTCGTATATGATTCTGATACTACAACTGCACCAAATCCTAGTTATATGTATAAATATAAATTCGGTTCTATTTCTGGAGAAAAAAAAGCTCCTCCATATAACAACATATATGAAGACAGTTCTCGCCAATTTGTACTAGGATTAGTTATGAAAGATACAGATGGATAGATACACCTATTAAATAATCTTTGTCCTATGCAAACTTCTTCTGGTTCTTTAACACAAAAAATAAAGATAAGTGGAGGAACTAGATATCTAGGTAATATTATTCTATCTATTTTAAGTAACCTATTTGTTAAACTTCCAGAGAAATAGGCTATAGAAGTTTAGACTATTAGCAATGTAGTTTATCTATAGGACAATAAATCACAATTTACAAAGGATGTAGTTTATTAGGTATAGGCGGATTATGAAAACCACAATGATCTTATATTAATGTAGGGAATCTAGCTATCTGACTATATTAATAAAATTAAGTAGCATATAAATGATGTGGTAGACGACTCTAATGTTAACTTTATAATACAAAGTGTTTAGAAGAACATTCCTATACAGGTTGCCTTTGATTACATATAGCCTTCAAAGATTATTTCTAATTCATAGTCTAGTGTTATGGCTATTAGACTTGGGGAAAATGATTACTATACTGTAATTCCAGAAATAAACGATTCTAACAAGTTGTATACTATAGATAGAAGATATTCGAATATTACAGTAAGAGCCGCTACTACAGTTAATAGCTATGAAGTAACCTCTATAACTAATTCTACTACCTCTGGTAGATTAATTTATACTTATAGTGATTAGATATATCATAGTAACAGCAAGTTTTACTAGATATTCACATTATAGAATGACCATTTGGTACTATCTAAAACACAGCACAATTCATCTGATATGCTAGCATATTTCAATGGTGCTCATAATGTTACTATTGGAGGTATAGTTAATGACGAATATTTAACGGATTATTTAAAATATGTGGACTAAGTTAATTAAAAGCAGTATAAATTTGGAAACCTAGACTTAGGTATATCCAACTCAGGGATCTTTAGTATATGAGTATAATCCTCTTAGAAATTTTAGACTGTCGAAGAATATGTATTTATATAAAGGAGATTATTATTCTTTGGAAGAATTAAAAGATAAATTTAACATATATATAGAGGACAATTCCTGGGTAGGAGCAGATGAAAATCCAGAATTGTATGAAAAAGGATAGTTGGTAGATTTCATAACAGATTAGCTGTCTATTAGGCTAGATCATCCAGTACATATTATTCCTTAGTATAGTTACGACGGGTCAGTAAACCTTATATTGAATGACGGAATTAATATACCTAGATTAATAAATAGTAGGTTTAGTTCTACTGGCAAGAATACTTACGAAGTAGTCAACAGGAAGGGGGATAATGACACTAACATATATGATTAGGGAGAACAGTTTGATATAGATACTTCTCTATATAAAAGAATAACTAAAATACCTAAAGTTTAGTATATGGGAACATCTTCTGGAGGCAATATGAAGATTGGAAATTATCATTTTTATTTCAAATTGTCCGATGCAGATGGGAACGAGACAGATTTTGTGGCCGAGTCTGGATTAGTAAGTGTGTTTATAGGCTTTGGATCTCCTTCTAGTATTCATACTGGTTAGAAAAACGAAAGTAGCTACAAAAATGTCATGTTTTCTGTATCTAATATAGATGCTTCTTATAATTATATTACTGTATATTATTCAAGATATACAGCAGAAGCTAATGAAAACTTCGTAACCGAATATATAAAAATCAATAAGAAATATTTAGTAAATAATGCCGGGATAGCATCTATTATAGTAACAGGTTTTGAAGAAACTACATAGATATCAGGTTCTGATATTAATTTAAACTATAATGTAGTAGACGCTTCTAAAGCTTCTGCAGTTTGTCAAAATATGTTGTTTATGGCAAATGTCCATAAACCAAATATTCCCTACAAAGAGTTATCTGATTTGTCTTTAAGATTTTTACCATATCTAATCTAGACTCCGTATAAGTTAGACATAGATGAAGAGTATAATCCAACAACATTAGATTTAGGATACTATGATAGTAAATTTATATATGACTACACTGGATATTGGGGAGAGGAGATATACAGATTTGGAATAGTATATATAATGCCGAATAATGAATTAAGTCCTGTATTTAACATTAGAGGAGGTGCTGCTATTAAAGAATTCATAGATGGATAGTATAGCAATGATGGGCAGTTTTCAAATATTCCGGTATTTAAAACAAACGAGCTAAATGAAAGGGAGAGACAATATATTAACTATAACGAAGAAACCAATTATTTAATAGGGCTTGATGATATGTCTTCTGGGGATAACAGAACGAAAGGTACCGTTTCATTTGAAAATGTTAAGGGAGTAGTTACCTTCTCTCCTACCAAGGACACTAATACTATATATGGGATAGATATTAGAACTGATCAAGATACTATTAAGGAACTAGGGAAGTATGTTAAAGGGTACTTTTTTGTAAGATAGACAAGAATACCTACTATTCTAGCCCAGGGTATCACCATAGGGATAGACCAGAATTCTTATACCCCCTGTATCCCAACAGCTGGCGGGTTTTTGGAATAGTTATCAGAATCATTAGAAAAAACCCATGTTACTACAGAAGATATAAATGATATTAATTACATATCAGAAGGATTTCTAAGTAGATATTAGTTCAAATTTCAGAAGAAGTCCAGTAATCTGTGGGGGAAAATCGCTAAAGTGGCTGGTATAGCGGTAGGAGTAGTAGCATTAGCTGCCGCAACCGTTTTTACAGCAGGTGCTGCAGCTGCTGTAGTAGCAGGTACTGCTGTTACAGTAAGTGGAGCAGCAGCTGCTGGAGCAACTGCTTTAGGAACAGTTGCAGGGACAATAGCAGCTGCAACTGGTCTAGGTTCTTTAGGAGCTGCTTTAGGAACTACTGTTCTAGTTGGAGGAGCTGTTGCCCTACCAACAGCTGCGTTAGCAGTAGCTGGAACTATTCAGGAAACTAGGTATGCGTTATCCTCTATTTTTGTAAAGAAAAAGTTGGATGGGAGAAATACACAAGTTCCTTCTGGATATAAATTGGTAGAAACAGAAGAATCCAGAAAATTAAGTACAGATTTTCTTACACGTTTTATTCCTAAGGACTCCTCTAAGGTAAAAGTCTAGGGGATTCTGTGTCCAGATTATGAAGTAAATTAGTCTTACTATAATCAAATATTTACTGGCAATTTACATACTATTTCTCTTACAAGTTCTTAGAGTATAAACGGATTAGCTGGAAGAACTGGAAATTATTTTTCAAATAACGTGAATCATTTCTATATTCCAGACTATTATGATACCAATATACGAAATTTTTATGATTTTAAGGTTGTAGGAGTTCCCGACAATGTAAAATTGGTTGGAATTGATAACCTAAAATTCAGGAGTAGAGCAGGGGAGGCAGAAGAAGCTTGGAGATATGAATGTGTAGGGGACGATTATAAATCTGAATACTCAAAAAAGAATAACGAAGAGGATTCTGAAACATAGTCTAATAAGAAGATAAATACTGATATAATTAGAGGAAGTTTTGGGCCTTACTTGGCATTTAATGATGTAGAAAACAAATTCTCTTCAGCTGAAACTGTTAACATATATATACCAGAATACTCTATAGGTTAGCTTGAAAACTACTTTTCAATTAGAATGTAGGATTCTTCTGTTTTTTAGGCCATATCTGATAGATATAGTATCTCAGAAGTAGATTCTTAGTTAGTAAAATAGTTAAGTAATATAATTGGTGATGATGATAGAACTAAAGGGTATAAATGGGAGCTTTATAGAGGAGATTGTTATCTATGTCAATTTACTCATAGGGTAAATAGAAACTTTAACGATCCTTCAGCGCCCTATAATGATGAGATAGTTGACGAAAAAACATGGAGAGATAATTATGACACTGATAATGTAGAAAAATATGAAAGTATAAATTTGGGAGATGTTAATGCAGTATAGTTAGGAATGTGGGTAACATTTAAAATACGCTCCTCTAATAATTTAAATATAAGAACCTTAGATGGATCTAATGTAGATGAAACGGCTATGTGTGGACATCCGAGAGGATACTATCCATACCTTCCTATGAGTACTGAGGGAACATATAAACACCCAGAATCATAGGTATACAACAAAGGTTTTACTAAATCCTTAAGTGAAAGATGGAACTTTGAACTTCCTGATGTTCCCTATATAAAGAACTGGTTTGGAACTCGTATTATGTATTCTGATATTCACGTTAATGATGCCTATAAGAACGGATTTAGAGTTTTCCAAGGTACTCATTATAGAGATTATACTCGCGAATACGGAGAAATAGTAAAATTAATTTCTCTTGAGTCTAATCTTTTATGTGTATTTGAACATGGTATAGCATTGATACCTGTCAATGAAAGAGCAGTCGCAGGTGAGGGAACAGGTGGAAATGTCTATATAAACACATCTAATGTGCTTCCAGATAACCCAAAAATTATCTCTGATATGTTTGGTAGTCAGTGGCCCGAAAGTGTCCTCAAAGTTCCAGGAAAGACTGGAGATTCTGCGCAATATGTTTATGGAGTTGATACTGTTGCCAAGAAGATTTGGCGCACTGACGGTAATACTCTTACTTGTATTTCTGACTTTAGAGTACAAGAATTTCTGAATAAGAATATTACTCTAGGGGAAAGAGAGCTTACTCCCAAAATAGGTATTAGAAATGTAAAGACAGTATATAACGCCTTCAAGCGAGACGTATTATTTACTTTCTATGACAATACTTATGGCTTTGAAGAAAAGGTTTGGAATCTATGCTGGAATGAGTTATTATAGAAATTTATAACATTCTATAGTTGGGTTCCTAGCTATATGGAAAATATAAATAATATTCCATTCTCATTCGATAGAAATACTTCTAAGTGGATTGCTAAACTGGGAACAAGTCATACTGAAAGTTCTTTTGCTGACGGTATTACACTATCTAATGTAATTATAGAGAACTCTGAAAATGAATAGGGAGAAGTAGTAACTAACTTTAAGGTTCCAGTTTCCTATGTGAATAAGAAAGGTGAGTGGGTAACTCAAAACTATACTGTAGCGAATGATGGAACTAGTAGGAAAAAATACATTGGAATATTATCCTTAAGTAATAGAATACTTCCAGATGCCTAGCTTCACTATTAGATTTCCTACTCCTTGTAGAGAGATTAGTATGGAAACTATAAGAAGTTTGACATAGTCCCTCTAAATTGTAGAGAAGCTAAGGGAGGTATATATCTTCCAGATGATGCTATGTTTGCAGGAGCTTTCATGCCTCTATATTGTCTAAAATTCAAGGAAGGAGGAGATGAATATAGTCCAGTTTACTATAAGGATGGATAGGAAATGACTGAAGTGTCTGACGGTGCTGGAGACACGTTCTATACTTACCAAGCTCTATATACTGCTAAATCCCTATTATCTGAATTATATTATAGGAATAGTGCGGGACATTAGTATGCAGACTACGAGGTTAATAAAGTTAAGGTGGGAGACTCTATCGAAGGGAATACATTAGAAATAACTGATGTGTTGGATTATCCTATATTCAAAGACATTACTGGAAAGCGTCCTACTCTTCCTAGAGAAGAGATGATAAATCCTGATAAAATAGTAACCTTACTTAATATTAAGGCTACAATATCTATCGTTGATAGTGATAATTAGTCTAAACTAAGTGATTCCTATTACAATATGAAAGCGGGATTTTAGTCAGGAACATCTCTAGTAGATGCTGGATATTATGAATCTGTTGTAGGAATAGCTCCTAGATGGAACTTATAGTTCTTATCTACAGATTTTTGGAAGCATGGCTAGGCTGGGCTGATTGACATAGCAGATGATATATATCCTACTTATTGGTACGGAAGACAGCATCCATTTGAATTTGAATGTGTAGTAGTGAATGACCCTTCTATACATAAGATATTTACTAATCTTGAAATTGTTGCTAATAAGGCAAAACCTGAATCTTTCCACTATGAAATAATTGGGGAGACCTACGACTTTGCAAAAGATAAGGTAAATATGTATTTTAGACAGGAAGCTATGAAAGCATTGTGGCAATACAATGGAGCTGATATTTCTTATGATAGGAACTTCTTGAAGGTTCAACCTAGATAGTAGCCAAAGTCTGCGGACTTCCCACATAAGTACTATACTAGACAAGATACTATCAATGAGATAGAGGATTATTATATTCATGTAACTTATCCAGATTCACACGATTATCGTCATTTATCTGGAGCGGAAGTAGTTTACTATCCAAATAGACAAGAATATCGAATCTGGAATCATGCTATGGCTGTAGATATAGACGATTTGAGTTAGGATGATTCAAGGTCAATTATCTCCGCTAATTGTCAGTATTTAGAGGACAGATGGAAAGTTACAATTAATCCTATTTTAGTATGCTATAAGAATGAATATCAAAGGAAATTCTCTGGTTCCTTAATATAGCCTCAGAACTCTACTTGGGCAAAAGCCAAGAATAGTTCACAAAGCTTACCAACTCTTCCTATTTATAATTCTCCTATACCGGATTAGGTTTTATCAGCTGGTGGTATAGATTTCCCAGGAAATGACCTAGTACATCCAGAGTGGGGAGAAGATAACGCTCTTTACAATTTATATGATTTATCTGGATACAATTCCGAAGGAAATTGGAAACCGTTGGATTTAACTAACTGGTTAGACGATGTTAGTATTTATAGATATAACTTTGGAGAAGCATAGAATAGAAAAGAGTTAGATGTTAAGGATAAATTCTTAAAGATAAGAATTAGATATTCCGGAGAAGAATTAGCTGTTATAGATTTCTTAAATACTGTATATAGAATTAGTTATGCTTAATAAGAATATAAATAAAGTCAGAAGAATAGCGAAAGCCTATTATGGGCTTTCCATTCCTTCTGGGAATCCATATATGACTACGAATGAATTAGCCATCCCTGGTAATGCTATTACTTAGTAGAATTTGCTGGGAACTGATTATAGCGCTGATTTCAGAAACAGAGCTGAATAGATAATGGCTCCTACTAATAGTCTTATAGATTTTAATGCTAGAATGGGAGACTTATTTAGCTTAAAGCTAAAAAACGATAGAGATTCCTCTAAAGCTATTACATAGATAAAGAGTATGTCTGTAGGTACTGCACCTTAGAAATCATAGGGAACTTTCTAGAAACTAGGAGGATGGAATACGGTAGGACAAGCCTCAGACTTCCTAAGCGGACTAATTGGAGGTGATAAAGATGGATACCTTGGTAAATATGGTTCATTATAGCAAGCAGGAGACTAGGCGTTTGACCAGGCTTCAAATGTAGTAATGGGCATAAATCCTCTGGTCGGAGGAATAATGAAGGCAGGAGGTTTAGTTAGTGACGTATTAACCAAATGGGGTGGAATGGGTACGGATTCTATGACTAAGACCGATGCTGTACTAGGTAGCAAATTATTATCTCTTACTCCAGTTGGTATGGTTAATGGTTTCTTCGGTAAGAAAACTAGGGATTTTTCTGCTAATAGAGATACTGTAGAATAGGTAGGAGGTTCTTACGGCGGAACTGTTAGAAATATAGCATCGGCAGAAGAAAAAGCTGGAAAGAAATATGGATTATTCAGTGGAGGGGCAAGAAGGTCAGCTAATAGGTTCATAAATAGAACAGAGTCCCAATAGGCGACTATGACTAATATAGCTAACTAGGCTTCTGATTTATCTTCTATAGCTACTAATATGTCAGATTTGAACCATATTTAGTATGGCTTCAACCTAAACGGTGGATATGATTAGAGATATATGAGAGCTGCTAGACTTGGAACTAAATTACAGAGAATTAAAAAACTTAATATATAGTCTCATAAATTAGGAGGTTAGATATAGGGAGCAATAGATTTGAATGAGTGGCAACCCGTTATAACCGAAGCTGTAGAGTAGTTTGAATCTGGAGGAGAATTAGAATGGACTCCTATTATAACTCTATAGGAAGGAGGAAAAACTGAGAAAGTAGATGGAATAACAGGAGCAGCTCCGAAGATTACTTTCTAGTCTTGGTACGATACTGTTCCAAAAGATAGGTTGTCGAATAATTACGACCTTAAGAAAGCTTTTGAAGTACTACCATTCGAGGAGTTAGAAGCATGGAGAAAGTCTTCTGATGAAGATTTAAGAATTGGAAAGAATCACCTACGAAGCATCTATCAGTTACCCAACGGAGATTATGAATTTTTAAAGCTAGGAAATGAATAGAGTAATCCAGAAGTTCATTTCGAAACTGATACTTATCATTCTGGGGAAAATGGATTAAAAGATTCTCATGATTTAGTCTTTGAGAAAGATAGATACTTCTATAGAAGGAAGCCTAAACAATTTAAAAATGGTGGTAAACCCGAACCTATAGACGCTCCAGAAATAGAAGAAACTAATTAGAAAAATATAATTCCAGAAGGTGCTCTTCATGCTCGCAAACATAACATGGAAAATGCTGATAACTTGACTAAGAAAGGTATTCCAGTTATAGATAATGAAGGAGAGCAATAGGCAGAGATAGAAAAAAATGAAATAATATTTACACTAGAAGTTACTAAAAAGCTGGAGGAGTTATACTCTAAATATACAGACTATGAATACTCTCAGAAAGAAAAGGATGAAGTAGCAATAGAAGCTGGAAAACTGTTAGTAAAAGAAATATTATTTAACACAGATGATAGAACAGGTTTAATTAACACATTAAAACAAGGAGGAATAATAGATGGCTCTAAATGATTTGTTAGTGTCTTATAAGCGCATTGAAACTCCCTCTAGAACCATCCCAGAGTTCAAATTTCCAGAATCCTATCAACTAGTTACTTCTGATGCCCCATAGAGTAAGCCTGATTAGGAAGACGTATAGACTCCTAAATATTATACTTCCACTGTTTAGAGACCCAAGTTTAGCTCAATCCAAAGATGGAATAGTCCTTACAGGGATAGGAATGCTTGGATAACTGACTTAGCGGCTGCTTATAGAAAAGCAGGAGTAACTAATGATAATGCAATAAAGATGTTAATTGCCCAAGATGCTCAGGAAAGCGGTTGGGGACGTTCTGCGCAAGGTAAATTCAACTTTGGAAACTTAACCACTGGAGCTAAATGGAAAGGTGACTATGTTATGGGAAATGACCATGACGCTAAAGGCAATCCCATCAAATAGAAATTCCGCTCTTATAATTCTATGGATGAATATGCAGCTGATAAGTTATAGTTCTTGAAACACTTATATGATTTTGATGAAAATGATGATATTAATACGTTTACCGCCAAACTTACTGGTAAGAATAAAGGTAAGAGAAGGTATGCAGAAGCTACTGACTATGCTGATAGAGTTGCAGCGGTATTCAGGAGTTTCAAGGACGGTGGTATTATAAAGTATTAGTAGGCAGGAAAAGTACTTAGTCCTCCAGAAAAGGCAAGATAGAATTTATCTAGTAAATTTCCAGTTAATTGGGAAAATTCTGATTGGCTACATAACTACTTCTCTAAGAACTTAGGTTATAATACTTCTTTAAGTATATTATCTTCTATTCTTCCTGAAAGCGGGGCAGACCCTCACAAAAAGTAGCTTAGAGGAGGGCCAGGAAGAGGGTTAGTCTAGTGGGGATTTGGTACCGACAGATATAACCATATGAAATCATATAAGATGAGAGGATCAGTACAAAAGGGAATAGACCCAGAACTTCAACGACAAGCAGAATATATAGTTAACACTGTTAAGAACGAACAAAAAACTGGAGAAGGCTTATGGCATCATGGAGGAACAGGGTCTGGATACAAAAGTGCTGAAGGTGCTAGAAAGGTATTTATTAATGCAAGAACTCCAGCATCCGGTAAGGCAAGAGCTTTTAGTCTCGGCTATGTAAGACCTAAAGGAGGAATAGAAGAAGCCACTAGAAGAGCTTCTTACGTAAGTTCTCTAGATTCAGTTTATAATTCTAAATATAAATAATGGATAGAGTAAAGGTAAATGTAGGCGATAAGACATATAATTGTCAAATTGCCAAGACAGAAGAAGATAGAAAGAAAGGTCTAATGGGAGTAGAAAATCTTCCTCCCGATGAAGGTATGCTATTTGTATGGGAGGATGAAGATACTAGAGAAATGTGGATGAAAGATACTAAAATACCTTTAGACTAGATAGCCATTAACGATAATGATGAAGTAGTCTTAGTATATAAGGCTTAGCCAGAAGATGAAACTTTAGTTCCGTTCATGAACGCTAAGTATATTCTAGAAGTTAATTAGGATTCTGGTATTGTAGAAGGAGATGATTTTGAAATAGACGACTCTGAAGATTATGACAAATATGTTATGAAGGTGCTTGCTCCAGATGGTACTACTTAGATGTATCTCTAGGGAGGTGAAAGAATCGTAAGTAGAAAAGAAACAAGAACTCTCATTAAGAAAGCTAAAAAGGCTTACGAAAATAAAGACAAAGATTATGATAAATATTGCAAATCTTTGGGCAAATATATATTTAAGGTATTAAAGGGTCAAAATACTCGTCCGCCAGAATATGTAGAAGTTCCGGAAGGAAAAGACAAAAATTCTAACGACGAAAATTAACAATATACACATCGTATCAAAAATTCTTGGTTATGAAGATCTTAATATGTAGTATTGAAGTACATAAGATAGATAGATAATTAGTGCATTAATTACATTTTAAATTTTTAATTTATGAAGTTAGGAAATAAGTTTTAGGCAGGAGGACCGATGCCTGCAGGAGCACCTGCTCCAGCGCCTCAAGGTGGTGAAGACCCAACAGCTATGTTACTTCAAGGGGCACAGCAAGCTGTTCAAGGACAAGATTGTGAAATAGCTATGCAAGTATGCCAAATGTTAATCGAAGCATTGGGAGGTGGAGGTAATCCACAGGAAGCTACCCCACAGGAAGCTACCCCAGCTCCAGCAGAAGGGGAACCTGTTTACCGTAGAGGCGGGCGGTTTGTGGGGCGG